CTCGGTTGTTATAGGTAAACTCCACACGTCGCCCAGTGTTAAGAATACGCCCGAACGCTTGTTTGCACGAACGATTGTTTGTATAAACATTTGTTTGCCTTTTGTTTGTTTATGCAATTTTAACCACCTCTTAACATTTTAATTATAACATAACTTTTAAAAAGTCGGGAATTAAAAGCCCTCTATATATAAAGAAAGAAAAACGAGCGTTTTTGTAAAATTGTAAAAAACGACTTAAAAACGTAAAAAAGGCTTGTATTTTACTTTTTATTATGGTACAATTAAGATGTAGTTAGAAAGGGAAAGACTACAAAAAGGAAAGGAAAGAGAAAAAAATGAAAATAGAAGAGATTAAAAGAATAATTGAAAACGGAGGAGCAACGTTAACAAGTGAACTAAAACAAGCAAAACTAGTAAACGGCTATATGGTATCACTTGAGGGAGCAGAAAGCCAAGTTAAGGGCGAAGACTACCAAGCAATTATTAAAGCAATTGAAGAAAAGCAAGAAATAATAAAAGATAATAATAACTTATTTATAGGTTTATGGCTTGATGGTGGTATTATGTATGTTGACATTAGTATTAATATAATTGATAAGGTGGAGGCTTTAGAGTTTGGGAAGTATAACAAACAATTAGCAATATACGACCTAGCAAACAATGATAGTATATATTTAAAAGATTATAGTTTTGTAAAGTACTACTCATTATATGAAGTAATAAGGAATAAAGACGGCGATATTATAGATTATAAAATAAGGGAGCAACAAGAAAATATAAACTTATTTAAAAGCGTAATAGCAAGTACTAAAACTTTATTAAATGCAACATATAAAAGTTTAGAGAGTATAAACAATAAAAGCCGATTGATTGATAATAGATATGTAATAATAAAAGACTATGATATTATTTTATAAAATAATTAGAGAAAAAAGCCCGTGTTAAGGGCTTTTTTTAGGGCTTTTTTTGGGTAGTAGTATGCTATAACGTACATTTTAGCAATAAAACGGGGAGTATTTTACAACTTGAAACCCAAAAAGTCTTTTTTTATAATGTGTGCTGCTCTTTTCGCACATCCCCCTTAGCATTTCCCACCATCCCGTCGCCTTCGCACCCACTCCTCACACCCCACACACCATCTCCCATAGCCCACTCTCCACAATTCATCCTCACTACCTCAATCCCCGATAATATAAGGCTTTTCATTCTTACCTCCTCTTTACACTCGTGGCATACTGTCCACGCCCCTCCCCCTCGTTTACAATAATATAGTCCCTAAACAAAAAAGAGGCATAGCCTCTCTGTAACGAATATAGGCTCATTACGAGCTTTTAGTAATATGGACAGTATAATTACCCTCTGAGCCTTATAAAACCTCGCAAAATGGCTTAAAATGCCCTCTGTGAGGGTAATGGCAGAATGTCGGGCGGAGGTTAGTAGTAACATACTTCCTAAAGCCTTCAGACTCCTGCGTAGACTTTATATGTCTTAGGACTCTTTATATATAGAGTCGAAGACATTTTCAAAATCTAGTCTTAAGACTTTTTATGCCTATGTTCGTCTACACCTATAAGCTGTCTACTATTGTTAGATTTTGGAAATGCTCTTCTCCTAAACGATTTCATCGTTTTGTCAATGGCTCTCTATGGTTAACACCCGCTTAGATGAAATTGCTTTAGGACTGCCTACGCTATGCTCTTTTTAGACTTCAAAATGCCTTAATGTAACTTTTGAGCCTTAAAAAAGTTACATCGCCCTCTGCAAAGCCTTATAAATAAAGGCTAAAAAGTGCATTTCCTTAAAGATATATAGTATATAAAAAGACACCTAAAAAGGAGCCATAAAGGAACCCAGACCCTTTTTTCGTTTTAATTTTACATTTTTGCAAATTACTTTACAATTTTACATTTTTTATGCAACAAAAAAAAGACCTTGCTTGGTCTTTATTATCTTCGTGCAAAGTTTGTTGCTAAACGATAACGTCTTCTCTTACTAGCACTTTCTGGCGTAGCTTTAAAAGCATTCCAACATAAGGCTCCTAATAATAAATTAAACATCTTCATTCCTCCTTTTAATTATTTTCCCCTTTGGTTAAATATAGTATACCACCAACAATATAATTTGTCAATATTTTTTAAAAATTCATTGACATATATTATATATTATGATATTATATATATAAAGATAGGAGGATAAAAAAGATGGAAGAGATACTAGCTGGCATACTGCAAGGCAAAGATGCAAGTTCGCTATATGACAAGTATGTCGACTTCTTAGTAAAGAACGGATATGTTGATTATGACGGCGTCCCTCAAAGGTGTCCAGTATGTGGAAGTGAGTACCTAGTTAAGGACAATGTTGAAGTTGGAGGATTTAATATACCAGAAGGATGCACGACTGAATGCGACGTGTATTGTGAAAACTGTAATAGTTTAGTGGCTCACTATGCTTATGGCAGTTGGAATTATGGGGAGGTTAATGATGAAGATTTTTAGGAAGCGACATTATTGTTATTTACTAGCCTATACTTGTAAAGGTGGCGAGGGCTGTATGACGGTGAACTTAGAACGCAAAATTAAGACGGTAGGTGACCTCAAAGAATTGCAAAAATATATAGAAGATACGACCGAATGTGTAAACGTTGGTATTAAAAATTTTATATTAGTGGGTAGGTGTTAGATATGTTTGATTTAGATGAATTGTTTAGAGGCTTCTCAAATCAAGATGAATATATTGCTAGAGATATGATGATATTAGAGTTATTAATGAAAAAAGGTTTGATAACGTCGGAAGACATTGTGGAAGAGTTTTCGGCAGATAATTTACAAGCCTATATTAAAATAATACAAAACCAAAAGAAAGCTGAGGCTCAAAAAAGACTTGACGAGTATGCAGGGCGAGAAAAGAAAGATGACACTGTTTAACGAATTACAAACTCTCGACTCTATATCTAGTGAAGCATTTCAGGTATTTGATAGGGTTAAGTTATACGAGCAACGTGGCGAAGATATATTGATTGTTTGCTCGACATCGCGAGTGGCTGATACCTTATTTAAAAATTATGCTAAGGATAAGCTAGGCAATAAAATGAATGCTAGTGGCAGATGGATTGAGATAAAGCCTAATAAAGGCAAAATATATTTCAAATCATTAAGTAGTCTACACACGTGGTTGCCTGGTCGCAAGTTTAAAAAAATATATTTTAGAGAGGAGTGATAGATAATGATAGATTTAAGACAAGGTGATTGTTTAGAACTGATGAAAGATATACCTGATAAAACTATAGATTTAATAGTAACAGACCCCCCGTACAATGTGAGTGCTACAAATGATGGTGGAACTATAAATAAAGTTAAGAAATTAAACAAATCTCTAAAAGATTTAGTTGAAACAAATATCACTAATGGATATGACATTGAAACTTTAGGAGAAGAATTTATGCGTGTCATGAAAGAACCAAATATATATTTATGGTGTAATAAGACACAAATACCTGAGTATTTTAAATTTTATGTTGAAAAATATAAATGTAAGTTTGATATTTTATGTTGGCATAAAAATAATGCACTACCGACTTATTCTAATAAATATTTGAGCGATACTGAATATTTGTTATATTTCAGAAAAGGAAAAGGTAAATGCTTTCCAAAATCTTATGAAGATGCTAAAACTTATTATATTGCACCTATAAACCATAAAGATAAAAAGAAATATAAACATCCAACAATAAAACCTTTAGACATAACAGAAAAAGTTATTAAAAATAGTTCAAAAGAAAACGATATAATACTAGACCCATTTATGGGAAGTGGTACAACAGGAGTTGCTTGTAAACAATTAAATAGAAACTTCATAGGAATTGAATTGTTAGAAGAATATTTCAATATAGCAAAAGAAAGAATAAATAGCATAGTTAGAGAGGACTGATATTATGGAAGAAAAGGTCAAAATGTTGAAAGAACAGATATACGCCCGACTTCGTGGAGAGACACCTAAGATACAAGTCCAACTTGGTGGTAGAAGTTCAGGTAATATGTATGCATTGCTATTAGCCCTCGACTCGTGTCTTATGGAATTGTACGAGGAGAACCAAACACTGCTTAGTAACCAAGAAAATATCCTTGAAACGAATGGCGTCTTATTGAGAAGACTATTAAAACTAAATGAAATTACAGATGTGGAGGGCGTTATTAATGGCAAAAGTAACAGTTGACTATCTTAATTTAGGTAATGGTGGAATGGCGTATAACTACAATCATTACACTAGAGAAGAAGCTATTGCTGAATATAAAAAGGACTATGACCGTGAACTTAATGATTGGGAACCGTTCGTTGCTTGGTATAGATACAAAACTAAAGCCGAAGTAATTGCCGATGGTGATTGGGAGGAAATTAATGGTTATGAGCAAGGTTATATGACTGTATTTGTAGAGTGTGAACCTGATGACGTTGGGGCGTTTAAGTGCTGGGTTATTGGAGATTAGTATGAAGTTATATGCACTATTTAAGGACGGCGAACTATATAGAGCATCGTACGAGCAAAATACACCATTCTATATGAGTATCAAGGGGGCAGAAAAAGCATTGCAATCTGTGACCAACATTAGAAATATACCGCATAATTTAGAAGGAGCTTCTATAACGCAAAAAAGAGAATACTTGGAAGAACTAAAAACGCACTTTACAATAATAGAATTTAAACTAATAAAGGATGGTGAAATTAATGTCAAAAGTCGTATATGATTGTTGGGTATTTGCTTGTAGGAAGTGTGGGCATTTATTATTTGTAGACAAGAGTAAATCATTAAAGAAAATATATACCTGTGAATGTCCAGAATGTGGAGAAGAGCCATATGAAAATTGGATAATTATGGGTGAAGGAAATGGAAAAACTTTTGAATGGAGAAGATAAATATGAATAAGAAATTGGTGGAAGAATTTGTAGATAAACATTATAGTAAAGATTTTAAAGTGGTAAAGTCTTATATAGGAGGCGATTTGTCATCAATAGAAATAATGCCAGCAGGTGATGGTCAAAGTATTTATATTTGGGATGAAGACTTAGTAGAAGAAAAACCTGTAGATAACGAATTAACTATCGAGTTAAATATGCAGGTATTGGGTGATTGTCTTCAAACAGACGAAGAAGGTATGCTTGAGACAATTAATTATTTTCTAGGTAACACGCCAATAGTTTGCATTTGTGCTGATTATGGCGATTTTACAGATGTTATGGCCGTTGATGTAGATATGAGTGTCGATGATATGGTTGAGACATACATTACACCTTTATTATATGATATTGGTGCATTAAGTAATGGCGATAGTGACACCTTATCTCATTTAGTAAATAATTCTATATTAACATCTTCAGATGGCGTAGATATTAATGGGGTTAGAATTTATATGACCGAAATGCCCAAATCTTTATACGATACATTGGAGGAAGCATGATAAAAGAATATTTATTTAAAGTCACTAAGGAGCAATATATTAAGGTCGGTGCTACAAACAAAGAAGACGCTTATGAGCTAGCAGAAGAAAATAGTTTGATAGATACTAGTGATGAAGAAGTGACGGATATTGAATTGATAGATGTTTATGATGAAGACGTAGATGCCATATATGATGATTATAAATTAGGAATGTATGATGCAGACGAAGAGGAGGATTATAGAGATTATGACGAAGAAAGAATTAGCAATTATTTTTATGGAAGCTAAGGCTAATAAAAACGATGTTTGTGTAGAAGTTACTATACCAGGACAAGAAGATACAGAATATATAGTCAACAAAAATAGAAGTATAGACAATAAACTAGATTATTATTTTCAAACATATGATGATAATTTAGTACATAAACATAATGAAGCAATACGCATAGTTAATGCTTTTGCAATAGATTTTTATATAGGAATTTAAGGAGGATGGTGTTCATAATGACTGAAGCAGAAAGACGCTATTTTCAAGAATATGTTAAGGAGGTGTTCCACTACGAACATCAATGTTCTACTGAAATACTTGCTAGGGTATTATTATTATGTGAGCTTTTAATTGAAAAAGGTTTAATCACAGATGCAGAGGTGGCAGAGAAATTAGCTGTTCCAAATGTTGCCGAGATAATGACAGAATTAAATTATGGTGATGATACGTGGAAACCAGAGGAGGATATTAATGATTAAATTTAAAGGTGAATATTTTGATACCAACAAAAATGCAGTGCACGTTAATGATACTGAAGTACAAGAAATGATTGATGAAGTTTTAGAAGATTTAATAGCGTCAAAAGAAAAGACAGATTTTTGCTTTCAAGCAACAGGAGATACTTTGGTAGCTGGTGTTAAATGGAGTGCTGAAGGAGAGATTGAAATAATAGTAACTCAAAAGTACAATCACGCCTGTTTGTTAAAAGATAAATATGGTAATTATCAACCTATTGATTGGTTAGAAGAACAAGAAAAAGACGAGTTATCAGATAGGTCGGTCGATGAATTAGTGGCAGAGATAATGTCATTAAGAAAAGAACTAGAAGACCAAAGAAAACCTCAATATAATCCTAGACGCGAGGTTTAAATTTGACAAAAACAAAATAATGTGCTATTATGTATATAATAGGAGGTCTAAAAGACGTGAAAAAATATAGATATTTAATACTTTATTTTGCTATAATTTTAGTGGTTTTTACGCAATTTTCTAGTAAAAACACAGAAAAACAAGTGAATTTAGATGCAAAAATAGAAGCTTCTGAAAATGCTGTGAAAATTGAAGAAATTGATGAAAAGGAAGAAGTTGTCGAGGAGCCAATAGTTACACCCGAACCTGTCAAAGAATATAGATACTATCGTCTTACAAGTTTTTGGGCTAACGATGGCTATGGCACAACTAGTTGTACTGGTTCGGGTTTGTGCGAAAATGATTTTTCTGTAAATGATAAAGGCTGGTATACATATAATGGCAAATTGGTATTGGCTGGAGCCACATACGAGTGCTTAAATGCTAAACGAGGTTCTTGTGGCAATTGGAATGAACAACGTAGTGACAAAAGATATTATCATTATTACGATACTGTCGAAATTATTATAGATGGTTTATTATATGAGGGCATTATTTTAGATAGTTGTGGTGCTTGTATGTATATTAATGGAGAAGAACGTTTAGACTTATTTGTTAGTGGTAAGGATTATGCTATTGATAGAGGATATAAGGGTAATAATTCAGTAGCGGTGTTTAAGGAGGAGAGATAGAAATGAAAAGTTATGAGTTGCCTTTATCTCCAAATTACGTATGTAATTGGGGTGTCAAAGAGGCTATTAGAGAGTTATTACAGAATGCTATTGATGGTGAACATTGTGGTCATAAGAAGAGTATCAGGTATAATGAGGAAGAGCGAGTACTATATATTATAAATGAAAATACCAAGTTGCCAAAATCATCTTTAGTGTTAGGATGTTCTAGTAAGGATAGTATTGATGGTATGATTGGTAAGTTTGGTGAGGGTTATAAATTGGCATTAATAGTGCTATTGAGAAAAGGATTTAAGATAGATATTATTAACGCTGATGAAGAGTGGAAACCAAGATTTGCTAATAGCGAAAAGTTTGATACGCAAGTATTAACAATAGATGTTGAAAGTTTGTCTACTGAAGATAAGAAGTGTATTAATACAGAATTGTGTTTTGCTATATATGGTATTGATAAGGAATTGTATGATGAATTACTTGTATATTTTCCTTGTATTGATGGAGATTATGGCAATATGGTTGAGTCAGAAAATGGTTATATTTTACTAGAACCAAAATTTAAAGGCAAAATGTATGTTGAAGGGTTATATATCCAATCAGATGACAATTTTAAATATGGGTATAATTTTAATTCGGATGTTGTTGATTTAGACAGAGATAGAAAAGCAATTAATTATTATGAGTTAAGAAAATTAACAGCCGCATCTGTTGTAACAGCAGAGACTTGTTGCCCAGAATTATTTAAGGCTATTAGTGATAGTTATACAGATGTTAAAGATATTACAGATGTATTAGATGAAGCAAGTGACGATTTCTTAAAACAATATAGAGATATGCTTTATGAAGAAAAAGGATTGGAAGAAAATACATTAGTAGCCACAGAGTCAGTAATGCGACAATTACAACAAATGGATGTAGATATGCCGATAGTCAAGGGTACAGAAATAGAAAGCTATTTAGTTGCCAAAGCTAATGATAAATTAGGTCTGATATACGAAGCCAAAGAGGCGGCATCTAAAAAAGATGATGAAGATGATGCTTGGCATTATGTTAGAAATTCTAATTGGATGTCTTTAAAGTGTTGGTTTGATAAATATTGCAAACGTATTTCTAAAGAGGGGAAAGAGCGATTTGCTTCAATAATGAATAGAATGGAGCCATCAGATTTATACCACATTAAAAAATATCTGCCAGAGGACTTTATTTGGACGGAAGAAAATTTTGATGAGTTAGAAGAACAAATTAAAAACCGAACTTAATCGTTCGGTTTTTTTAACCATTCAAGGAATAATGTTCTCATTCTTTTAGAGGGAATATATACATCTATTGGTTTATTATTTCTAATAGCACTTCTATATATAAATTGAACTAATTCAGATAGTGCGAATTTATCTTCAAATTGTTTACCAACGGCAATATTATTAAATGTAAAGAAGTTTTTAATAGTAGGTTTAAAGTATCTATTGCCGATATACGCTATTGCTCTTTTATAGCTATATTCGTTAGTGGCTCTGGAATTGATTGGAGCAAAACTCTTTGTAAAACCTTTACGCTTAATTACACCTTTATATTCTTTAAAAGTTGTCCACAGCAATTCTTTACTATTTGCTTTTGTGTGGCTTCTAAAAAAATTATAAATATTATTTTGAAGTTTTACCATCTCATAACTTCTTTTCTTACGAGAAAACCACGATAAAGATAAAGATGTGTTTTTATTGCCTATTTCATTTAAAGAGGGGTCGCTACATACTCTAATTAAAGATTTCGCTTTAGTATAATCATATATTTGAGGTATAGGTGTAAGCCTATAATTTTTAACATACCATTGCGTATATGTTGTACCAAAGTAATCAAAGTATCTTTTTTGTATTTGCCCGTCAAACATATAAGTTAGTACATATATCTCTTTGAAGGACTTAAACACCTTGTATGGGAACATCCACATTAAAGATATTATTGTATTGTCTTTATCTGCGTAAGCAAAGACATTATTCATTTTTATCATTTTTTTATATTCATCAAAAGCACCTTGATAGTATTCGTCATTCCATTCAGCCATATGGGTTCTAGGATGCACGGTTATCTTACTGCTTAGTAATTTTAGGTCTGATTTAGATATTGGCAGTTCGTCAACTACATCTGCAACTTCATCCATAACTAAGATATAGTCTTGTAACAACTCGATAGATATAGCCTCTTCGTCAATTTTTTTAAATAATGCGTGTGTTGTCACAATGTTTTTACCTTCTCTAATTAAAGAAGTTAGGTGTTCTATTTTAGTACCTTTTTTGTCGTTAGGGATGGGTGACACAAAGTTCTTATTTGGACACGATTTTTTTATTCTTTCAACTTCACTAAGAAATGGTGTAACAAAAATATATTTTTGTTCGCTTGTATCCTCATTCATTTTATTTATTAGTGCTGTTGTTTTACCAATTCCACACCCTGCATCAACCACATTGACTTTCATTTTCTATCCCTCCTTTATTAACAAATAGTTTTAAAGCTTTTATGATGTCCTCATTATTATTTAATGACATTTTATAAAGCAAGTCAAGACCACCATTTTCGTATATGAATTGTATGACCTTATTTTGACATTTAAAATTTTTACCTTGGCACTGTAAGCATTTACTATTTTTGGTTTTCTTTTCGCCAAAATATCTAACCCTATCTGGATAATAATAACCACACTCATTACATTTTTTCCATCTATCTGTATTTTTTAGCTTTAAGTCGTTTTCAATACACATTATAGACCAAATGTCGTAATCTTTTAAGTTTGGTGGAGTGTTGATATAGAGAGGGTCTAGTTCATTAGGGGTTTTAACATTGAAGAATAAACAAGCTTCATAGAAACCTTTTTCACGGGATGAATATATGTGCTTATTATTAATCTTTCTTATTTCCATATGCCTTAAGAGATATTTAATACCATTTTCGTTTATGAACCACATCTTAATATTTCTATATGCTCCAGGTCTATTTGGATTATATTCAAATACTTTCATATAACGAGATATAGCACTATCTCTAAAACTAGATACTTTGTCGTATTTACATAATATTCTTGTCAAAAAACTTTTTAAGGGATACCATTTAATGCCATCCTCATCAGTTAGTTGGTCTAAGACCTTTTCGCCTATATATATTTGCTGTATTGTAAACATAATTATCACCATTGTTATTCTAACATATATCTTAACATTTGTCAAATTGTTATTGACAAATTTGTATTTTTTTGCTATAATATGTATGTAAGGTAGGATGAAGAGAGGAGGTCTGTGATGACAACTATTTATGTTGATTTTGATAATACAATAGTTGAGAGTAATCAGAGGATTATTGAGTTATTAAATGAAAGATATGGTTTATCTAAAACAGAAGCAGATTTACTTGATTACGGATACCAATCCATAGCTCCAATTACCGAAGAAGAAAAAATGGCGTTATTTGAGAGTGATGATTTTTTTAATAATTTAAAATTTAAAAGTGGCTTTTTAAAGTTCTTTAATAAATACTGCGGGCAGGTAGAATTTATTATTACTACAAAAGGCACTCCAAATAATTTATTAAAAAAAGAAGCTTGGATTAAAGAGCATATCCCATATCAGGTGAAATTTGTTGGTATAACTAATGACAGCCTAAGTAAAAAGCAAATTAATATGTCAGATGGTATACAGATAGATGATTGTACGGCGGCTTTAGATACAAATGCTAGTTTAAAGATTTTATATAAAGACAATCATAATTTTAGTTGGCAGTCTGATTATAGTAATACAAATATAATGGTTGTAAATAATTGGGAAGAAATAGATGAAATAATATCTTTCTATTCCATATATGATTATAAAACATTAAGTAAAAAAGGAGAGTAAAAGATGAAGAAAATAATTTTGTTTAGTGGCAAAGCAGAAAATGGTAAAACTACAGCTGCTGAGTTGTTAAAGAATATTTTGGAGTCTGAAGGTCAAAGTGTTGTTATTACGAGATACGCTTATTACCTAAAGGATTTAGCAAAAAGATATTGTAATTGGAACGGGCAAAAAGATGAGGCTGGTCGTCATCTATTACAAGTATTAGGGACTGATATTATTAGGCAAAAATTAAACAAGCCAAATTTTCACGTTGGTAGAATTTGTGAAGATATAGAAATATGCCAAGATTGTGTGGATTATGTTTTAATTGATGATACAAGATTTGAAAATGAGATATATTATCCAAAGGCTATGTTTGGGGATAAGGTGGTAGCAGTAAGAATAGTAAGAACTACGCCAGATTTTCATTCACATCTTAGTGAAGAACAATTAAATCATAGAAGTGAGACAGCATTAGATAACTTTAAGGGGTTTGATTTTGTGATTGAGGCAAAAAATATTGATGAATTAAAGTCTGCTATGCAAGAATTAAGTAAATCTATTTAGGAGGAGTGATAACGTGACCAAAGTACTGCAAAATCAATACTATATATACAAGATACCATCCAACAAGATAACAAAGTTAAAAACGTATAGTTTTAAAGAAGCATCTAAAGATGGTTACGTTGTCTCTATTGGTGATAATCTTGTATTAGCCAAAATTAGAGAGTATTATGGGGAAAATGGAGACCACGTTTCTTTATATAACAAAGTGCAAGATATACGTAAAGAAATGAAGAAAATTAGAAAGTTGCCTACAAGCACAGAAAATATTGAAGCAATTAAAAAATTTCAATCACAGTTGGATAATCTGTTGTTTGTAGATGATATAGTAAATATAAAAGTAGTTACAAAAAAAGAATATAGGGAGTTAGGGAGAAAAGGTTTTGATTTAAACGGTAAACATTATGTGAGGTTTATGGTTGGTTCAGGTCAAATGCGTAGAAATACAGTAACATTTATTAATGAAGAATTGTTTGATTATATGCAAGAAAGACTTATGTGTGGTCTTAGCGGTAAAATTAAAACAATTAATTTAGCTAAATTATCTGCATACTTTGCATTATCTTTTTCATCTGTGTTGTGGGTTAGAGAACCTAGAGTGTGCGTTATAAAAGATTTTGATACTGTAATACCAAATCAAAGATTGAATTGGATAAACAAGGGTGAAGACGGCAACACGGTTACACAGATTTATAAAGATATTAAATTAAATAGTGCTGATGGACAAGGATTAATTAGTCCAGAGATGGCTAAATTGTGGGCTGAGGATATGCACTTAAATTATGTGCCTTGTTCATTTGTTGTTAGAACGGCGTTTGTAAAAGGTAATCTTGTGCCTTTTGACTTTAAAGAATATGCAAAAGAACACGGTGTCACTACTATCAAAGATAGATATGGTACTGAGTACAATGTTGAAGATGTAGATGTTCTTTTGTCAGAAAGCCAATTTAAGATGGCTAAGTATTATTCATCTTGGGAAGGATATTTAAGTTATCATAAAGCCTATAATTTAAAATGGGGTGTTGCTCGTTATAATAAAGAATTTGATGACGAGTATGTTTTAACTAACTACCAATATATTCAAGTGTTAAACTTAAATAAGGAAGATATAGACGGCTTAATATCGTATACAACAAATTGGATAAAAAATATTTGTAGTGGCAATTTAGAATATGCTTTAACTTATAATGTGGGAGTTAAAAATCCAGCATTGAATGTTGATAGTATAATCAATTCTTGTGGTAGCACTTTTACTAAGGCAATTATTAAAAATCCAGAGATGTTGAAAGATGGGTTTGTTCAAAGAAAAATATATAATTCTATAAAAGAGAGTATAAGACAAGCGAAGATTGGTCGTATATGGGTTAAAGGTAATTATTCTTTTATGATTAGCGACCCTGTTGCTCAATGTAGAAGTGCATTAGGTTTAAGTCCTGATGGTTTATTACCAGCTAATCACGTATATGGAAATTTCTGGAACGAGCGAGGTGTCTCTGGCGAGGTATGTCTTTTAAGAAGTCCATTGACACATTATTCGGAAGTTAATGTACAAGAATTGTCGAATACAGCAGAAATGCAGAAGTGGTATAAATATATATATAGTGGTATAATTTATAATATTTATGATATTAGCGTAGTTAAACACGCAGACTCTGATTTTGATGGCGATATTTGTATGGCGACAGATAATCCATATTTTCTTAAAGGGGCAAAAAGAGAAGAGCTTCCAATTATGTATGATAAAGAAGCAGTTCCAACTCAAAAAATAACATTACCTAATCAAGTTAGATGTGATATTAAAGGGTTAGATACTAAGGTTGGCCAAATAACAAATTATTCTACTAGTATGTTGGCGATGTTGCCATTGTTTAAAGGTGAGAAACAGCAAGACCAAAAGCAAGAAATAGAAACACGTTTAAAATTGCTTAGAGAGTTACAAGGGGCAGAAATCGATAAAATTAAAGGAACCGCTCCACCAAACTTTCCAAAATCTTGGAGACATTGGGTTCATATCAATAAGGATGACGACGATATAACTAAAGCAGAGAAATATAAATATAATTCTATGGTTGTAAAAAAGAAACCGTACTTCTTTATATATTTGTATAACACTCTAATGAATGATTATAAGAACTACGAAAAGAATTTCAATAGCATTAGTCTTACACATTTTGGCGTACCAATAAAAGTTTTATTGAGAAAAAAAGACCATACAGAAGGAGAAATGAATTTGCTTAGAAAGTATCGTAAATATTCTCCAGTGCTAGAAACAGATTGTGTAATGAATATTTTGTGTAAAGAAATTGAAAATGTAGAGTTCGATATTAAGTACAAACCAAATTGTACAAGTTTATTGCCAGAATTTGCTGACAGAACAGAAATCGATGAAGAGAAGATGGCTAAGTTAGTAGAAATATATAAAGAATATAAAGCTCAAAGAAAGTATAAAGGCATTGAAGCATTGGTCGATAATGAAGGAATACAAGATGATGATATGAACGAAATATTGAGAGAGGTTTTATATGCCAACCGTGACGAATATAAAAATAATATGTTAGATTTATTTACGTCATCTAAAGAGTTATTTAATCATCTAGTAGTTATGTGTGAGCGAAACAACTGGTCTTGCGATTGTATTTGGGATATTGTTGGTGATGATATTGTAGATATTATACCTTATGGAAATACACAGGTCGTAGTCGAGGATGCCGACGGCTTTGAATATTTGGGACGCAATTATAAATTAGAGGAGGTAAAGAGATGTTAATATTTGATGAAAAAAAATATGCAGAGAATATAATTAACAATAAGAGATATGAAACCGTCAAGACGCAAGGTAGAGAGCGTTGCGTCTTAGTTAGATATTTAACATCTCTAAACTATTCTGTAGAGGAGATAAAAAAGGTTCTTGCAGAAATACCTATGTCTGGCGGTGAATATTTATCTTCAAAAGATAAAGATGTAATTTTTTCAAAGATTATTGCTAAGGCTAATGAATATGAGTTTGTAACTAATAAAGTTGTTAAGATATATCAATCTGAACTTGACATTATAGAACAGGTTGAGGATGATTATGCTAGGCATTTACTATTTATTTATTTAGTGTATTATAAATGGGCTTCTACTGTCTCTCATTTGCAATTTTATAGTAAAAAGAATGACATTATGATGGTGACTGAAAATAATAATGATGTTTGGAAATTAGCGGGGTTGTCAAAGTTAAGAGTAGCAGATAGGTATAGGCTTTGTAATTTGTTATTTAATAAAGGTCTTTACAAGATAGATAATTTTAAAGCCTATAATTATATCTATATTCCATTTGCCAAGGATGATGGAGATGTGGCTATAGAGATTTCAAATTTTGATAACATATTAGGTGAATTATTAATTTATGAAAAACCAACCGAATACAAGAGATGCATTGTCTGTAATGCCGTAATCAAAAAAACACGTTCTCCTAAAAAGTATTGTATTAATTGTGCTTATAAGGAAAACCTAAGAAAAACAAAGGAAAGAAAAAAATGTTTGAAAACCCAAGCATCTTAAACCCTTTATTTTACTAGGAGAACGTAAGTTCTATCAAAAAATATTATTAATGAAAGAGAAAAATAAGAAAATCCAGTAAAAAAGGAGAGTGTATATGGAAGCATTTAAAAGATTGGAAAACGAAGATGAAAATGCGTACATATGGCGTGTGTGTGACAATAAAGATTTAATAGGTACTTGGCAAGACGTTTGTGATTTATTAAATTCAGAATTAAATCACGATTATAATGAGTCTTGGTACAGAAAGATGTATCAAAGTTTTATGATGATGTTTGATGCGATAAAAAGTAAATATTTCGATAATGAACAAATACATAAAATAGAACAGAAAAAGCAAGAACTTATTAAAGAGCGTTTTCGTTTAAACGATGAACGTGTAGCGTATAATAGAGCATTACGCAATGACGCAAGATTAGAAAATAGATTAGATAAATTAGAGGAAGCTATATTGGATTTTGGAAAAGAAAACTATGTTAGTAGTCCAGTAAAAACTATAAAATCTAACAATGATTTATTAGTTATTTTGAGTGACCTCCATATAGGGCAGACGTTTGATAGTTTTGGTGGTAAATATAATACAGATATAGCAAAGCAAAGATTATGTAAATATTTAGATGAGATAATTGCTTTAAGAGATATATATAATTCTGAAAATTGTTATGTGTCTTTACAAGGGGATTTAATTAGTAATTCAATTCATAAGACTATAGCAATTACCAATCAAGAGAACGTTATACAACAAATTAAAAAAGCTAGTGAACTTGTTACTATGTTTGTTTATGAATTAAGTAAACATTTTAATAAGGTTATGGTTACAAGCGTAAGCGGTAATCATTCACGTTTAGATAAAAAAGAAGACGCATTGAAAGATGAACGTTTAGATGATATTGTGATTTGGTATATGAATGCTGCATTAAGTGGTGTAAACAATGTAGAATTAAAGACAAACAATGAAGATAGTACTTTTGCTGAAATGGATATTAGAGGAAAAAAGTACATTAATGTCCACGGAGATTATGACGCTTTTTCTAAAGCTGGCATAGCGAGTTTGTCAATGATGTTAGGATATTTCCCATACGCTATCACATTTGGACACCTACATACTTGTGCTATGCAAGATGAGGGTGGAGTAAAAATAATTAGAGGTGGTAGTCTGGCTGGTAGTGGCGATGATTATACAATTCAAAAAAGATTACCTGGCAATGCCACACAAATGGTCTGTGTTTGTACTGCTGATGGTATAAAATCATATAATGTTATAGAACTAAGTTAGTCTTAGTTTTTTTTATTTTTGAAAGAAAGGTGAATGCACGTGGCAACTAAATATAAGAAGCCTATAAAAAAAGTTGAGGGTCAGCAAAAAGTTATTTGTCAAAATAAAGATTGCGATAAAATGGGTAAGCACTTGAGTGTAGATGATTTTTATAAATCACGTAATGCTATGGTGCAACATCATCCTTATTGTAAAGATTGCGTTAACAAAATGATTGACGTTAATAATTTAGAGTCAGTATATAGTGTATTAAAAGTGCTAGACACTCCTTTTATAATGGATATTTGGAATGACGTATGTAATTCTGGTACAACCAATTATATGGGGGATTATTTAAGGGCTATAAATTTTACATATAGAAAAAAATATGCGGGTATGGGTTTTGATGATAGTATATTTGAATTATCTGAAAACGAAGAGATAAGTGATAATGTACAGGCTGCTTTTGATGATACTCCAGTTTGGAGTGATGAGTGGCAAGGTAAATACACCAAGTCTGATTTAAAATATTTAAACGATTATTATAATGGATTACAAAATGATTTTAAAATAATTACTACAAATCATAGAGATTATGCTAGAAAAATTGCTCAAGCATCTTTGTCTCAAATGAAAGCATATCAACATTTATTACAAGGTGAAGAGGGTGCCGACTTGGCATACGAAAAGGCCACTAAAATATTTGATATGTTATCTAAATCAGCTCAATTTGCTGAAAGCCAACGTGGAGCTAATGATGTTGCTTTAGGTTGTTTTGGTAGAGTATTTGATGCGGTTGAAAAACATAATTGGGTTCCAGAGTATATTCCAACTGACGAAGATATGTATGATAAGTTGTTAAATCAATTCTCTAATATTGAGAGGAGTTTATAATGGCTTCATATAAAAATTTTAGTCAAAAAAGGAGGGCTGCCCAAACTTGGGCATATAATAATACCGATAATCCATTAAGTTATGACCCAATTAATAGTGAAAAAATCGACTATGAAGAATGGACAAAATTCTTATCATATTATAGATATTATATAGATAAATTTGCTGTAGATATTTTAGGAGTAAACTTATTTCCGTTTCAAAGATTAATAATGAGGGCTATGGCAAGATACCCTAATGCAATGTTAATATGTTGTCGTGGTTTAGGTAAATCTTGGTTATGTGCCTTATTTATGATATGTATGGCAATTCTTTATCCTGGTATGGCTATCGGAATTGTTTCTGGAAACGGAAATCAGGCACGTATGGTTATTAAACAAAAAATAGAGGGCGAGTTGCAAAAGAACGAAAATATTAAGAGAGAAATATCAAACCTAAAGACGAGTACCGATGACTGTATAGTAACTCTCAAAAACGGTAGTTCTATACGTGCTATTACTTTAGGTACCAATCAAAAGGGCGATAATGCGAGAGGTAAACATAAAATTGCTTCTCTATACAGAAATGTATATAAAAAATAAAAGAGGGAGAATTGCTGGAAAAGCGTGAAGAACATCTAACTACAGCATAACACCTGTAAGATGGTGTAGGTGCGAATGTTTAAAAATAGATGTTTATATGCCAATCAGCAGCCGAGCTTGAAAAAGAAGGTTCATCGACTAGAGTTAATCTCGTAGCATCAAGCGATGCGAAGTACCCTCCTCTAAACAGGTAATGCTGTAGATGAAGATATAGTCAGTGCTTATATGAAAGTATAAGAAAATTAATTCATTTATTTTATGGGGACAGCGACGACGGTCGTTTTTAAATACCTTAATTATTTAGATTACCCATAGTTATGTTATATTTCTATTAAGGAGGAATAAAGTGGACGAATGTAGTGGTATTTATAAAATAAATTGTAATGACGTTTGTGTTTATGTAGGACAATCTATTAATCTTAAAAGCAGAAAAGCGTCTCATTTGAGAAAATTAAGAAAGAATGTACACTATAATAAATATTTACAGAGGTTATACAATAAGTATAAAGAAACATTTGTGTTTAGTAAATTGGAAGAATGTGCACCCGATTTACTGACAGAAAGGGAAATGTATTGGATAGAGAAACTTAAGCCTAAATGTAATATGCAAATTCCAAGCGATAGTACACATTTTACAATAACGGAACAGTCTAGGCAAAAAATGAGCAAAATTTCAAAAGACCGAATGACTCCCGAAATGCGTAAAAAAATATCAGAGAAAACAAAAGAAGCTATGCATAGACCTGAGGTATGGAATAATTTTCTTGAAGGGCAAAGAAATAAGAAAAATAAGACCGCCTGGAATAAAGGATTGAGAGAGACAAACTCTTCATCAAATAGAAAAAGAGTCTATTGTGTAGAATTGGATTTGATTTTTGAAAGTGCGTATGCTGCTGGGATTTATTTAGGAGCTAAAAACGGCAAAGGAGTTTCCAGAGTTTGTTTAAACCAAAGAAATACATATAAAAAATTACATTTTGAATATATAGATAAATGAATTAATCTTTATTAATGTTGCGAATTGATAAAGTAACATAACAGTGGCGTTTCCAATTAGTTTTGGTGGACGAAGCGAGACTAGTTAAAGATAACACTTTAACAGAGGTTATTCGTCCGATGATAAAGACACCAAGACAAAACGCAATTGATTTACATGACAAATATCCAGAGAACCCTATTGAGAAGGGTAGAATGATTTATATTTCTTCTGCTTGGTTAAAGACTTGTGACTTATACCAAAAGTTTTTAAATTTTTATCATTCAATGATTAACGGAGATAAGCACTACTTTGTAGCAAGTTTGGATTATAAAGTAGGAATTGATGCAGGTTTATTTTCTCAAGAAGAAATAGATATAGAAAAAGAAAGTCCAGATATGTCTTTAGATAAATTTGCTTATGAATATGAAGGGACATTTGTTGGTAGTTCCAATGATAGTTATTACCCATATTCATTAACAAATAAATGTCGTGTTTTAGATAGGTGTGAATTATTGCAACCTAAGAAGACACAGTATTCATATGTAATTACACACGACGTTGCCGTATCAACTAAGGCTGGTTCCGATAATTCGTGTACGCACGTTATTAAATTAATACCAAAAAGTAATGGTACGTTTGATAAGCACGTTGTTTTTACAAAGACATTAAATGGGGCTAGTCTAAAAGAACAAAGGGACTTATTGCGTGAGTTATTACATATTAGGTTCCCTAATACAGAAAAACTCGTAATTGATGTTCGTAGTGCTGGACAGGGTTTACTTTCTTTATTAGAAGAACCTTGGTCTTATCGTAACGAAAGAGGGGATGTTGAAGAATACCCACCGTTAATTCAGGATAATGATGAAGAAACTATGAGAACTTTGCCTAACGCAGAGCCAATTATTAGAGGTATTCAAGCAACAGCTGATTTTAACAGCACTTATTATCCTTATATGAAAAGTTGTTTTGAAGACCAGAGTTTGAAATTATTAGTTGATAGTAATGAGACAGATGAATTATATAAAGCTGGAAAGTATACAGCCGAAGAACAAGTAATGCACGTTGAACACGATAATTTAATGCAGGAGCTTAGTAATATTAAAAGAGATTTCGGTCTTAATGGTCAAATATTATATGACCGTATTGTTAAATCTGCTAAACGTGACCGTGCGACATCTTTAATGTATGGGTTATCTGTTGTATTTGAATATGAAAAACAAGGTAAGGCCGATATAGGTAGAACAGAAGTTGATACCTTAAAATATTTGGCTGGATACATTTATTAGGAAAGGCAGGTGTAATAATGAGTAAGAAAAAAGATAATAATAAGGTTCTTTTGTCTGAGAATGAAGTTGTAGAAACTTTAGAAGCTGTACAAAGAGCGTTTGATGTATTAGATTTCGCTAAAGGATATAACGATGGTGTTTATAGTCCTATGACGCAAAATACATTAATGAAGAATTTAAACATTTCTTCTGTTGTACCAGATAGAGCTGGCATTGAAGAAGCATTAAAAGACCCAGCAAATCACGAAACGTCATTAGTATCTTATGGTCAGTCATATTATTTTAGCAGTCTAATGTATAAACGTAATTTAGAATACATTGCGAATTTACCTGCTTTTGACCTAGAAATGACTTGTATCAATGCTACAGCCGCTGATTATAACACAACTAAATATAAAAACGATTATAAAGCCATTGCAAACTTTCTGGATAAATTTGATTATAGAGCTCAATTTAAAGAGGTTCTATGGAATTTATTAATGGAAGAAACATATTATGGTATCTTTAGAAAGTTTGATAGCAAAAGCGTATTACAACAATGGCCTTGGAAGTATGCTAAAGTCACTGGTAAATTTGAATATGGTTTATTATATGATATTGATATGAACTATTTTTTACAGGGGGTTGTAGACTTAAACTGCTATCCAGATTGGTTAAAAAAGAAATATAAAGAGGTTTTTAGTTCTGATACAAACGCTTATAAACCAGGTAATAAATTGAATAATAGAACTGGTAAATTCGCAACTTGGGTTCAAACATCACCAGAAGAAGGTTTTTGGTGTTTTAAATTTAATCCAAAACATTCATTACAGGTTCCATTCTTTAGTGCAATGTTGCCAGAGATGGCTATTGTTCCTTTAATGAGAAGATTGCAAGTTGACCAAAGTATGGCTGCTGCTCGTAAACTATTAGTAAGTTCAGTACCATATTTAAAAGAGAAAAAATCTTCTAGTGTCGCTAATCAATTAGCTATTGATGCCGATGTTTTAGGTAAATTTATCGGTTTAGCAGCACAAGGAATTGAGAACGCTATTAAGATTTTAGCATTACCAACAGAAGATATTAAGGGTGTAGAATTTGAAAATACAGATAAAGACACCTATAAAAATTTTATGGCAATTACAAGTTCATTATTAAGTGGAGGTAAGGTAATATTTTCTACTGATGAAAATCAAAATGCTATAGAAACACAATTATCATTGAACTTAGATGAGTTATTAGCAGAGTCAATTTATCCTCAATTTGAAGAATTTTTAAATTACTTTGCAAATAAAGAAACAAAGAAGTTTAAATGGAAATTTAGATTTGTTGGATGTAATGACCAATTTGATAGACTAAGACGCCAAAAGGAAGCTTTTACTTATGCTGATAAAGGTGTCGTGTTACCAAATAAAATAGCATCGTCTTTAGGATTAAATAAAATAGAACTAGAAAGAGAACTAGAAGAGGCAAATGCTACAGGATTTACTGATAAGTTAATGACAATGGTTAATATAAATACAATGTCGCCTAATAATGCTGGTCGTCCTACTAAAGACGATACGGATTTAACAGATAGTGGAGCAAAGACTAGGTCTAATGCTTCAAATATTGAAAAGGGCGGAAAGGTTTAAGGAGGTTAGAGTATGAGTGAAGGACTTATTTCAAAAGAAATGAAGGCATCTTTGGAAGGAATAATTTCATACTGTTTTTATGGTAATCGTATTCTTGATAGAATGTGCAGTGTTTTATCCGTAACTTTCGTAATGCCTATCACATCTAATATTCTTCATCACAAGTTGGCACATCTTTATCCAGTATTAGCAGATGATATTTCTGATTATATGGATGCTAGAGATTGTACTACAATTTATGGAGAAACTCCTAAAGGAGACCAAGATTATGATACAGCATTAGATTGTTTTAATAGGATGCTAGAAATTAATTTAAAGTTAGAGTCATTGGTAAAAGACTCTATTACTTTGGCACAGAATATAAATGACTATAGTACTAAAGTAATGTTAGAACAATTTATGTTAAAAATTACTCCTATCACAAAAGATATTTTATTATTAGTTGATAAAGCAGAAATGTATGGAGATAGTGATACTTCTATGATGAAGTTTGACCACGATATGCCATCATTTAATGTTTTTGGAGAGTAGTATGTTTATTTTTAATTTAGACAATAAAGATAAAAAATATTATGAATGTGGTAAGATTGTGGGTAATTATTTAATTAAAAATGGCATTCCAATGTTGGCACGTGAAAATGGGTTAATGTTGTTTGCAAAAACGAAACGACTTCAAAAGGTCATTGATGATATGCCTTTGTATTTACAACTTCTAATTAAAGGGGGCGTTATCAATGGATAAAAAAATTTCTTTTGAAGTACAAGGATTTGATGTTATAGACGATTATTCAGATAATCAATTTGCTATTGCTGAAATTTATGTATGTCATGATGGCAATAATCTGCATAATATGCCTATTGACTTATCCGTAATCAAAAAAGCAAAAAAGACTTTAAAAAATAAATTCTTAGTTGCTGGTTTTGATGGAGATGACTTTGAGGGTCACGAGCCTGATGAAATAATTGTGGGCGTCTTCCCAGAAAGTTCAGAAATGAAATTTGTTGAGAAGAATGGGAAAACTTATCTTGTTGCTCAAGCCATCATTTCTAAAGTTTATGCAAAATGGGCTTATGATGTGTTTGTAGAAGATGAAGATAATAAGAGAGCTGTTTCAATGGAAATTACTGTGTTAGGTACAGAATTACAAGATGATGGATTAGAACATATTACTAAATTCGTATTTAATGGGGTAACTTTACTTGGAGAGTCTCATATGCCCGCCTGTGAAGGCAGTAATGCGTCTATAATCAAGTTCAGTAAGGAAAACGCATTGAAAGTTTACAGCAAGCGTTTAAAAAATTCTGAAAAGATTAAGAAGAATTTTGTTAGAGATATGGAGCTTGCAGAAATTTCAAGAAAGGAGGAGAGCGAAAAAATGGAAGATAAAGAAAAAGAAGTTGTAGAAACAGTTGAAGAAGAAGTTAAAGAAACTCCAGTGGAAGGAACTGAAGAAGTTAAAGAAACTGAAGAATTTGCAAAAGAAGTTTCTGATGATGAAACTTATATGGAAGAAGATGAGTCTGAAAAAGAAGAAGACGATAAGGATGACGAAGAAAAGTCTGATGAGGAGTCTGATGAAAAAGAAGACGAAGAAGATATGGAATGCAATAAAGACTTTGAGTCATTAACTGTTGAACAAAAATATGAAGTATTCCGCTCTGCTGTTAAAGAGTCTCTTGATGGATGTGGGTATTTAGAGTCTTATGACGATGAATACTTATATGTTTATGATTATTGTGACGGAAATACTGTCAGATATGCTTATACTTTAGATGGTACTACTTGTACTATCGATGTAGACTCTAAAACAAGAGTAATGCGTGGTGGTTATGTAGAATTTGAAGTGTATGAAGAAGACAATAATAAATTAGAGACACTTGAAAAAGAAAACTGCGAGCTTAAGGAAAAACTTATGGCTTATGAAACAGCTGAAAAGGAAAAATCTGTTGAAGCTATTTTATCAGAAGTAGTCGACGTAATTCCTGCTGACCGCATCGCAGAACTTCGTGAAAAATCTGCTGATTTCTCTTTAGATAATTTGTCAGTATTTGAAAACGAAGTAAAAGCAATCGCTTTTGAAGCTGTTGCAAAAGAAGTTAAAGGTAATAAGTATAGTTTTACAAAAATGCCTATTAACAACGAAATGGAAAAGAAGACATCTAAATATGGATGGTAAGAAAAAAATAATTAATTTTGAAAGGAGAAATAAAAAATGGCAAAATCAATTTTAATTCCAACTCTAGTTGCTGCTAAAAATATCGATAGCTTAAATAGAAGTTTCGTTTCTACAGCAGACTTAGATAACGGAAATGTATTTGGAAAAGGAGAACTTTCAACTAACGCTGGTGAAAGTCAAGTTTATAAAACAGTTACACCTACTACAGGAAGCTTATCTGGATTATATATGGCATTCTCTGCTGAAGATGTTGTATTAACTGATGATTTAGGAAATCAATTCAAAGTTGGTACATTAGACCCAAGAGCTTTCACAAACAAAGCTGGTACAGTATTTAGTGGATTTAAACCACAAGTAGGAGATTTAGTTTTAATTTCTGCTGATGGTATTTCAGGAGAAGCTAAAGATTATGCTGTTGCTGCAAATGGAGCTAGCAAATTAGCATTTAATGAAGCTGCTGGTGCTGGATTAAGTTTCAAAGTTGTTGAAACTACTTATATTTCACTTGCTAGTGCAAATAATATTGGTTCTCAAAGAGTTACTGCTTATTTATTAGAATGTGTAGCTAACTAATTTAAGTTATCAATCAAGGCTAATAACAAGTAAATATACACAGTTCGTATGTAACTATTTATAAAAGTGTAAAAAATAAATAATTTATTAATTTTGAAAGGAGAATATAAAATGGCAAAATTACCAAATAGTGTCTTAGCTTTCACAGCAGATAGTGCTGATAGAAAAGAAGGATACACAAACTTTGTAGAATACTACAATTTATATAAAGAGGGAAAAACTCAAAATGCCAATGGTGTTAGTTTTTCTGAAATGAACGAAAAAATGTTAACATTCTTCTCTGATGAAGTAGCAAGATTATCAGGAAAGAAGCAAAGTGATGTTAATGATTTAGCAACTTATTGCAACTTCAGTGACGTTAAAGAAGCTGCTTTTGCAGTAGTTGGTATGTTAACTGATTTAATCATCCCAGATGCTTTAATTAAAGATTTAGGAATGATTGCTGAAATCAAAAACGGTGGATGGGGAGACAGTTTAAAAGTTGAACTTAAACCAAGAGATTTATTCGTTGTATCAAAAGGCGGAAGAAATCGTAGAACTTATGACGTAACTCGTCAATTCAAAGGTGAAAAGACTATCGTTCCTGAGTCAAGAGGAATTACAGTTGGTATTTCTTTATATGACGTATTAAAAGGAACTTATTCATTAGCAGAATTTGTTGCTAAAGCAGTATTATCTATGGAAACTCAAATGAAATATGATATTTATGATGCTTTCGCAGCAGCTATGAATGCACTTCCAAATACAACTGGTGCTAGTCAATTAAGAATTAGTGGTTTCTCTCAAGATACTGCTATCGCTTTAGCACAAAAAGTTCAAGCTTGGAATGGTGGAGCTAAACCAGTTTTCTTAGGAACTAAATTAGCTTTATCTAAAATCTTACCAGCATCAACTAATGCTCGTATCTTATTAGGAGACGAATATGTTAAGGTTGGTTATATGAGAGACTTTATGGGTATCTCAACTATTGAATTAGAACAAGTTGCAGACTTTACTACTGAATTTGCAGTAAAATTAGATGATAAGAAAATCTATGTAATCTGCCCAGGTACTGATAAAATGGTTAAAGTATTCGTTGAAGGTTCTACATTATCTAATGTTGATGGTAACTATGCAAATGCTAACTTAACTCAAACAGCTACATTATATAAATCTTATGGTGTAGGTGCTATTAGTTCAGCATTAGCAGGTGTTATTGAATTAGCTTAATTGTAATACAAAAGAATATTAGAGGAGAGGCTTCATAAGAGCCTCTCTTTATTTTAATTTAGAAAAAAAGGAGAGATAAATAATGGCAAATACTAAAACAAGTGCAAAAAATAATAGTGATGCAAAAAAGATTAAAGAGTTAGAAAAGACAATTTCAGATTTAAACGCTGTAGTTCAAATGTTAATGAAACAAGGAGTTTCAACACCAACAGTTGAAACAGAAGGCGAAAGAGATGTAGTATTTATTTCTTTATGTAATCATATACTTAATCTTTCTACTGAACCAAATGGAGGAGGTACTATTTATACTTTTACTGAATTTGGTGAAGAGCAAGCTATTCCTTATTCTGATGCTAGAAAAATAATTAAAAACAATAAAAGTTTTATTAAAGGTGGTAAGTGTTACATTGCTGATGATAAGATTATCAACACAGAACATTTAACTAGTGATTATAAAAAAATTCTTAGTAAAGATGACTTATTGGATTTATTATCATCAGATAGGGTCAAATTTAGAAATATCTTTGATAAAATGACACCAATTCAACAAGAAATATTCAGAGATGTTGTTGTTGATAAATTATCTAAAGATAGAAACAGTGTAGATATGAATATTGTTCAATATATAAATGAGTCTTTAAATATCGATATTTTAAAAAGTATTGATTATAACAAGGAGTTGTTAGTTGTTAAAGACGAAAACTAGAGGAGGCTGGAAATATGACACCATATGATGACATATTGGATTTAGCGTTAGTCTCTATTGAAGATTATAGATTGAATAAACTTTCTACAGACTCGCCAGCTGAATTTAAGTTGATTTTAGAGGGATTTATGATTAGAGGGTTATCTAATTTTGAAAACTGTATAAAAGACCTTTCTGACAGAGATGATGAAGCACATCAATTCAATGTTGTTCTTGATGATTTAGAAAAGTCAATTATCGCTGACTGGACTGCTATTATGTGGTTAGATAAAGAGATAAATGACACTCGTCAAATTACATCTATGCTACAGAATAGAAATGAGGCTCATAGATACTCTGAAGCTAACAACTTAAAAGCTAAAGCCGACCATCGTGTACAAATGGTTGAAGATGTTAAACATAAGCAAACAACTTATAGTTTAAAACACGCAGATTGGAAGGGGTGGGCTAGTGGCAACTATCAATTATAAAGATTTTCAATTAGATGATAACGCAACAGTGCAATCATTAAAAATCTTAATAAATCAATGTTGGAAAACTCTTCCTATATTTGAAGGAAAAAATAAAGAAAACCAAATTGTTTATTCTCGTGAGGAGGCATATGAGAATTATCAAAAGCATTTGTGTTTTTTAATTACTAAAGTCTCTGGTGCAAGTAAAATTTGGCAGGATAATCAATATTATGTAGAACTTGTTTATATCTTAGTTGGTATGCAAGATTTTACAGAAGATGAGCATGACAGAGTGAAATATATAGTGCATCATTGTACCAAACTTATCAACAATATGATAGAGATGGTATTAAACAATGAGTCTTAAATATTACGACGCGGCTCAAAAGATTAGACAACCAAATCCTAAAGCATCCTATTATGCAGATTATAATGCAATATTAGATTTTAGTTTTGATAATGCCCCAAATGTTGTTTATGATGAAATCGAATACGAGCAAACGTATGGTGAAAATGATTTCGTTAAAATCAATAAAGTCCGTGTTGATACTATATTAAACTATAATACTGGCATTATATTGGGTGATGATTATAAAACATTTATATTTGCTCCCGATTTTCCAGTTACGCCTTATTATGGAATGAAATTTCGTTGGCAAGGCAGTTATTGGTTAGTAATCAATACTAATTCTTATGCAAGTATATCTAACACAGCAGAGGTCAGACGTTGCAATAATGTGTTGAGGTTCTTTGATAAAGACGGTTCAAAAATTTACGAGCCTTGTATATTAGATTATACATTACGTTTCGCAAACAACGAAGAGTCTATGGAAATTATCGTTGGTAATGGTGAACAAAAAGTTTGGTGCCAACGTAATAAGAGAACAACAACAATCAAGCCAAATGACAGATTTTTATTTGGTACTCCAGAACAAAGAGTCGCATTTAGACTTTATGGTGGTGGCACTAAAAACTATATGAATGGAATTACTATGGATGATAACTCACCTACAATAACAGAATTTTACGTAGACCATTATGAAACAAATCCGTTATTTGATGATTTTGAAAACGGTTTTGCTGATGCTTACTTGAATGAGGTGACTATAAAAATTGAGGATGTTGTTAATTTATTAAATGTAGACGAAAGTGCTGTTTTAAGTGCTAAGGTATACAAAGGGACAAAAGAAGTGGCTGACACTAACGTTCTATGGAAATCTTCTGACGATACCATAATTGAGATTAGTGATAATATAGCGACTGCTAAACAGGTTGGTAGTGCAACTATAACTGCTTATATCGAAAATACAACGATACAAAGTAGTATTGATATGAATGTTGTGGAGGAGCCTACCGAAGACGTAATAGAATTAATAGCAGAACCTAATATAGATTATGTACTACAAAATAAATCACAACAATTTGTAGTTTATTTATATAAAAACGGTATCAAGCAAGCTGACAGTGTGTCTTTTGCTGATATGTCTGTGGGTATACCAGTTGGGAAATATACAATCGTAGTAGACAATGATAATGCGTTCACGCTTTTCAATAAGGGAATGTATATGAAGGAACCAGTCATTGTAAGATGTGTATGCGGGGAAACTACGTTAGATATGAAGATTAAGTTAAGGGGGTTATATTAATGATTAGTGATGTAAAACCATATGCTACATATGAAAACCTACCTAATATTTCTTATAGAATAATTGAATATTTAATGACTAGCCCAGATGCTGAAATCATATGGAAATTATTAAAGTATGATGACGCCGATGCATATAGTCGCCCTAATTTAACTTTAGAGGAAAAATCAAAGTTAATATATAATGGCGAAGCGGTATTGTCTAAATATAATGTATTTTTTGATTATATGATGGACGATGCTGAAGACCAAATGAAAACTTTACTACGAATTTATCCAGCAGAAGTTTACCCAACAACTAGAGTCACTGGTATATGTACAGTGAATTTAGAGGTATTTACGCATAGCAAAATAAACCATCTATCAAATTATACTACAAGAGTAGATGTCATCATACAAACACTTTTGAAGGTGTTAAATGGTGTTGATGTTGGTGGTATTGGAGTTTTATTCTTTGATAATCAAGGTAGTCGTTATGACAAAATACAGACAATAGGACAAAAACCTTATAAAGGTAAATTGTTGAAAATGTCTGTTAATATGGGGTAATTATGTTAGAGCATATTAAAGAATTATACTTTGATGAGCCAATCCCATATAAAGAATTATTAATTTACCCAGTAACAATGAAAGACTATTTAGAATTTCATTGGCTGGTAAGTTGTTTGTTGATTGATAAGAATAGCATACCAGACATCAATGTTATTTCTATGTCGTATTTACGATTTTTGTATTATAACGCTGCAAACAATGATGAGCCGTATGTATATATGTTAAAAATGTTATTGTGTATGGTCTTACATATAGAGTTTAATGAAGAAATGAGTTTTTATGTTGATGAAAATGATAGGGCATTTTTTAAAGTAAGAGGTGTTGCTTATAGTGGTTCTGATTTTGACGAAATAGTCAAGATTATATTTGAACAAAACTGTATAACCCCTATTGACAACACAATTCAAAAGGAAGTTAGAGACGCTTTAGAAAAAGCCGAAGAATTTAAGATGCAACAAACTAAGCAAAAAATGTGTTCTTTAGAAGAGCAAATGATTTGTGTACTAATTTCAACTCCATTAAAATTAGAAGACATCTACAAACTAACTATTAGGAAGTTTGAGAAGATTTTGCAACGTGTTGATGCAAAGTTACACTATCAAATTTATCTTAATGCGTCTATGTCAGGTATGGTTAAATTTAAAGATGAAAGTGCAATTCAACACTGGATGAATGATTTAACAAAAGACGACAGATATTCTGATGTTAAAGTTGATATGGATACAATGCGTAATAAAATTGAAAGTGTAAATAAATAAAATATCTATGCTATTGGATATAAAATATAATAGCTTTATATAAAATATTATTTCATAAGGAGGAATTATAAATGAAAAAGTTTTTAGTTAGTACAGCTGATGTGTACGGATATGACTCTAATGATAATTTATTATTCGTTGGTAAAACTTTATTAGATAGTTCTATTGAAACAACATTATCTAATACTGACGTAAGAGCAGGTAAAGGTAATCAATTACAATATATTTATTATCACACAGCTGAAATGAATATCACTATTAACGAAGCACAATTCTCATTAGCATTCTTAGCTTTAAATACTGGTTCATCTATTGAAACAGGGGCTAATGTTTGGACTGAGGAAAGTGTTACAGTTACTAAAGGTGTAGGTAGTGTTACAAAAGGAACCCCTTTAGCTCTTCAAACTCAAACTATTTATGGTTGGGTAACTAAAGAAGATGAGACAGTAGAAAGAGTTAAATTTAATGGTGTTCAATTTACTTTAGCAGACACTAATTACAATGGTACTGTTTGTGTAAGATATTATACAAATGACTCTGCTGCGAGAAAAGTAACAGTTTATGCTGATATGTTACCTTCTGTAATTAGATTAGTAATGGTTGGTACTTTAGCAAGTTCTGACTCTACAACTAACCAAATCGGAACAGTACAAATCGAAGTTCCAAGAGCTTCTATGACAGGTGCATTTACATTAAGTATGAAACCAGACTCAGTTGCTCAAACTCCATTATCAGTAAGAGCATTATCTTCAACAGTTAATACTGGTGGTTGTGATGGTAATAGACCAATTTATGCAACTATTACTGAAAAAATAAATGGTGCTAAATGGTATGATAACGTAATTGCTTTAGCTATTGAAGGTGGAGACTTCACTATGACAAATGGAACATCAAAACAACTTCAAGTTTATGCTATTAAAAATGATGGTTCTGCTGCATTCTTAGCTCCTGTAAATGGACTTACATTTGCTAGTGATACAGAAGCTACAGCTACTGTAGAAGGTGGTCTAGTAGTTGCTAAGGCTACTGGTACAGCAACAATTAAAGCTACAATTACAGATATGCCTGAAATTGATGCTAATGTTATTGTAACAGTTGAATAATCATTATGTATTGCAAGTATTGTCAATGTATCACAAAGAGTGTGTTTGAGCAGTATTTAAACTGCTCACTCTCTCGTGATTATTGTTTAAAGCAGAAGTTTTGTCATAAAGAGAACAAACCTGTACATACAGATGATTGGCAAAAGTGCCCTAAATTAGTAAAAGAGGAGGATAAGAATGAGAATTTTCAAAAACAAACAAAATAAAGAAGAAGTAGTGGTGGAAAGCATTAAGGATTTAGAGACTCCTGTAGTTACTGAGAAAGAAATTAAAGAAGAAAAGAAAGCTACTAGAACAGCAATTGGAAAGAAAAACACTGCAAAAACAGTGTGTAGGGTTTTGGTTGCTACACCTTCATATTTTGTTATAGATAAAAACGGTGAAAAAATCACTGTCAACAATAAAAACAATTATCATAGAAATGAAGAAATTTTATATTAATTTCTTCTCTTTATATAGAGTGTTCATCGGGAATTTATTGGGTTCGACTCCCAAACTCTATGCCAAATATTGTTGATAGGAGGGGTCAAATGGACTGGAACGCGATACTTGATGAAATTAAGACTATCGGTACTGCACTTGGCACCGTAATATTTACTGGTTATATCACATATAAGACTTTTAGTTCAAAATTAGAAAAATGGAGACAGGAAGATAAGGTTAATGTTTCTAAAAATATAGAGAAACAATCTAAACTTGATTGCGAAATTATGGCAGAGGCAGATAAATTGAAAGAATTGTTAAATGCTGATAGAGTACAAATATATGAATTTCATAATGGGATACATTATGCAAATGGGCGTAGTGCTCTTAGAACATCTTGTACTTATGAGGCCTGTCGTTTTGGTGTAGAGGGGTGTATAGACAGATTAAATGGAATACCTCTTAGTGTTATACCAACATTTATTAAAGTCTTGTTAGATAAAGGGGAACTATTAGTAAAAGATTTAGAGGATATAAAAGAGACAATGCCATCTACGTATAATTTAAAGAAATCAATGAACATTCAATCGTTCTATGATTTTGCTATCCATAATACAAATGGAGAACCTGTGGGCTTTGTTGCAGTGCAATTTTGCGGTGGAGATATTAAAAACTTAAACAAGGATGCAGTAAAAAGATTTGCTTGGTTTGTGGAGAGTAAATTGTTAGAAATGTAATTTTTCAAGGAGGCTATCTATGGAAACTAAAGAACTTTGTGAAAAGATTAAAATTTTATTAAAAAAGAAAAAGAGTTTTGTAGATATTTGTAAAGAGCTACAACTAAAGGATTACGAGGCAATCGGATTAATTAATTTGATGAAACAAGATGGTGAATTGATTGATTATGTTAATGGTGAATTAGTAAGATTAAAAACACCGCCAAAGACTAATGATGTTTATCAAGTTTCTACAAATAGCACTCATATTCCACTATTATTAATAAGTGATACTCATTTATGTAGTAAATATGATAGATTAGACATTTTGCGTTATTTATATGATAAGGCAGAAGATAGAGGTATCAAATATATTTTGCATAGTGGAGATTTTACAGATGGTCGTTCTAATAGACCAGAACATATTTATGAATTAAAAGAAACGTCGTACGAAGGACAAGTTGATTATTGTGTAGACAAATATCCAACTTTTAGTGGTAAAACTTATGTTATAAGTGGTAATCATGATGATTGGTGGTATAAATCAACTGGTTCAGAGATAGTTAAAGCTATTGCTAAAAGAAGAGATGATATTGTTTATTTAGGTAGCGATGTTGCCGACTTGAAAATTGGGAAATTAAAAATAAGATTATTCCATGGAAAAGGTGGAAATTCCTATGCAAAATGCTTCGATTGTAAAACTGAAATATTGACTGAAAATGGTTGGAAATATTTTTGTGATTTAACAAAAAACGAAAAAGTTGCTACTTTAAATCTTAAAAAAAATGAGTTTGAGTGGCAAAAACCAATCGATTATATAAACCAACAATATGATGGAGAAATGTATCATTTTAAAAGTAGGACTGTTGATATGGTGGTCACACCCAATCATAGGATGTTAGTAAAAAGATATGATAAAAACATATTACAAAATAGAAAAAAAGATTTAATAATGCCTAGTAAATCACATCAAAGAATAAATTTAGATTGGCAAATAATAGAAGCAAAAGACCTTGAAAACGCTAAGCGTCAAGAGTGGCAATTTAAAAGAGGCGGACAATCTTGGACTGGAGATTTAATTGAAAGCGTAGATATACCGATAAGAAGTCCTAAAAAATATGCTTCAAATTCTATAAAACATATTGGTAGTGTTAAAATAGAAGATATTGCTGAATTAATCGCTTGGTACACAACAGAGGGTTATAGTGATGGCAAAAAGATAAGTATTTCACAATCAGAGGTTGCTAATTCTAACAATCATAAGAAAATAATTGATTTATTTAAAAGAATTGGCTTTAAAAAAATAAAAACAAGTGGTAAAGATAATAAAGATATAAGTGTGTATTCGGTAGAATTGAGTGAGTATTTAATAAGAGAGTGTGGGAGTGGCTCTTATAATAAGTTTTTGCCAAAGTGGTTAAAAAATCAACCATCTAATATCTTAAAAATCGTTTTTGACACAATGATTGAGGGGGATGGTTGGAAAATTGGAAAATCTAGTTTTGGCTACAAGAGTGTTTCAAAAAGACTATTAGATGATGTAAGTGAAATAGCACATAAATTAGGTTATGGCGTTTCTAAAAACAAAGACACAATTACAATGAGTGCTATACAAAATTATCCAACGATAAATAATAAACCCGAAAAAATAAATTATTCTGGCAACATATATTGTGTAAGTGTTCCAAATACTATAATTTTAGTAAGAAGGAATGGAAAAACTTGTTGGAGTGGTAATTCTTATAAGGTACAAAAATACTTAGACTCTATACCTTTAGAAGAAAGACCGCATATATTGCAAACTGGGCACGTACATCAGAGTTTTTATATGAAACAAGATGATACACATTGTTTCCAAACTTCTTGCTTAGAAGATTTAACTCCATTTGCTAGGAGCATGGGACTTGCTAATGACAAGTCAGTTTGGTGGGTTGATGTTAATATTGATGATAGAGGAAAAATTGAAAGTATTAACCAAGAGTTAGAGACTTTCAATACAAAGAAGTTGGTGAGAAGAAAGTGATTGATGCAGTCCTGAAACTTATATTGGCAGTTCTTATATTGTCAATAATTATATTTCCAATTTATGTTAATTTGTTTAAAGAACGATTGTGGGAATATGTAAAACAAAAGTTGGAAGAACAAGAAAAACACAATAAGTTAGTGAGAAATATGAAACAAAGGAAGAAGGGCAATCAAGGAAAAAGTATTATAAAATAGGGAGGCTATACTATGATTTTGGGGTTAGATATGGCTACCAAAAAAACAGGATATGGTCTGCTTGACGAAGAGGCTAATCTGTATGATTATGGTGTCATTCGTACTATAAGTGAAGAGCCAAGAGATAGAATACGTGAAGTATATGATGCTATTGAGGCTATAATTAACAAATATAATATAGAACATATGGTGTTTGAAGATGTCCCAGTAACAAATCATAATAATTTAAAGACTGGAAAAGATTTGTGTATATTGCAAGGTGCAATCTTATCATTATGTTTTAAATATAATATAGAGTATTCTTTTTATGCTCCGTCCTCTTGGAGAAGTTTAATTGGAACTTATGATGGGACAAGGCAGGGTATGAAAAGAGAAATTCAAAAGCAAAGAGCTGTAGATAGAGTAAATGAAATTTATAACTTAGGTTTTGTATACAATGCTACAGAAACCAAAACTAGACATACAGATGATGATAAAGCAGAGGCTATATGTTTAGGATTGGCTTATATAGAAGATATTAGTAAATAAGGAGGATTATTATGGAAAGTATTACAGTTAAAGAGAAAAAAATTACATTAAAGAAAGATTACTTAACAAATGGAGAAGTAAATTATATTGTAGGAGAGGTTTTAAAAATTTATGACCAATCGGGAGATATAGATGGTTATGATTATAGTCCTTTAGCTATGATTACAAACTTTTACGCTTTATTGTTTGCAGAATGTATTGAAGGTTACGACCTTGATGACGTAGATATGTATAATGAATATTATAATATCGGTACACAATATGAATTATTGAGGGTTGTAACTAATGCTGATGAGGCTTATCATTTAATGATGTCTTTATCAAAACAAATCAATAGTATAGAAAATACTGTGAACAGAAGTCTTCAAAAAATTGTTGGTATGATTTCAGATAAAATACCTGATGCCAAAGCTATGACAAAAATGGTTAATAAATTACCAAAGGAATGGCAAAAAGTTGTAGATGATTACAACCAAATTACAGGTAAAGAAGAAATAAAAGAAGACGAATAAGTCTTCTTTTTTTTAGGAAATAACAAAAATTGAGGGAGGAGGCTGGGTTTATGGCTAGTATCAATTATGTAGCCAGCACAACTCAATTAAACAAGGAATTATCAGATATATTAGAAAAGGTCATTGATGCTGTTTCTGAGACCCTATTAAAGGATTTTAGGCAGCATCTGGATGCTACTATTTATGCCGCTCCCAAAGGAGATTATGTTCGTAATCGTGAAAATGGGGGTTTTTATGCTGGTTGGGAGATAAAAAAAGACCAGTCAAGTGCACTTAAGGGTTATATTAGAAGATTAGCATTTGATGGAGGAAACTTGGTTGCCCCTTCTGATTATAATGGATGGGCTCACGGTGGTAATTGGGGAGGTTCACCAGGTGGAGACCAAAGAGGAAAAATGTATTGGATTTTAAATGATATTACTTCTAACAATTTATATTCATATGCTGGTGGTGCTTATTACCTAGAAAACAATGATGGGTATTGGAATACATATTTGGCAGGCATAGATGACAAAATAGATAAGTGGTTAAATAAGGAATTTAAAAAATATGGAATAGTGAGGAGGTGAATTTAGATTATGAATAAAGAATTTTACATTAAATTACAAGCGAAGTTAGAAAATAATGAAAAAACAGTTGCAGAGCTTAATAATCAGATTAAATCGCTACAGGGCAAAGTTTCAAAATTACAATTAAAGGTTGACTCACAAAAAGTTTCTAAAGCCAATAAACAATTAGCATCCTTAAATGCAACAGCTAAAGAAGGAAAAAAACAGGCAGAAAAGTGGCAATATTCTTGGACTAAAGCTTTTCAATCGTTCACAACATATATGTCTGTAACAACAGTTTTTTATCAAACCATACATACAATAAGAGATATGATTGATGAAGTTACAGAGCTTGATGGTGCTTTGGTAGAGTTAAAGAAGGTTACTGATTTAGAGGGGGAGTCTTTAAAGAGGTTCACTAAAGAGGCTTATGAGGCTGGTGCAAATGTTGCTAAAACTGGTACAGAAATGGTTGAGGCGGCTACTTCATTTGCGAAGGCTGGTTACAGCAAAGACCAAATTCTACAGCTTGGTGAAGTTGCTGCAATGTATACTAATATTGCTGACGAAGCTATTAGTAGTGCTGATGCCGCAGATTTTATTATTGCACAATTAAAAGCATTTAATTTAGAGTCTGATGATTTAAACAAAACATTGGAAAATTCTTATCACATTATAGATGCGGTTAATGAGGTTTCAAATAACTTTGCTGTAAGTTCTTCAGATATTGCTACTAATTTAGGTAAAGCAAGTTCAGTTATGGCAAATGCTGGCAACAGTATGGAACAAATGATTGGTCTAATGACTGCTGGTACTGAGGTAACACGTAGTGCTATTAAAGTGGCAAATGGATTAAAAACTATTACCCTACGTCTACAAGGAATGGACGATGAAGGAGAAAAGAACCTAGAATTAATGTCTCAAATGGAGGGATTATTCAATAAGTTAGGAAAGACGGTTTATAATACTGACGGTACGCTTAAAAATACTTATGACTTATTAGGCGAGTTAGCAGATGTTTATCCAACACTAACGGCTGCTGAAAAGGCGTATGTTACCGAAACTATTGCTGGTAAGTATCAAGCACAAAATGCTGCTGCTATTTTATCTAACTGGAAAACTGCTGTTGACGCAACTGCTACAGCATTAGACTCGCAAGGCAGTGCTATGAAAGAAAATAGCAAATACCTGGATAGTATTCAAGGTAGGATGGCAAACCTTAATAGTGCTTTTGAGCAATTGTCTCAAAGTGTTATGAGTAGCGATTTGATAAAATGGTTTATTGATTTAGGTACAGCTATTATAAATATTGCAAACAGTGACTTTGGTAAATTCTTAACCAAGTTTACTTTATTATTTGTTTCAACAAAATCTGGTATTGTTATAATTGGAAAATTAATAGACACATTTAAAAAATTTGGGAAGTCTATATCTAGTACTTATAGTGCTTTGCAAAAGTATAATGAACTCAATATCTTAACTAAAAACTCAACTAACGGTGTAGTAACCGCAGAAGAGGCTAAAATTTTAGTTCAAGGTAAGGCAATTTTAACTCAATTAGCCTTAAATGCCGCTATTGCTGCTGGAACAATTATTTTAATGGCTGCGGTATCAGCATATCAAAATGCTAAGGCTGCTCAAGAAGAACAAATTAAACAGGTATCAGAGAATGCTCGGGCTTATGAAGATGAGGCTAGTAGCATAGATAATACTATTAAGAAATTCCAATCTTTAAGAGAAACATTAGATGACAATACATCTAGTTATCAAGACGCCTTGAGTGCAAGAGAAGAATTGATAGAAATACAAAAAAGTTTAAAGAAGGAATATGGCGATGAAGCAGATGATATTGATTTAGTAACTGGTTCTATTAGTGAACAAATAGAAAAGTTAAAGGAATTAAAAGCTCAACGTGCCAAAGATTATTTGAATGATAACCAAAGTGGTTACAATAATGCAAAAAAAGAAGTATACGGAAAGAATAATCATAGAAGAAATATGCTTATAGGCTCTGGTTATATTGATGTGAGAGACTATGATTATGCCGTAAAACATAAACAAATGACCGAAGAAGAAGCTAAGGTATATAAAGAAAGAATAGCCAACGCAGAAAAATTTGATAAAGATATGCAGGATATTTTAAAAAAATATTCTACTAAGAACTCTGTGGGGGATGATGGTCAAGGATTTATCAGTTTTAATACTAATAGTGTTGATAAATCTAAGAAAGCTTTAGAAGAGGTTAAAAAGTATCTTCAAGATAACGAAAAAGAAATTGTAAAATCTGGTATTATGTCTCAAGAGTCATTTAACTTTAGGTTGAATGAAGTTGATAAAGAATTAAACAAGATAACTAAGAAATTTGGAGATAGTTATAAAGCAATAGAAGAATATGAAGACAAGATGAAGGACGCTGCTGGTTGGGAGTCTTTTAAAGGTAAACTTGAGGAATTGTCTGAGACTACAGTTTTAAATAAAGATAATATTAAGGAATTATTAAAAGAATATCCTGGTCTTGAAGATGCTTTAGGTGATATTACTATTGATAAGTTAATTAAAGATTTCCAAAATCTTAGTACAGTCACTGACACACTCATTTCTAATAACGAAGGTCTAGCAGATACTTTAGCTAATATTACTTTAGATGGTAAAGTAGACCAAACAGAAATGAATGAATTGCTTGAGAAGTTCCCAACTTTGAAAGAACAGTTAGAGGGTACTGGTTATACTCTTGATGATATTATTGACAAATTCCCTGCTTTATTATATGCTGCCACAGGAACATTTGGTAGTATTATCGATGATTTGGATAATTTACAATCTGCATATGAAACAGTAACCTCTGCATTAGAAGAATATAATAACACTGGTTATTTTTCAATAGACACGTTAGAACAATTATTAGTTTTAGACCAAAAATATTTGGATGCTTTAGTGGATGAGAATGGAGCCATTAGGGATAATACCTCCGCATTTCAAGTTTTAGCTAATGCTAAATTAGACGAATTACAGGCTTCAGAAGATAGCAGATATATGAAAGAATTAAATCGTCTAGCGTCTTTAAATGAGGCTGGTGCTGCACAGTTGGCTGCTAGTAGTATCAATGCACATAAAGATGCAATGGCGGGACAGGAAGTTAATGCCGAGGCTTTACGAGCTCAAATTCAAAAGAATATTAAGGCTTTTAACGAAGAGTCTGCGGCGGCATTAAAAGCTGCTTACGATGTTAATGAGACTACACACAAAAGAAATAATGCACTTATAAACAACACTCGTCAGGGTTTAAAAAGTAATTACAAAGTTTCAATAGGTGGTTCTAGTAAAAAATCATCAAGTAACAAATCTGAAAAAGAGTGGTGGGAAACTGAACTTGAAAACTTAAAAAATCAATTCAAGTACAATGAAATCACTATTGAAGAATATATTAGAGGTTTAGATAACTTACTTGGCAAGGTACAAAAAGGAACAGATGCTTGGCGTAAAATTAATGAGGAGCTTCAAAAGCAACGTTTGACTAAAGTTGAAGATGATTACAAACGTGGAACAATTAGTCTCGATGAGTATATTAAGAAGCTAAAAGAATTAATTAAGGCTTATAGACAAGGTTCTGATGCTTGGAATGATTTAGCTGACAAAATCAAGAAAGCACTTCAAGATAAAGCAGATAAACAAAAAGATGATTTAGGTACCGCTGAAGATGCTGCTGTAGGCATTATTGATGATGAAATTGATAAGTTGCAGAAACTTAAAGAAGAGCAGGAAGATTATTACGATAAGTTAATCGATGATAAAAAAGCAGCTAACGATGAAACAGAAAAGGAATTAGAATTAGCAAGACTTCAAGAGGCTTTAGCGAATGCCCAAAAAGAAAAAACTAAACGTGTATGGCGTGAGGGCATTGGATGGGTAAATTTTTGCCCTGCATTGTAGTAATACGATGTGAAAAGATAACTATATCGGTTAAAAAGTGGAGGCACTTGAGACCGAGGTAAGACAAGGATGATAATTATGACAAAAGAACAATATTTTTTAAGTAAAGCGTATTTAGTAAATGACAAAATAAAGAGAAAGTATGTGAACTTAAAAAATATTAATTATTTAGAAATATCATATAAAGATGATATAAGAAATAAATTATTATCATTTCTTGAAACCGTAACGACTGCAGGATGCCAATAGTAATATTGGTGTTGAAGTTATCCCCCTATAGATAAGGGTGAATATACAGTCTGAACTGCAAATATAACCTGACAATGAAATTGCAGAATTAGGATTGACGTCCTAGTCGCCGAATATATTCGGTCAGTAACCAATAATGGTGAAAGTAACAGATTGATGGGAAGCCGACCAAGAAGCAATAAAAGAGGCTCAAGAAGCTTTAGATGAGTTTAATAAAGAACAAGAACTAGACGCGTTAGAAAAACAAAAGGATGAAGCTATTAAGAATATTGAAGACCAAATTGATGCTTGGGAAAAATATAAAGAGTCTTGGGAAAACGTTGCTGATGATTATGAAACACAACAGGCTCGTATGACGTTAGCTCAACAATTAGGAGCCGATGCTGAAGCTAAAATTTTACAAAAACGACTAGACGTGTTAGAAGATTATAAATCTAAATATCTAGCAACGATGAAGGAAATTACTGATTTAGAAAATACATCTTCGGATAAGTTAAATGGATATAATACACCTAAAGATACAAATACAACAAATGGCAATGGTGGTTCAGGAGGTTCTTCTTCTAGTGCCCCATCATTAAATAAGGGTTCTTATGTATCAGTTAAACCTGGTACAAAATGGTATTCAAATTCATATGGTGGCGGAAAAAGTGGTAATGCACGTTCAGGAACTATTAAATATATCAATAATGGTGGAAGTCATCCATATAACATTGATGGTTTAGGATGGGTTAAAAAGTCAGACATTGTTGGTTATAAGAATGGTGGTATGGTTGATTATACAGGTTTGGCTATGCTACACGGTACAAAGTTAAAACCAGAATTTATTTTAAACAATGACCAAATGAAGAATATGTTGTCGAACTTCATTAAACCACAAACATCTAGTAACCTTCCTTCAAAAAATGCAAGCGTGACAAATTATAATTTTGGTAATATTGAATTACCAAATGTAACTAATGCTAGACAATTTGTGGCAGAATTAAAGTCTTTAGTAAATATAACAAAACATCAATAGGGAACCGACATTTATGTCGGTACCCTTTGGTGCTGAATAAATAAAAAAAAGAAAGGAGGATATATATGATTTATCAACCACGTAATGTACAACCATCTGGTTCTTCTATTGATGGGAGTGTTAATAACACGTTTACAATGGAAGTTCAAACAAACTCTTATATCTCTGCATATCAATTATTGATTGTTGACTTTAATAACAATAATGTATACACAGGAACAAAGACTACGTTGACGCAGAATTTGTATAATGGAGACATTTTATCTATTCCAGTTAATGCTAGTAGTGTAAAATTAAGTAATGGTGCAAACTATAAATGGCGTGTTAGATTATATCAACCTAATTCCGATATGTTAATTACATATGGGCTTGTACAAAAGTCTGCTCCTCCAGGAATTGTTTATTTACAACCAAATATTAACATAAAGGAGGGAATGACATTAACAATTAACAGTCAAAGTAAGACTATCGTGTCATACGATGTTAGTACTGGTTTAACGGAAGTTAATAGTGCATTTTCATTTACTCCATCTGTAGGTGTACAATATCAAGTTTATTCTGATTTTATAGAAACAATTCCAGATTATATTGTATATGCCAGAGAAAATCCAACGGTTTCTATTAGCAATGTGCCAACTTCTCTTACTTTAAAATATCATACATTTCAAGGTGTATACATACAATCTGATAATGTACCTATTGTATATCATCAATTTGACTTATACATCAGAAATGATGATGGCACTAACACATTAGTCAATTCATCTGGAAAAGTTTATTCTGCTAATTTATCATATACTTATGACGGTTTTAGAACTGGTAATACCTATTTAATTAAGTTGACAGTAGAAAATGATATGGGTATTGTGGCAGAAACAGATTTATATACTTTTAGTGTCTCATATGACATTGTTGAATATTTACAACAGCCTAGAGCTGTATTTGATAGTAAGCAGAATGCTATTGATATTGCTTGGGTAACACCAGTTGAACATAGTGCTACATCAAGTAGTGGTGGTTTTACTTATTTATATAATACGCCTTATAGCGGGGTAAATTCTTTGTATACAGATGGCTATACAGTTGATTGGCAAACGCCAGATGGTTTATGTGTATTGCCAAATGATTTTAACATCACATTGCAATTTAGTCCTGACTCTGGTTTTTTTTATGATGAAAATGGGGTATATAAAGAACGCGTAATACTAGTAGATACTGAAGTTGATGGCGACGGTAATTCTGGTAGGTTCCAAATTATAATTGATAAAAATAAGATTATATTTACACAACAACCAGATATATCATTAGAAACTAGTTTTTATACAGATAAAATACAAACATTTGTATTGACAGGAACTGGTATTACTCAAATAAATAGTGATTATATTTGGGATGATACTGCCACTTGGAATGATGATTATATATGGACTGAGGGTGGTACATCTATAGAGCGTGTATGCAATCACTGGTGGAAAGTTCAAATTACTAATACATCTATAAAAGTAGAGGAGATATTCCCTACACAATAATGAAGGAGGATAAAATATGTTATTAACAAAATTAACAGTGAATAACAGTGTAAAATTAGACTTTCTTCATTTGGAGAAGGCTTCTTCTAATAATACTGATATTTTTAGTATCCCAAAATATAAGCCAGCATTAAATAATGACTCGAGATTTTTAGCGACTTTTGATAATGCAACAACTACAGCACGTGGTATTGCAGATGTCGCTTTAGGTTATGATTTCTCAGTGTATAGAGAGGTTAATAATACAAATCAATTAAAATATATAGCAAGATTGGGTGATGGTGCTTTAACTATAACCGATTATAATGTTGTTAATGACACAACATATAAATATTATATATTTAAAGAGGACGAGTCTGCTATTTCTGAGGCGGTTGCTTCTAATAGTATTACGACTTGTTGGTGGGACTGGTCTTTAATAGATTTAGTGCCAAGTGTTACTGAAAAAGGATTGTATTATGCTAACCCAAATGCAATTTGGAAGTTTAATCTTAATATTTCTAGTGGCGGAATGTCACAAAATGTAAATAATACAACTTATAACAACTTAACACGATTTCCTAAAATCTCTTCTGGTAAATTAAATTATGCTTCTGGCACTTTGACTTGTTTATTAGGAAATATACAAAATACAAATGATGGTCAAATCGGATATGTTGAGGGTGCTGCTCTTTTAGAGTCTTGGAATGATTTTTGTGCCAATGGAAACATAAAGTTATTAAAAGACAGAAAGGGTAATGCTATGCTTGTAATGATTACAAGCACATCTTCTCAAGTCGATGATGTTTTGAGAGAACAAGCTAATACTATTACGTTCTCTTGGACTCAAATAGCAGATGCTTCTAGTATTACTGTTATTGGTGCATAATGGTCAATTATAGTATAAAAGCTTTAGCAGACCAAACAAATAATGTTTTATGGAGCCAATATGGTGAGGTCTTACGTTTAGTAGATAGCTCTAGTATTAGTATGAGTTATTTAACAGATGTGTTGAAGAGACCAACTATAAAACCTCGTTTTAGATTATTTGTGCTTAATCCTGATGAGACTATTAATTATGAAATTCCAGAAGAAGATATTATTATTAATTCTGGTAATTTTACAGAGAATTACCAGAATGGTCAAAGGAAGAGTGTAAATATAAATTTAATAAATATAGACGGGAAATATACACCCAGTATTAATACAATATGGGTTCACGATAAATTTCGATTTGATATAGGATTAGAGTTTGATGGTCAGGTTTATTGGTTTCCAAGAGGTATTTATATCTTAGGTAATCCGAGTGCAGACCATCAAGACTCTGACAAACAAGTCAGTTTGACTTTGATAGACAAATTTGCTGTATTAGAAGGTAAGGCTGGTACATTAGAGGCAACTTATGAAATCCCTGTAGGCTCAGATATTGAGCAAGCTATTATGGGGATTTTAACGTTAGATAACGGGTCTGGTTATCCAATTGATTTAAAACCTATTATTTATGATAGGGCTTTTAAGGGTTTGAAAATGCCATATACATTATCTAAAGATGCAGGAAGTACATTAGGAGAAATGCTTTTAGAAATTGGCACTATTTTAAACGCAGAGGTTTATTATAATTCGCAAGGAAATTTGTGTTTTATTAATATTAATGAGACAACACTGGATGTTCAAAAGGCATCGTTGTGGGATTATTCTGATGAAGATAGAGATTATAGTAATGCCACTGCTAATTATGATTTTGAAAATGCTGTAAATGAAGTACACGTCGTTGGAGATAATATTAACAACGAGATATTTTCAGCAATGGCAAAAAATGAAAATCCATTATCCCCATTATGCATACAACGTGTTGGTCGTCGTATTGAGTATATCAATGACAGTAATATATATAGTGATGATTTAGCACAGCAACGTGCTAATTATGAATTAAGAAAATTTGGTATCTTGAAGACTACTATGAATATTCAAGTGTCTTTTAATCCGCTTTTATTTGTTAATAATTTAGTAACAATTACTGACAAATACTATAATTTGGCAAGAGAAAGGTTTTTAATTCAATCAATATCATATCCTATCGGCAATGAGTCACAAATGACCATAAGTTGTTCTAATATTGTCAATTTTAACCAGTATGCAGGCGGGGTAATGTAACGTGGATTTTGATATAAAGCAAATTGTTGAATTTAAGAAAGTAATAAAGGAGGGATATTTATGGCTCAACAAACATTAAATAATGGTGTGTCTGGTAAAGTCTTTAGAGATATTTTAAATCAAAATTTTACAGAACTTTACACAAATAAAGCACCGAAAAATCATGCTTCTACAACACTTGATTATGGTATAGCAACTAGTACAAATTACGGTCACATTAGAGTTATAACTGGTAATGGTTTAGACCTTACTAGCGGTACTTTGTCATTAACGGCAGCAACAAAATCTGATGCTATGGCTGGTATAGCTACAAATATGGTTATGACGCCAGCGAGAGTGAAGGATGCAGTCAATGCTTATGGCGTAATGAGTGATGGGAATACAATTATTAAAGTTGGTGGAACACAACCAACGGCACAAACAGGCAAAACAATAATTTGGATTAATACTGCAAGTTAAGAAAGGAGTTGATATAGATGGCTTCATTTTATAGTAATAATTATAAAGGAAGACAATTACGATTAGACGTATGGCAGGATGGTGGCAATTGTAGGTGGGCTCTATATTCTTCTGGTGGTTCAGATAAGTATTATACAGTATCCAATCTTTATATTTCTATAAACGGTACTGTAGTATACAATCCAGGGACAGTGGGTTATAATACCAAAACATTCCCTGCTGCTGCGGGTTCTATTAGTGATGCAGTTTGGATTGGCAATGGAGCAAATGAAAAAACTATTTATGTATCTTTTGTGGGTGCAGTGTATTATGACAAAGACACTGAAAATGGTGGAAATTTTACTATGAGCCAATATATTTATAAACCATCGTTAAATAATATTAACATCAGTAGTGTTGGCGACACTTCTGCATATGTTTCTTTTAGTGTTGCAGATAATAATGGGCAGGCACCATATGACCCATATATAGAACTTAGTTTGACCAATTTTGGGTATGTTATTCATTCTTCAGCTTCTCGTGGAGTTACATTTACAGGGCTTGATGCCAACAGAACATATTATGCCAGAGGAAATGATGCTAACGATGCTGGTAGAAGTTATACTAATGTTGCTAGTTTCACAACTTCTTACATTAATCCTGGTGCACCAGGTAAGCCAGTATTGAGTTATGACCAAACAGAGCCCATTCCAAAAGCAAAATTGACAGCATCTTGGCTTGCGGCTTCTGCTGGTTCTACTGCGATTGCTGGTTATAGAATAAGATTGTATAAAAATGGTACTGAAGTTGCAACTATAGACACAGAAAATACTGGTGTTTCATATACATTCAACTCTTTTGAAAGTTATGGATTTAAACCAGGTGATGTTGCTCAAGTAGGTATTTATTCTTATTCAAAAGACTGGGCAGGTACTAAGCATTTTAATGGAGGTGGAAATAGTAGTTCACAAGTATATAGCAATACTTTAACTATTATTTCTGATAAGTTTATTTATGCTTCAGTGAATGGTGGAGCATTTGATAAATACAAGATGTATATCAGTCAAAATGGAGGTTCATTTGTAGAAGTAAAAAAAGAAAAGTTTAAGGTTATTTAGTGAAGGAGGTAATTAGTATGCCAGAATGTATTACAGTTGTATTATCTTTAATTTGTTTAATGATTGCCAATATTATTATGGGTAAAAAATTAGCAGATTTTAAACAAGAATACAGCAAGGAAAAGTTGGTGGGAGGCATTAGTAAAGCTGCCTTCTTTTTAATTGGGTTGGCTTTAACATATAGTTCTACATTAATTTATCCAATGGAGGTTGCTGAAGTTAATGGTCAAATGGTAACAACTTTAACAGGTGCTACTATTTTGATTAAGGCTGCAAATTTAGTTTATGCTGGTAAAGTCTTGATGAAGATTAAAGATTTATTAGTTGTAAATATTCCTGTTAATTCTTTAACAGAAACTAATAAAGATGATAAAAAATAAGGAGGAATGTCAAATGTCAAAGAAAGAAAATATTGAAGAGGTAATTGAAAATGTTGAAGAAGTAGAAGTTCAAACAGTTTTCAATGAGGACGGATTAGATGTGCTTTGTACAGAGGACACAATAGTAGAAAATATTAATGCAGAGGAGGGTGAATAATATGAGTCAATTCACAGTAAGATATAGCCTTCCTGAAAGTGGAAATAAGTTATATAACAATGGCAACGCTGGTGGATGGTCTTGGTGTATTAACGGGAGTCCAACAAAGGCAGGGTTAAATGTTCTTTCAAACTGCGTTGGATGGGCTTGTTCAAGATTTAATGAAATTTATAACGAAATTACAGGTAATAATGGAATGAAATATAAAACATTATGTTGTAATGCTGAAAATTTCATTAAAAGAGCAAAACAAGCTGGTCTTGAAGTGGGTATGACACCAAAACCAGGTGCTATTATGTGTTGGCAAAAGGGTGCTACTTTATCTGGAAGCGATGGTGCTGGTCACGTTGCTATCTGTGAAATAGTATATGACAATAATCATGTATTTACTTCTGAAAGTGGATACGGTGGAAGTGCATTCTGGAACTCACATAGATATAATACAAATGGACGTTGGGGTTTAGGCAGTAGCTATACATTTAGAGGATTTATTTATAACCCAGCCGTTAAAGATGAACCAACGCCAACACCTACTCCATCAAGTAAATTTAATATTGGAGATAAAGTAGTTATTAATGGTGCCCTATATAGAAATTCTAATGCTTCATCTGCTTCAGGTAGTGTTAGCAATAAAATTACTAATATTACTAGAAAAGTATCTGGTGCAGTACATCCATACAATACAACTGGTGATTTAGGATGGATGGACGAGGCCTCTATTACTAAATATGAAGAACCAAAACCATCAACTGGTCAAAAGTTTGCTATTGGTACTAAAGTAGTTATTAACGGTGCTTTATATAGAAGTTCTAATGATAATAATGCTGCTGGTTATGTAAATAATAAAACTACTTATATTACTAGATATGCTGCTGGTTCTAAACATCCATATAATACAACTGGAGACTTGGGTTGGATGGATGAAGGAGCCATCACTGCTTATTCTGGCGGTATCACATATACAGTTAAAAAAGGAGATACTCTTAGTGGCATTGCTGCTAAATATGGTATGACTTGGCAACAAGTTTATGCTAGAAATAAGTTCGTAATTGGTAACAATCCTAATATTATTAAACCAGGACAAGTACTAGTGATTAAAGACTAAAAGAGTAGGGTTTACCCCTACTCTTTTTTTTACCTTTTTTATTCTTGACATATTAAGTGTTTTATGTTAGTATTCAATTAGCATATAAGGAGGTGATAAAGTGAGAAGGATATATTTAGATAATGCTGCATCGACACCTCTTGATAAGCGTGTTTTAAAGGTTATGAAGCCATATTTGACTAAAGTGTATGGGAACCCTAGTAGTGTTCATAAAGAAGGTAGAGAGGCACGTATGGCTATTGAGAAGGCTCGTAAAAATATTGCTGGAATATTAAATTGTAGCCCAGAAGAAATATTTTTTACAAGTGGTGCCAGTGAAGGTAATTCGTGGGTGTCAAAAAACTTTAAATACCATTGTACTGACAATTCACACGACTCGATGATGTTAGCAAATAATGATAACAAAGATGGTTTAATTTCTTATCCACTATTGGTCAGTGAGACTGGAGAAATGAGTTATTTAGCAAACAATTTTAGTCAATGTCACATAGATTTGACACAGGCGATTGGTAAGTTGGATGTTAATTTGTATGATTACAAGACCGATACTTCAAATGGCACTTCTTCAATAATGTTACATAATGATTTACTAGGACTGGGAAATTGTGCCACAGCGTCATTTAGTGGGCATAAATTTGGGGCACCAAAAGGCGTTGGAGTATTGTTTATAAGAAAGCAATATCAAAAAGATTTTGTACCGCTTATATATGGGCATCAAGAAAATGGTTTACGTGGTGGTACAGAAAATGTGGCTGGCATTGTTGGTATGGCGGAAGCATTAAAAATAGCTATCGAGGAATTACCTAAAAATCGTCAACATATCAGAGAAATGCAAGACTATATAATGATACACGCTAATTATCCTGCAAAAATAAGAACCGACAATATTTCCATATCTGAGAATTTGGCAGGTTCTCGTTATGTCAGAGTAGAAGGGCATAATGGTATTATAAGTATTACTTTCAATCATTTGGACGCTCAAACTGCTGTGCAAATATTTGACAGAGAAGGCGTTGCTGTTTCGGCAGGGAGTGCTTGTAATTCAGGCACAGATGAACCATCGAGAGCTCTTATGGCTTCAGGTTATGCAGAAGAAGAAGCAAAAAGAACTATAAGAATATCATTGGGGAAACAAAATACAATGCGTGAAGTAAAGAAATTTATCAAAATATTACGAAAAGTGATTGACAATTATGATAAAGAGTAGTATAATGTAATTAGAATTGAGCACAGGGTAGAAGAAGATGAGCCAATTCTAAAGAGAAAAGGAGGAAAGAAATTGGGTAAGTACAAAGATTTAACAGGACACAAAATAGGTCTACTTACAGTCATTACAAATACAGGGCAAAAAAGTAAGAACGGTAGTTTTATTTGGGAGTGTTTGTGTGATTGTGGTAAGACAATTTATGTCCCAACATCAAGTTTGACTAGAAAACGATGTACTAAATCTTGTGGCTGCTTAAGTTCTGTCCAGTCAAAGAAAAAGAACACCAAAGATATTACTGGAGATGTGTATGGTATGTTAACAGTAATAAAACAAGTTGTTAAACCATCGTATCGAGTTGGTAAAAGAGGCTCTTGGTGGCTTTGCAGATGTGAATGCGGTAATGAGGTTGTTGTTAAAGCTAATCACTTGAAGACTGGTAATACAAAATCGTGTGGTTGTATTGTTAATTCTAAAGCAGAAAAGCAGATAGTCTCATTATTACAAAATCATCAAATAGAGTATATAAAGGAATATGTTATTGATGATTGTCGCAGTTCTTTGACAAATAGACCATTAAGGTTTGATTTTGCTATCTTTGATGGTTCACATAATTTATTATTTTTATTAGAATATGATGGAGAACAACATACTAGTGGTTTTCGTTATGAAGCTGACTTAGTAAAAAGAGCAGGTGAAAATGCTTGTTTACAACAAAGGGATAGAGATAAAGATAATTATTGTAAGCAAAATAATATAAAATTATATAGGCTTTCCTATAAGCAGAAAGATGCGTTGGAGGATATAATTTTAAAAATTTATGAGGAGGAGAAGAAGATATGAAATTTCAGTCAAGAAAAGCACAAAAAAGACAATTAGCATTGAAAATTTTGTGTTCTGGAAGTAGTGGAAGCGGTAAAACAAAAAGTGCATTACGTTTGGCAACAGGTATTGTAGGTAAAACAGGTGGAAGTATTTACTTAATTAATACTGAAGGAGACCGTGGTGAAATGTATGCTAACGAATTTGATTATCAAATTATTGATTTGCCAGAACCTCGTTCTCCAGAAAATTATATAGAGGCAATCAAATATTGTATGAATGAAGGAGCTTCTGTAATTATTATTGATAGTCTATCACACGAATGGAATTATCTTAATGAGCAAGTTAATAATATGCAAGGTAACAGTTTTAATAATTGGGGAAGGCAAAAACCTAGACATAGAAAATTGGTTGACTTTATTGTAGAGGCTAAAGTACATATTATCGCTACTGGTCGTGGCAAAGATGAATATGTTATGGAAGTAAACGATAAAGGTAAAAGTACACCTAAAAAAATTGGTGTTGGTATTCAACAAGAAAAGGACACAGAATATGAATATATGGTTACTTTCAACATTGCACAAGATACACACGTTGCAACTTGTATGAAAGACAATACTGGTTTATTTAATAATAAATTTGATGTATTAACAGAAAAAGATGGAGAGGCATTATATGATTGGGCAAATTCTGGTGTAGAAGCCCCATTTAACATCTCTAAAGCTCAGCAAGATATTATCAATTTAGCAACAGAACTTGGTGGAAGTAAAGACCCAGATGTTACGAAAGCAACCATTAACATTTTAGGAGAGGCTAACCCTAAAAATTGTACAGATGAAGTTCTATTGAAACAATCTTTAGCCGCATTAAACTCATTAAAAGCAAGTAGAGGAGGAAATAAATAATGAGAGTAAAAATTACAGACAGATGTAAAGTTTGGGAGATTAATGATAAAGACGGAATGGCAGAAGTAAAATTTTCTACTAGTCGTAAGGTAAAAGAAAATAGTTCTTATGACCAAACTCAAGTAGCAAATGGTGTCGCTAGAAATGGTTATATTGCAGACTATCGTTCTTTTGTCAGATTTGTAGGTCACGCTTATAATCAATTAAAAGACGTTCAAGTTGGGGACACTATTACTAATTTAGATGCAGATATGAGTACAGAACCATATTGGGACTCTAATAATAATTGTGTTGCTTATCCAAAAAATGAAAAGATTACTGTGTTTGCATTTGAAAAATATAATCCAGAAAATCAAGAACAAGGTTCTACTAGAAATTTAGACAAAGCACCTCAAGTTGCTGAGACACCAGCATCACAACCTCAAGTAACACCTGTAGTAAATACAGCACCAGTTGCACCAGTGCAACCAGTTGCTCCAACAGCACCTGCTCCAACAGCAGCAGATGTGTGCCCATTCTAAGATTAAACTAAACAATTAACAATAATTTTAGAAAGGTGGCAAGAGTATGTTAATTCCAATAGAAAAAATTGATGAGGCGAAAGCCAAATATGATGGTCAGGCTATCCAAGAAATAGTACAACACTTTGGTTTGGCTGACACTTATAATGAGAGAGAAAAAAGTTGCTCTTGTCCTTGGCATAGGGATAAAACTCCATCGTTTATTTGGAACGAAAAGACAAACTGTTTTCATTGTTTCTCTTGTGGTCGTAACTATGGCATCATAGATTTGTATTTAGAGCAAGGTATGACCTATCTAGAGGCAGTTGAAAAGTTGTTCAAACAAGTAGATATGGAATATAACTTTAATCAAAGAGGGGCTCAAACGTCCCCCTCTTACCAATATCCCAAAAGAGAGACCTATGATAGAACGCGAATACTTGAATACCTAAGTGTAAGAAAGATTAGTAAAGCGACGGCTGATTATTGTGATATTCAATGTGGAGAAAAAGATAGTATTGCTTTCCCATATTATGATAGCAACGATGTGCTTATGACTATGAAGTATCACGTTGGTCACAAATTTAATAAAGCCACAGACCACTCAAAATGTTGGTCTCAAGTGGGTGCATCATTTTCACCTCTACTATTTAATATGAATAGAGTAGACCCATCTAAACCATTAGTTATAACAGAAGGCGAACTTGACACTTTATCTGTCATCGAGTCTGGTTATAACAACGTTGTATCTATTCCAAATGGTTGTAGTAACACACAATGGGTAGCATATAACTGGGATTGGTTAGAACAATTTGATAAAATTATATTATGGTTTGACAGCGATGAACCAGGTGTAAAAGCAAGAAATGATGTTATTTATCGTTTAGGGACTTGGAGAACATACTATATTGAAATAAGTCCTGAAGATGTGGCAACGAATGGTGCGGTTCTTAAGGATGCCAATGAAGTATTATTCTTTAAGGGTAAAGAAAGAGTATTGCAATATATTAATAAGCCTTTAGAGATACCAGTTGAGAATGTATCAGATTTGTCAAAAGCAGAAGATTTTGACATAGAACACGCCGAGGGACTTTATACAGGCATTAAAGAACTGGATGACCAAATATACAAATTAACTTTTGGCACTTTAAATATCATTACTGGTAAAAGTGGTGAAGGTAAGTCGGTGTTTGTAAATCAGGTAGCAATTTGTCAAGCTGTTCAACAAGGTTATGATGTATTTGTATTTAGTGGCGAATTACCAGCACCTATTTTGAGAAATTGGGTTGAAACTAATATGATAGGTAGAGAATATATTACAATGAAAGATGGGCACGTTCGTGTGTTTAATCCAGAACAGCGAAAGTTGATGCAGAATTGGTATGCTGGTAAGGTATTAGTTTATGATGACGATTATAATACTACCGCAACAGCACTCCTTAATAAAATGGAGGAGTTAGCTCGTAAATGTGGGACAAAAGTATTTCTAATTGATAACTTAATGATGATTGATTTAGAGTGTACTGAAGAAGGTCGTCTTCAAGCAGAAAAAGAATTTGTTAATAAACTAATCTTTTTTGCTAAGAAATATAATGTTTTAGTATTCTTAGTAGCACATCCTCGTAAAACAGGAGAAATAAGAGTTACTAAGGAAGATATTGCTGGTAGTGGTAATATTGTAAATCTAGCACATATGGTATTTAGTGTTCATAGATATACTGCTAAAGAAAAAGAGGGCGAGACAAACACTAAAAATCAATATATAAGGGGTAAAGAGCCAATACCTGAAGACTCGTGTGTTGAGGTGTTAAAAAATCGTATAACTGGTATACTACCTTTGGTAAAACTGTACTTTGATTACCCTAGTTATCGTTTTTATAAAAAACCTTCTGAACTTTGGTTTAGGTATGGTTGGAATAAGGATACTAGTCCAATAAGAACGGACGACCCCAATCCACATAATGTTGTAGCAGAGGAGGTTTCACCGCTTTGATGATATTTACAAAAAATAAAGAAGAAGAGGCTTTGGTGCAAAGTTTCAAAGACAAACTTCAAGTGTTTAATAAATTTCATTTTGAAGAGGAACCTCATATATATTGGTGGCTCGATGAAAATGGTAACAGACGTCAAGCACAAACGTCAATGACGGCACTCATCCATTCTCATTCTCAGCCATTTGAGGCAGAAAGGATTGCCCCATTTACAGCTAAGAAATTACATATGTCCGTACAAGACGTATTGGATATGTGGAAGTTAGAAAATGACTTAGCAAAAGTAAAAGGTACTTATATTCACGCATTTAATGAATATATGTGGTCTAATAGGGAGTATTCTTATCCTAAAGATAAAGTTATAGAACAGTTTGGTTTTGATATTTTAGAGTCATTATGGCCAAGATTAACAAAAATCGCCACCGATTTCTACAATAGGTATAAAGACAAAATTATACCTATTGGCTTAGAGTTAGTAGTCGGTGACGAAGAACTAGAGATATGTGGAAGTATAGATTTCCTATGTTATTCTAGGAAATTAAAATCTCTAGTGATACTCGATTATAAATCAAATAAGGAAATTAAGTTCAAGCCATATAAGGGGCAGAAAATGACAGGATGTCTGTCACATTTAGATGATTGCAATTATATTCACTATAGTCTTCAATTAAATGGTTATCAATACATCTTGGAAAAGAAGACTGGTCTAAAGTTGCATAATGAACACTTCTTAATATGGATGAATGAAAATAATGATACTTATGAAATTTATAAAACTAAAGACCTGTACAAAGAAGCAAAAGCTATGTTACTAGAGTGTAAAGTTAACAAATCTTTAAATGACGAGTGTCCTTTTTAAAGGGACAGTTAAAGATTATATAACTTTTTTGCTAATTTGTCAAGGATAGTAAAAAAGGAGAGAAATATGTTTGAAAATACTGTTGCGTATAAACGCATAATGAAAAGAAAACTTCTTGCTGAGGCAGTTGAAAAGGCTAAAGAAGAAGGCATAGATTGGAAGATAAGACAATCAGAGAGCAAGTTCGCTTGTTTTGATAGAAAGTATTATCCTAAGGTATTATGGGATAGTGCTAAAGGGACTTATCATAAACCTAAGGAGGCTTAAAGATGGGAATGATACAAAAAGACAGGATTTTAAGACATCTAAAAGACTATGGTTATATTACATCTTGGGAAAGCTTCAGTGAATATGGTATCACTAGACTTAGTGCTATCATATATAATTTAAAACATATCGATGGTTATTCATTTGACGAAGAGTGGCAAACTCGTATTAATCGTTATGGTGAAAAGACATCTTTTAAAAAATATATATTGAAAACAAGGGAGGCTTAAATATATGGATATTAATGAATTAAGTGGTTGGGGAATATCTCAACAAATTGCTCAGATAGTAGAAAATGGTTTTACTTTTGACGAAGAAACTGGAGAAGTGTTTTTTACAACTGACGATTTAGATGCTTTAAATGAAGCACTAGATAATAAATTAGAGTCATTGGCTGGTATATATCAAATGTATGAGTCAAAGGCTGATGCTCTTAAGACTCGTAGCAAAGAAATTGCTGATAGAGCAAAGTCTTTTGAAAATAAGGCTGATAAAATAAAAAACTATATTGATAGTTTAATGAAGTCAAATCAAAAGGAAAAATTAGAGGTTGGAGATAAGAAATTATCATACAGAAAAAGTTCAGCTGGTAATGTAGTTGACGACTCTGAATTAAGAAAATATATTAATTCTAAGGATGAATACAAACAAAGATATTTCACATATGAAGAGCCTAAAATCTCTAAGAAAAATCTTAAAGATGATGTGTTAGCTTCAAAACAAGCAGATGGCAGTTATTCTTTAGTAATTCCTGGATTTGAAATAGTTGAAAATAAAAATTTATTAATAAAGTAGGTGTATTATGGAAAATAATATATCAAAAGATTTTAGAGTTTCTATATGTACGACTATAGAAGAAGCCGATATAATTTTAAATGCGTTGGCAGAAAAGGCTTTAAGAATAGAAGGTTTGAGGCAATACGTTTATGATAGTGTAAATGAACAAGTTAAAATGGTTAATCCTCCCAAAGAGGAAGAAAAGGTCAAAAAGGAAGGAAAAAAATAAATAATGGAAAATATTAAATTAGTATGTAAAGATTGTAAGAAAGAATTTGATTTTACAGTAGGAGAACAAAGATTTTATGAAGAAAAGGGGTTTGCTGCTCCAATTCGTTGTAAAGAATGCAGAGACGCTAAAAAGGCTCGTAATCTTGAAAGAGAACAAGCTAATAGCAACGCAGAAGAAGCTTTTGAAAATATGTTAAAAAAATTTCAAGCTAATACTGTAAAAATTGAAAAATAATAGGAGAGATAATATGGACACTAAAGAATTTAAAGGTGTCATTGAAGACATCGTAGATGCAAGAATAAGTAAAAAGGGAATTACGAAGTTCGTGTCTGCTGTTGTAAAAACAGTAAATAGTGATGGGAGCGTAGATGTTTATTTACCTCCCGATACAGAAAAAATCGTTTCTGGTGTCTTAAATAAAACTTGTGAAAGACTTTCAGTTGGGGACTCTGTTGAGTTGTGCACCAAAAACGGCAAAACAAGTAACGCTTGGGTATCAGTTAAACACGGGACTAATTTAGGAAGTTTACCTGAATTTATAAATTATAAAGATAATACCGAAGTAGCAACTAACGAATATAAAAACGGTAAAAGAGTATATGCAAAGAAATTAGTATTTACTACTGAATTACCCAAATCAGAAACGGAGACTGTTATTGCACACGATATTACTGGTATAACAGATATTTGGATAGATATGGGGAACTCTTATTTCCAGTTTGATGGTACGACTATGGTTAGATTTCCTTTACCTATTTTAAGTTATTACGAAGATTTTAGCAATAGAGTATATATAACGTGTGATAAATTTAACTTATATTTTTATCACGATACTAGGTGGGGAACTGCTTGGGAAAAGATTATTTTAGTTAAATACACAAAAGATTAAAAAGTCAGGGAATTTATCTTGACTTTTTTCTTCGTCTATGCTATCATTTATATGAAGATAGAGGGAGGCATAAAGATGGGTGAAGAAAAATGGAAATTTGTAGAAGAATATGGCAATAAATACGAAGTGTCTAATTTGGGTAGAGTAAAAAGCCATCATAAAAAAAAGCCAAAAATACTATTAATTAATTATAATACCCAAGGATATCCTTATGTTAATTTACATTATAATAAAACACATAAAGCAGAAATGATACACAGGTTAGTTGCGAATGCTTTTGTTCCAAATCCTAAAGGATATAATATTGTTATGCATTTAGATGATAACAAAACAAATAACAATGCTAACAATTTAAGATGGGGAACACAAAAAGAAAATTTATCTGCAAAGCATTTTAAGGAAGAACAAAGAAAATATGCAAAAAAAAGAGTAGGAACAAGAAATTCTTTTTATGGCAAACATCATACAGAAGAGGCCAGAAAAAAAATATCTGAATATGCTTTAAGAAGAGATAAAAGAAAGCATCCTAATAATAAAAAAATTATTTGTGAAGAAAAAATATTTTATAATATAAAAGAAGTTTCTAGCTATTATGGAATAAATTATAGCACTTTATGCTGTTGGCTAAATGGAACAAATCCTATGCCTGAAGAGTGGAAAAAGAAAGGTCTTGGTCATTATGGGGAATAAATATTACAATTATCATTGTCATAACCACAAAGGTAACATTAAAGCGTTGGATGTAATTGTCAAACAAGAAGATTACTGTAAGAGAGCAGTAGAATTAGGCCATGATGCATTTTTTACAACTTGTCATGGTATGCAAGGAGATATATTTGAAGCCACTACTTTGGCACATCAATACAACTTAAAGATGATTGTTGGTGCAGAATGCTATTATGTTCCTAATAGATTTGAAAAAGATAAATCAAACAGACATATCATTATTATAGCTCTTAATTATGATGGGATAAGAGAATTGAATGATATAATAAGTGAGTCGAATATAACTGGTATGTATTATAAACCAAGAATAGATGATGAATTATTGTTTTCTTTAACTCCATCAAATTTTATCATAACAACTGCGTGTGTAGCGGGCTTATGGGATAATAAAGAATTAATTTTAAGATTAAAAGATTATTTTGGTTTTAATTTTTATTTAGAAGTTCAAGACCATAATGTCGAGATACAAAAAGAAGTTAATAGATATGTGCTTGAATTAAGTAAAAGATATAATATAAGAATAATCCATGCAAATGATAGTCATTATATTTATCCTCAAGACTCAAAATATAGAGATTTATTTTTAAAAGCAAAAGGAATTATATATGAAGAAGAAAATGATTTTATTTTAGATTATCCTGACTACGATGAAATAGTAAAGAGATATGAAATACAAGGTGTATTAAACAAAAATCAAATAAGAAATGCGTTGGAAAATACTCTAGTTTTTGAAAATATTGATTGTAGCAACTATATAACTGATGACATTAAACTCCCAAGTATTTCTGACACTCCAAATGAAGCTTTAAAAGAGATATTAAATAATAGTTGGGAAAATATAAAGTCAGAAATTCCAATAGAAAACAGGCCTAAATATATTGATGCTATACGATATGAAATGGACATAATAGAAAAAACAAATATGGCTAATTATTTTTTAATAGATTATTATATTGCTAAAATTGCAAAGGAAAAATATAATGGAGTTTTGACAAAAACAGGAAGGGGGTCGGCTCCATCATTCTATACAACCCGTCTATTAGACTTAACAAATATAGATAGGTTAGCTTCTCCTATAACATTATTCCCTACAAGATTTATGTCTGTAGAAAGAATACTTGGGGCACGTAGTATGCCTGATATAGATTTAAACTCTGCTGATGCTGAACCATTTATAAAAGCCAGTAAAGATTTGTTAGGAGAAGAAAATTGTGAATGGATGATAAGTTGGAAGCCATTGCAAGAGTCTTCGGGATTTAGATTATATTGCAGAGCAATAGGACTAGACATAAATGAATATAATGATGTAGCTAAAGATTTAGATAAATATAAGGACGATAAAAAATGGGGAGAATTAATAGAAAAGAGTAAACCTTTTATTGGTGTTATAGAAGGCATTAGTGAAAGTCCATGTTCTATGTGTTTAGGAACAGAAAATTTACGAAAAGCAATTGGCTTGGTGAGAACACCAAATGATAAGATATGTTGTATGCTTGATGGTTATAATTGTGATAAATATAAATATCTAAAAAATGATTATTTAACAGTTACTGTATGGGCTATAATTAGGGATGTCTGTAACTTAGCAAATATTTCAATACCAACAATTAAAGAACTAGATAATTTGTTAGATGAAAAAACATTTGATATATACAGAGAAGGATTAACTTGTAGCATAAATCAGGCAGATAGTAACTATGCAACAGGGTTGGTAAAAAAATATGCTCCAAAATCTTTGGCTGAAATGAGTGCTTTTGTTGCTATTATAAGACCAGGTTGTGCTAGTCTATTAAATGATTTTATAGCTAGAAAAGAATACACGACAGGAGTTAAAGAATTAGATAATTTATTGGAAGATAGTGAACATAGATTGATTTATCAAGAGAGTATTATGAAATACTTAATTTGGCTGGGAATACCTGAGACTAGTTCTTATGATATCATAAAAAAAATAGCTAAAAAAAAGTTTAAAGAGCAAGAGTTGAAAGAACTCAAAGATAAACTTATTGAAGGATGGAAAAAACAAGTAGGGGGAGAAGAAGGATTTGAAGAAACTTGGAAAGTAGTAGAAGATGCTTCTCGTTATTCATTTAATTGTTCTCATTCTCTATCTTATGCTTATGATAGTTTATACGGTGCTTACTTAAAATCGCATTATCCATTGGAATATTATACCGTTGCATTCGATTATTATAAAGATGACTCTGAAAGAACATCAAAATTAACAGACGAACTTAAATATTTTAATATAAAATTAAGTAAGCCTAAATTTAGATATTCAAAATCATCTTACTTTATGGACAGAGAAACAAATACTATTTATAAAGGTGTTGCTAGTATAAAATATTTGAATGATGGTGCGGCAGAATATCTTTATTCATTACGTCATAACCATTATGATAATTTTATTAGTTTGTTACAACAAATTGAAGAAGATAGACAAATTAATTCCAGACAAATGGAAATATTGATACAATTACAATATTTTGATGAATTTGGCAAAAATAAAAAGTTACTTGATACTTATAAATATTTTAAGGCATTGTATGGAAGAAAGACATTAGTAAAAGAAAAGTTAGCAGACCAAGGATTGACAACAGAAGATATTATAGATTGTTATGAAAAAGAAACAGAAAAGCAGTATGTAAATGTAGACTATATGAAGATATTGGCTAATGTTGAGAAGAGAATACCTAATGAAATAGTGCCTATTACTGAACAAGTGTTGTTTGAGGTTGACGTTGTGGGGTATATTAGTATGATTTATGATGTAGACAAACGTTATTGTTTAGTAACTGATATTGATACTAAATATAGTCCTAGAGTAACACTATATTCATTAGGCTCTGGTAAAGAGGTCATTTGCAAAATAAGCAAAACACTATTCAATGAAAAACCATTCAAGAGAGGACAATTAATCAAGTGTGGCAGGTTCTTTGAGAAGTATAAGCAACGTAAAACTGAAAATGGTTGGGAACAGACTAAAGAAAAAGAATGGTGGTTAAATGACTACGAGCTAATTGATAATTTAGAAATATAAAAAAGGAGTAAAGAAATGAAAAATAAATTAAAATTAAAGATATTAAGATTTATTAATTCTAACCATAATTGGCGGGCTATTTTATCAGCCCCTCCATACAATTTAATGTTTAGAGATTTTGATGGTTATACTTTAATTAAATATAGTCAATTATTTTCTGACTTTAAAGAACCGATGGTTAGAGAGGCGAGAGGTTTTATAATAAAAAAAGAAGGGTACAAATATGTGCCTGTATGCATTCCGTTCACTAAATTCTTTTGTGTTGGAGACCCGAACGCACAGGATGCTTTATATAAGTTAGCACATCGTGATGAATGGTACGTGGAAGAAAAAATAGATGGCAGTTTAATTAAGTTATGGTGGGATAATGACGAATGGCATATTTCTACTAGTGGCACAACAGACGCCGAAAAAGCAGCCGTTCAATTTGAAATGAATGATATTACTAATTACAAGCAATTATTTATGTACGCGTCTAAAGATAAAATTGATTACGACAGATTAGATAAAAGATATACTTATATGTTTGAACTTATTGGATTAGAGAATAAGGTAATTGTCCCATATGAGAAAGAAGATGTTTATTATTTAGGACGTCGTGATAATTATACTTTATTAGAAATGCCATATTTTGATGACGATTGTGCTGGTGTAGAAAAATGCAAACGCCCTAAATGTAGAATTGTAAAAGTAAATAAGAACCCTAAAAAAGTAATGAAAGAATTGCAAAAAGAGGTAAACAGTTTTACTAAGGAACACGAACATTTTGAGGGATATGTAATTTCAGATAAGGGTTTGAAAACTAGAGTTAAAATGAAGTCAACTCAATATATGGAATTATTCTTTCAAAAGGGAAATGGTATTTTCTCCCCACGCAAAATATTATTAATGATATTAGACCAAAAAGACGATGATGTCTTATCATCATTTCCAGAGTACAGACCTCAATTTGATGATGTAAGAAGGGCTTTTTGTGTTTGGCTTGAAGCAGTTAAGAACGATTTAAGATATATGGATGCTCGTAATTGGGATGACAGAAAGAAATTTGCCGAATGGGCTAAAGGTACGACGTGTCCATCAATTGTTTTTAGTGCTTTCAATAATGAAGAAAGATTAGACGGGGATTGGTTAGAGAGGCAAGTGAGAAAAATACAAATTTCAAACTTGGCTATTCAGATTGGAATTGAAGAAAGAAAGGAAAATAAAACAGATGTTTAAAGATTATAAAAGGATGTTTATATTCGATACAGAAACGAGTAGTCTAAACCCTCAACCATTTGGTGAGATACTAGAACTTGGAGGAATATTACTTACTAAAGAAAAAGGAGAAGGACGATTTACATCTCGAGAAGATATAGATGTATTAGTCAAAAACAAATATCCTATTTTAAATAGCAATATTCACCATATAACAGCTGAAATGTGTCAGGGCGATGGAGTTACTAAGGAAGAACTATTTGAGCTCCTAAGAGGCATTTTTGGGGATTATAGCGATACATTAATTGTGGCATATAATTCGCCGTTTGATATGAAGTTTGTAAGGGCGTTTATGGAAGAAATGTCACCAGGTTATAAAATTACGAACCCAGTATTAGATATGTTAGAAGTTGCTAGGGATAGAACTGGTTTATATAGAGGTAATAAACTTTGTGATATGATTGTGAGATATGACGTTAAAGATGTACAAAATTCACATAGAGCCTTGGACGATTGCAATGCTTTATTAGGGGTTATGAGGGCAATGTGGGTTGAAAAGTCAGATTTGGAAAATTATATTAGGAGGTAATTATGTCTAAACTTTATTTCAGATATGGGGCAATGGGAAGTGGTAAGACTTCTGCATTGCTACAAGTTGCATATAACTATGAACAAAAAGGAATGCATATAGTATTAATCAAACCACAAATAGATACTAAGGGAGATAATAAGGTTGTTAGTAGGATTGGGCTAGACAGATATGTAGATATTTTATTAGGAACGGACGATAAAATATTACAAAAAATGCAACCTATAAAACCTGATGCCATAATTGTTGATGAGGCTCAATTCTTAACACCTGAACAAGTTGATGAATTGTATTATATTACAAAAGAATACGATGTCCCTGTTTTATGTTATGGGTTGCGAGCAGACTTTAGAATGCAAGGTTTTCCTGGTTCCACAAGATTATTGCAAATAGCAGATGATATAGAAGAATTAAAAACTATTTGTAAATGTGGGGCTAAAGCAACTCAAAATCTGCGAATACAAGACAATATGCCAGTATTTGATGGACAACAAGTTATAATAGATGGAACTACTTCAGCAAGATATGAAGGTGTTTGTGGAAAATGCTATCTCAAATTAAAGAGAGGTAAAAGATGATGATATGTACTATTTAGTTACAACATATCTATTATATATGGTGTAACAATAAATATAATAACAATTATGGTAGTAAAAATGATTGGAATAAAAAACCTATCATACAATTAGATTTATCTGGCAATTATATTAGAGAATTTGGTAGTATTATAGAGGCCGCTAAATATATTAATAAAAATCATTCACATATTAGTCAGTGTGTTTCTGGTAATAGAAAGACTGCATATGGTTATATATGGAAACTAAAAAAGGAGAAATAATTATGAATGAGAAAGCAAGGAAAGAGCATATAAAAAACCGTCTGAAAGCACATTATAAGTATATTGAGTCTTTAGGCTATGAGATAGTAGGAGTATTTTTACAAGGTAGTCAGAATTATAACTTGGATATTTACGAAAGTGATTATATGTCTGATGTAGATACTAAGTGTTTAGTAATTCCAAAACTAGACAATCTTATAAAAGGTTCTGCTATGGTATCAACCAAATACGATTTTGAAGGAGAACAAATCGATGTAAAAGACGTAAGAGTAATGATGGAGATGTGGAAGAAGCAAAACCAATCTTATATAGAAATACTATTTACTAAATATAAATTGATTAATCCTAAATACAAGTCGTATGTTGATGAAATTATTGCTATGCGAGATGATATAACTCAAATGAACATACCACAGTTAGCACGTTGTATTAGCGGCATGAGCAAAGAAAAAGTTTGTGCTTTAGAGCACGAATATCCAGCAACAATAGAAAAAATTAAGAAATTTGGTTATGACCCTAAACAATTGGCTAGTATAATCAGATTAACACATTTGATAGAAAATCTATTTGAGAAAAATAAAAAGTTTGAAGATGCCATTGTATATCACAATGGTGAACTTAGAAACTATATGATAGATGTTAAAAAGGGCAAAATAGAATTAGAAGAAGCCAGAAAATTGGCTGAACTATATGATACTAAAACTAACGCAATAAAGGACGATGTTGTAAAACAATATGGCAAAGATAATTTTAATTCAGAAATATGTGAGAAGTTAGAAACAGCTATCTACAAGCTTGTTAGATTTGGCATTATTAGCGGTGTAATAGAAGCACGACAAAACGCTTTTAAAGAATTATGTAATATGATGGTTTCAAGTGATTGCGATGATGCCACAGATAAAGTTATAAAAGAATTATCAGTGGAATACAAGGAGAATTTCTTAGATTATTATAAATAGGAGGTTCTTTTATGAGAGAAATTACTAGAGAAATGATTAAAGAGTACAGATTAATGAAGTTGGGTTATGATTTTATGGGCTATGAAATTAAAAACAAACAAGATTTAAGTTTTCATCATTTAATAGCCCCTAGAAGAAATTGTAAGGCTTTAGGTCTTGGAGAAGGCTATTTAAAATGGAATGGCTCTATTCTTAATCAAAATACGTCGCACGATTATTTACATTTGATTGAGGCAAAAGACTTAGATATGTTTATGGCTATTACTAGTGAAATGATAGACCAAAATATCAAAGGTTGTCTTGATATAGAGAATTTGAGAAGAATAAGAGATATATTAGAGTGTTTTGAAAGAGAGCATTCGTCGGATAGAGGTAAAAAGGGTAGGTTGTTAATAAAGGACGACTATGTGAGACGTAGAAAATTTTAGTAAGTAAGGAGGAATTGACTATGAAGAAAAAAATATTTGCGGTATCGGACATCCACGGCGAATATGAAATATTAATTAAAGGATTAAAAGAGGCTGGTTTTGATGAAGACAATCCAGAGCATTTATTGGTTAGTGTTGGAGATGCTTTTGACCGTGGAGGAAATGCTTTGGCGGTATATGAATATTTAAAAAGATTATCTGATAAAGGAAGTGCAGTTGTACTAAAGGGTAATCATACTGGTTTCTTTACAGGATATTTAGATGGTACAATCTTATCACCATTTAACTATTATAATAACGGGACAAACGAAACTATGGCTGACTTTTTACACGAAACAGCCCCATTTGAGATGTATTGTGTATTAAGAGAAATAGACCAGCCAACCTATGGCGATTTTGCAGACTGGATTGGTAGAGCTAGACAAGAAATAAACAAAGAGTTCCCAGAACTATTAGAATGGCTAAATACAAGACCATATTATTTAGAAACAGAAAATTATATATTTACTCACGGGGCAATAGACACAAATGCAAAAGATTGGCACAAGCCACATTGTGAAAGATATCATTTTACAGATTGGGATGCCTTAATGTGGGATGATGGAAGTTTTTTTGAAAAAGAGATAAATAATACAAATAAAACCGTCGTAATTGGTCATTTTGGAACGGCTACTTTAAGAGAAATGTATGGCTATTCACCAAATAGAAACCTAAAAGGCAGTTTTGACATATTAAAAAGAAAGGATGGACGAGTTATTGCAATAGACGCAACAACTAATCTTTCTAAAAAAATTAATGTGTTAGTATTAGAAGATGAAGAAATTATAGATAATATATAATCTCTTCATTACAATAATAAAGAAGGAGGGAATATTTATGAAAAATGATACAAAAAAGAAAATAATGGAAGTTTTAAATTGTTCAAATGTGCAAAATTCCAATGCTAACGTGGACGAATATTCATTTGGTGGTAGAAAGTTTGAGGCTGCTGGTATCTTATTAAAAGAAGTTGCCAGAGATGAATTTATTGAACCAGATGTGTGGGAAGCATTTCAAGATAACCGTATTTATATTCACGATATGGATAACTATGCAACAGGTATGCATAACTGTTTATTTATAGACTTTGCAAAACTATTTAAAGATGGCTTTACAACTAGAAATGGCGATGTGAGACCACCTAGAAGTATTAGTACAGCGATGCAACAAGTAGCGGTAATATTTCAATGTCAAAGTCAAGTTCAATTTGGTGGCGTAGCAAGTGCTCACATTGATTTTGATTTAGCACCATTTGTTGCAATGTCTTTTAAGAAACATTTTAAAGATGGACTAAAATATGTTTATGAAGAGCCATTAAATTGTTACATACCACCAGAAGAAGAATGGTGCATTGGAAATAAAGAATTACAAGAAAAATATTCAAAGGCATACAATTATGCTATTGATATGTTAGAAAGAGAAGGTATGCAAGCTGCTCAAGGTTTATATCACAACTTAAATACTTTAGAAAGTAGAGCAGGTAGTCAATTACCATTTACATCTATCAATTTTGGTAGAGATACTAGTGAAGAGGGTAGAATGGTCAGTAGATGGCTATTAATGGCTAGTTTAGATGGTATTGGCAAATTTCATAGAACCAGTATATTCCCTATTGCTATATTTCAACATAAAAAAGGTATTAATGCAAATCCAGGAGACCCTAATTATGATTTGAAACAGCTAGCAATAAAATCATTATGTAAGAGAATTTATCCTAACTTTGTAAACTGTGACTTTAGTGGCAATATTGAAGACCCAGAAAATCCTGATACTTACAACTGCACAATGGGTTGTAGAACTGCTATGTCATACGATAGACACGGTTTTGGTTATTCAAAGGTTGGACGTGGTAATGTAAGTCCCGTTACTATCAATTTACCAAAAATTGGTTTAAAACACGGAATTGCCTTAGGGACACGTAAAACAGCCGACATAAATGGTTTTTGGAAGGAACTAGATGAAGTGTTGGCTATTGTGGAAAAAGCCCTAGTATCACGTTACAATCATATTTGTAATCAAAATCCAAAAGCTGCTCCATTTATGTATAAAAACGAAACTATCAGAGGTTTTGATGGTAAAAACATCGCTAGTGCTATGAGGCACGGTTCTCAAGCAGTTGGCGTACTTGGTATCGCAGAAATGTGTCAAGCGTTGTTTGGCAAGAACCATTTAGACCCAGAAGTACATCAATTTGTAACAAAATTAGTACAACATATTAGTAACTTTTGTAAAGAAGCATCTGAAAGAAACGATTTAAACTTTGGTGTTTATTATACCCCAGCCGAAAGTTGTTGCTATACTATATGTAAAAGAACACGTGATGAATTTGGAGAAATCCCTAATATTACAGATAAAGAGTTCTTTACCAATAGTATTCACGTTCCTGTGTGGGAAGAAGTCGACGTCTTTAAGAAAATTGACATAGAGGCTCCTTTATGTAAATACGGGACTAGTGGTTGTATTACTTATACTGAATTTGAAAGCAAGATTATGGATAATCCTGAAGCCGTAGAACAAATTATTAACTACGCAATGGATAATGATGTGCCTTATTTTGCAATCAATTTCCCTATTGACACCTGTTTAGGTTGTGGTTATAGTGATGATATAGCTGACGAATGTCCAATTTGCCACAGTACAAATATTGAACATTTGGCTCGTGTAACAGGCTATTTAACTACAGATGTATCTCATTTTAATAAAGGAAAACAAGAGGAAGTAAAGTATAGATATAAACACACTAAAAAGACTTTTGGTGATGAGAATGACAAATATTAAAATTATGGGCATTGCTCATAATAGTGTCGTTGATGGTGTAGGCATTCGTGATGTAATATTTACAGCAGGATGCCCTCATCATTGCTATGGTTGTCATAATCCTGAAACGTGGAATATTAACAATGGTAAAGATTACACTATACAAGACATTATTAAAGAGCTAAATACTCATTGTAACTTAACACTAAGTGGTGGAGAGCCATTCATACAAGCGAAACAATTAACGGAATTGATTTTAGAATACAAAAAGATTAAACCAGAGCTTAATGTGTGGGTATATAGTGGCTATACTTATGAAGAAATAGTTAAAGACCCTATTAAATTAGAATTGTTAAAACAATGTAATATACTGGTAGATGGTCATTTTGAATTAGATAAGAAAATTAGAGGTCTTAAATTTAGAGGTTCTACGAACCAAAGAATTATAGATATACAAGCCAGTTTAAAGGCTGGTAATGCTCAATTTTCACCAGAAAATACCGTATAATGGTATTGAGAGGCGAAAATAAAGTAAGAAAGGAAGAAAATTATGAAAGAAAAAATTACAGAAGAATATGAAAAATTTGAAAATATTATGAAGGGGAAAGACAATCAACTATGTGCTTTAATACTAACTGATATTATGGCATCATTAATTACTGTTTATAAAGATGATAAAGGAGAAATCAATAAAGATTATACAAAATTTGACAATATGGTTAAAAACATTAAAGAATTATTAAATAGTGTTGATACAATTCCCACAATTGATTTGATTAAAGTGACACAAGAAAATCTTGATAGTATTAAGAGAATAACAGACGAGTGCAAATATTCTATGAGAACATTGTCTTGGATAAAAAATGATTTGTTAAAAGAAGAAGATGTTAAAAAAGGAGGAGAAAAGGATGCGTAAATTTGAAAGAGTTAGCGATAAAGAATGGAATAAGACTATAGGAATTGCTTGTACTACAATATATAATAGTATTTTACCAAAACGTAGCACAAAAAAGTCTGCTGGGTACGACATTTATAGCCCTATTGATGTGACAGTTCCCTCTCATGGAATGGTTAAAATTCCTACTGGTATTAAAGTTATGATGGAAGATGATGAAATACTATCAATTTATCCTAGAAGTAGTATAGGATTTAAGACTGGTATCCGTCTAGCTAATACTGTTGGTATAGTAGATGCTGACTATTATGGCAATCCTGACAACGAAGGGCATATATTTATTAAATTATATAATCCAACAGATACTGCTTATGAAATAAAGACTGGAGATAAAATTGCTCAAGGTATTTTTACTAAATATTTGATTGTAGACGACGAAGAAGAAATCAAAACAGAACGTTCTGGTGGCTTAGGTAGCACAGGGAAGTAAATTCTATATTGACAACCTCACTTGTTTTTTGATATAATCTAATTAATTAAAAGAAGGAGGAAAATAATGGAGACAATAAAAAGTATCTTAATTATCATACTTTTATCTCTAATGATTATCTTTGTGATTGCCGTTATTGTAGACAGTATTCGTATTGAATTACGTAATACAAGACTAGATAAGAAATTAGAAATCGCTTTTGATGAGTGTATAAAGAAAATACAAAAAGCTGAAGCAGAAGTAGAAGAAACTAAGACAGAACCAACTACTGATTATTCGTCTGAAAACATATTAGCCCTTAAAAAGATGGCTAAAGAAAAAGGCATCAAAGGCTACTATAATATGAAAAAAGATGAACTAGTAAAAGTTCTAAGTAAATAGAGGATGATAAATCCTCTTTTTTTTACGTTTTTACATTGACTTCATACCACAAATATGATATAATTATCTTAATAATAAGGAGGAGATAGAGATGCCTTTACATATTATAATAAGAAATATAAAATATTGGCTTCAAAGAAGAACTAGAGGATGGTCTGATGATGAGACTTGGAATTTGAATTATGAGTTTATTTTATGGTTAAACTCCAGATTTAAGAAGTATAGAGAACAAGCGATAAAAATAGTAAACCTAGAATATTACAAATTTGAATATAAAGATAAGATATATACTCAATTACAAGTTATAGATAGAATTATAGAGTTAACAGACTATATAATAAACAACGACTATTATGAAATGATGTGGTCTGATGTTGAACATTTAGAGGCAATGAAGAATGAAATATTTGACCTATTCAAGATGTCATTTGGTGCTATGTGGTGGTAATGTTATTAAATTATGAATATATTGTTAAAATATCATAACAAAATAACATCTCTAATTGCACTTTTTATGAGCAATGTGAGATAATATGTATAATACGTCATATACTATATTATATGTTGATAATAACGCTTGTAAATGCGTTTTTTAGAACAATTATACCACAAATTTAAAACGCCTCCCTATGGGGCTAAAAATAGCCTTAAAAGAGGTGCTTAAAAATAATTATTTTTTGTAAAAAAAAGTATTGACAAGGCAAAAATGCTATGCTATACTGGGTGTGTAATTTGAAAGAGGAAACTTCATAATACCTTTAAAATATTTTCCCAACAGTAGCTTTAAACTTTTCTTTAGACTTATAAAAGATTAATGCTTTGGATTTATAATGCAGTGTTCCTCTTCCTTATTACAATATATAATAAAACCCTCAAAAAGTCTTGAAACATATATTATATCATATATTTTCAGATTAGTGAACTATTTAATTTTAGCACAACCGCCTATTTTGAGGCATTTTGCTGACTACTTTTGGGATACTAATTTTATTGTTTGAAATCCCAACTTATAAGAAACCCTATATTTGCTAGGGTTTCTTTTGTTTATTACAAAAATATTATTTATAGATAGAGGGAGCATTGAGTTGCTCTTTTTTATTTTATAGAAAGGAGAAAAAAAATGATTACAAACGAAATATACTTTTTTAAAAATCAATCATCTGTAAGCACAAGCGACTCATTGTATAACGTTAATGATGGTGTCCTTATTTTACAAGTTGATGGCAATGCTAGTAATTTAGAACTATCAGTATTAGGTAACACCGATTTAGTTGATGACGATTTTGTTGCTTTAAAGACAATTAATGCTACTGATTATAGTATGAGTGATAAAATCACCTCTACAGGTATTTATTGGATAGATATTAATGGAATTAGGAAGGTTAAACTTAATTTAAGCAAAATTACTGGTTCTGTAAATGTCAAAGCCCTTACTAAAAGAGGTTTAACAACAGATTTAGTTGCAAGAGCGATGGCAGCTAATGCTTCTGGTGGTAGTTCTTATACTTTACCTGTAGCTAGTGCAGCAACATTAGGAGGAATAAAAGTTGGAGGCACACTAAGTATTACCAATGAAGGAGTTGCTAATGTAAATACTGAAACTATCGCTACTAAGAAATATGTCGATGATACATTAGGGGAAATAGAAAGTCTGTTAGGAGGTATTTAATATGAGTGTAGCAAGTGAAATAGCAAGATTACAAAATGCTAAAGCAAGTATTAAAACTTCTATTGAAAATAAAGGTGTAACTGTTGGTGATGGAACAATTGATACTTATGCGAGCAAAATTGATGAAATATCTACAAGTAGTGCTGTTTTAGGAACCAAAACGATAACTGCTAATGGCACATATAAAGCAATTGATGACAATTTAGATGGGTATAGTCAAGTTACTGTTGAAACAAGTGGTGTTGATATTAATGATTATTACAATTTAACTAAAAAAAGAACTTTTGGTAATATTACATATTATATTAAAACAATTCCATTAATTGATACAAGTTCTTATACTAATATGGAGTCGCTTTTTAGGGTTTATGAGTCATTAGAGTCTATACCTTTACTGGATACTAGGAATGTTACAAATATGAGACGTATGTGTGATAATTGTGACAATTTAAAAACTTTTCCTGCTTTTGATACATCAAAGGTAACAAATTTTTATAATACATTTTATTTTTGTAAAAATTTAAGAGAATATCCTAGATTAGATTTTTCTAGTGCCAATAGTATTCAGGGAATTTTTTATGGCTGTTATCGTTATGTAAAATTTAATGGACTTAAAAATTTAGGAAAAGCGTATGATACATCATCTAGTGCAAATAATTCTAATTATAGATTAGATATTAGTAATGGGAAAGATGGAGAAATAATATTGGCAACAAATATAGACCATGACAGTTTAATGAATGTAATAAATGATTTATATGATATTGCTAGTAAAGGGGTAGCAACCCAACAATTAGTACTAGGCAGTGGAAATCTTGCAAAACTAACTGCAGAAGAAATACAAATTGCTACGTCGCGTGGCTGGTCAGTTTCATAATTTAGAAAGGAGAAATTAATATGCAATTAATTTATTGGACAAAACCAAAAATGATAGTAAGTAGTGAAGGAAAAATGATACGTTCTAAAAATGATATATATATTCCTGCAAAGTATGATGAACAAGGTAACTTAATAGAGCCTGAACACAAACCATATTATTCTACTACAATTTTTGTTCCAGATAATTTTACCGAAGAAGAAATGAACGAGTTGTATATTGAGGAAGAAATAAATAATTAATTGAAGACCCTACTATTTATTAGTGGGGTCTTCTTTATTTATTGGCTTAAAAAAATGTTTTAATAAAAACCCTATTCTAAAATCAATCATCAAAGAACGATGAGGTTATTATAGATTTATTCTATAGTAGCCTCTTTTTTTTACATTTTTTCAAAGATAAAATCGAGCCCATTTATTCTTTATATAGTGTATAGTATAAAATAAAAAAAAACATTGACAAACAATGCTTTTTATTCTTTAAAATTGGTACAGGGAATAGGACTTGAACCTATAACCCCACCCTTATAAGGAGTGTGTTCTAACCATTGAGCTATCCCTGTATATGGAGCACCTAATAGGATTTGAACCTATGCTCAGGGAGTTGCAGTCCCTTGCCTTACCACTTGGCTATAGGTGCATTGGTGGTTAAAATAATTAACCATTCACAGTGTTCACCTCTTTATAATAACAAAACAAGTGCGTCCCTCTCGAGCGAGACGCAGAAAACTAGGTCGCCGACATAAATGCCGTCGACTGCTCTTTACATCAGCCACCACGCAAAAGATAATTCTTTTTCCCCTGAAACCAACTGAAAACCTGCCTTACTCAGTCGGATTTTGCCTAACCCATAATAAACTATTAGACGTTCCAAAACAGCTCTAAGAAGCCCTTTTTAATTCCTCGTAGTCACAAATAATTTGTTGAGGATATTTGACATTAATTCCTAATGACGACACAGATGACAGTATGTCTTTTTTATCATCCACTAATAATACTTGAGTATTCATTATTCCATTTATTTTTAGGAACCATTCAATATAATCGCTCTTACGCTCTCCAGGATGTAAGAAAAATGATTGAGAAATGTTAGGAAAGTATTTGTTCAACCATTCTATCTTCTCTTTTATTCCAAAGGCTCCTCCTTGTACTTGAGATATTATAATGAATTTAGCTTTAGGATATAAAGTGTTTAGTGCATCAATAACGATTTGGATTGGGCGTTTATTAATATACATCCCATCACAAAATTCTATGTCTTTACAGGTGATGTTCTCTGCTATTGTATTATCCATATCAACAAACACATAACTAATCATTATTGTCGCCTCCTAACAATCTTAATGCCTTTTGATAATCATATATAGTAAACCCTAATTGACAATCGCATCTAACCAACACAGGTAATAAATGACACATATCAGAGTCGTCGTCAATGATTATAAATTTGTTTTTAAAATTGTTGTCATCAATCCATTTTTGTATTTCTAGTCCTCGTGCTTGATATAATATTGGCGTCATACCTATTACTTTAATACTAGGATTAAACCCAGATTTAGTAATGAGGTCTTGTAATTGCGTTAACGTCATACCAATACGCCAAGAACTAGAAACGACTATATCATAAGGTATTTTATTATATAATTCATTAAGCCACCCAATTGCCTGTTTATTGTTAAGAGATGTACGACCAACTTTATGTATATTGAAAGACCAAGAACCATCTTTATCTTTTTCCCAATATATAGTCTCTACAACTCCATCAAAATCTAAAAAGACAACGGGTTTTGAATTACTCATAACATACCTCCGTATTCTTTTGGCTGCCAGGGTAAGGCTCGAACTTACAATGACTGGTGTCAAAGACCAGTGTGTTTACCAATTCCACCACCTGGCAATAAATATTCTCCCAAGGCTTCTAAAGTTTCTTGGGATAGGACTTATACATAAGGCTTTAAGAGTTTGTACTTAACCCAAAGTTTCTTATGATGCCATAAGTGTAAAGGGGTAAAAAATGAAATGAAAACATTTTCTGGTGCACCATCCAAGAGTCGAACTTAGTACCCCACGCTTATCAAGCGTGTGCTCTAACCAAATGAGCTAATGGTGCAAGGAAGGAAAATTAATTCCCACTTAATAAATGTATAAGACTGTCTTTTGTTATATTACTTAATGATAAATCAATGTCGGCATCCATTGTTTGAATACTGTCTTGTGAAGTACCATCAGGCATTACAGTTCTTTGTATAATACTATATTGTGGCTGGTCTATAACTATTGCACCAGCATCTTTTAATAAGTCATTTAATTTTAATTGTAGCGTATTGTATGTGCGTAGATAATCAAATGAGCCCATTGTAATACTGTTTCTAGTAGATGTACTGCATCCTCTAGGGGTTCTAACATCACCACCAGCACTAAAGTCGTTGAAGTAAAATTTTACAGTATCTCCTATGGTAATTAAACCAAGAACCTTTTGTCTTTCTGTATTCTTTATTTCCATATCAATCTTTTCGATTATATCGTTAGGATTAATTACATAATTTTTACGAATAGCAGATGAATTTGCAGGAGCTTTTGCTAAAATAAACTCAAATGGTACGTCTTTAGTATTACTAGTAAACATATTCAATGTAATTAAGAACGCACCGTGACCATAATTACGTCCCACGTAGAACAATTCAGTAGCTCCATTTGGTGCTGGGGCATCTGTAATATCGCCACTAAACAAAATATCTGATGCAGAACTTCTATAAGAAGCATCCCAACCAAATACTTCATTCTTGTTCATTTGTTTTAAATCAAGGTCTACTCTTTCTTCTCTATTAGGTTTTATCTCACCATAGAAACCTCGAGATTGATATTTACCATCGCCTGGTAAATTTGTCCAATGAACACCATATACCAAATCATCAATTCTAGGAACTTCAATATACGAACCAGCAGGAATATTACCATTAAATTGTTTTTCACTTGTAGGGGCTGCGTATGTAATATTGTTTGGTATGTATATATATTTACCTTTTACATTTGTTGAAATTCTATCAACCAAGTGAGTCTTAATAATTTGACTAATATCTTCTAATTTTTTGATATATGCTTGTGTTTTTGGTGGCAGATTTGTAACGTATGATTTGCCATTTCTAATCTTGTATACCACATTATTATTACCATATAATCTATACAATATCCCGTTTAATATTCTAATCTCTCTAAAGATAGTAATATTATCAAGAGCACTACATAGCTCATTAACATTAATATTAACGTTAGTATCGGTTAAGCAGTCTAAAATATTTCTTTTTAGTGGTTTGTGATTATTATTAGCCATCTTTCTTAATTTATTGATAAGTGCATTAATACTTTTACGAACAACCTCGTCTTTTTCAGTTCTGCACTCATCTTGTTTTATCTTTAATGCAAGAAATAGATTTTTATTTCTTAAGAATATTGAAGACAACTTTTCATAGCCATTTGGAGTTTTGATAACATATAGTTGTAACATATTTAATGCTTTAGCTTTATCACTTTTCTTTATGGCTCTAATAGTATCTGCATTTTGTATTTTTAAAGTGCCATTTGTAAGTTTAAATAATAAAAATCTCAAGAACTCTTCTGGGTTACGTGGCATAATGTTATATTTATCATATAAGGTAGTTTTTATTTCTCTATTGACAATTTCGTCAAATCTATTTTTGTCAATAAAATCTGATAAAACCATAACATCTTTGACCGTTTGTTTAGACAACGCAATACCACTAGTTAAAAGTCCCATTAATTTTTCAGTTAGTTGTTCTGATGTATAAGGTTTAATTGTAATTAGTTCAATATTATCAACATCTAACTCTGGGATTTCTAACTTTTCTTTAGGAATATACACTAAATCCTCACGATAAATACCTAAACTCTCAAAACCATAAGTTGTAATATAGTGCATAATTTGTTGAGCAATTAAATCTTCAATAGGTGCGTTACGAACTATTTCAAAATCTTTATGGAATGTTTGGTTCCATTTTTGACCGTCTTTACCATATAATTCGATAGCCTCTTTAACTACTGCTTCACTAGCACTACTTGGGATTAATAAACCATATTTTAATCCTTCTTCTGAAACACTATTAGATTTTTCTCCTAAAAAACCTTTGAATAATCTTAATACCTCTTTTTCCATTTCTTTCATTCTCCTTTTTTACTTAATACGTCGGAAGGTAATATTATGACTGGTGCCTTCAACCACTTGGCTACTCCTCATAAAATGAAGAGGGTGGATTTGAACCACCGTATACCAGTGTACTCTTTTTAGTATTAAAGGAACCCTCTATGACGTAATTATATTAAAAGGCGAAGAGTAACTAATTCGTTGCTCTACCCAATTGAGCTAATCGCCATCACTGGCGATATGGGACTCGAACCCATAACTTACGGCTTACCATGCATTATAAACAGGAACTCTTTATGCCTAATAATTAAATCAAATAGACGAGAACTAATAATCGTTGGAGGTGAACCAACCAAACCGCTTATTGTTAATAAAAAGGAAGTTCTTATGTCTATTAAATACAATATTTGAGACGAAGAGTAAATCTAAACCATTTACCTAATCAATTGTAATAAAGGAACTCTTTATGTCTCATATCATACTGTCAACTATATAATATCATAATACTACTTAGTTGTCAAGCATTATTTATAAATTTTGGCGTTAGGTGTAGGATTTGAACCCACGGTACGCTTTCACGTACGCTTGATTTCAAGTCAAGTGCTTTAAACCGAACTCAGCCAACCTAACATTTATTTTTAAAATTTAGTGGTCGGAGAAATTGGATTTTCACCAATAAGGTGGTTATTCCCACGTTTCCTCTCTTGTATGTGACTATATTATATAATCCAATAATACAAAACGAGTTGTCGTATTACCCACACCCTGCCTCCAGGGTCACGCTAGATATTACGTGAATATTCTCCGAAATGGTGCGGGTTTACGGACTCGAACCGCAGACCCTCTGCTTGTAAGGCAGATGCTCTAACCAACTGAGCTAAACCCGCAATTATGGAGTGGGAAACGGGACTCGAACCCGCAACAGTCTGCTTGGAAGGCAGAGACTCTACCAATTGAGCTATTCCCACATAAGTGATAGCCCCTTAAAAAATATAGGGGCAAGTTCTTAACTCCTTCTACCATACACATTTGGTCAGACAATTCCTATTTGTATAAACCGTTCTTTAGTATGGCTTAAATACGAGGGTGTTAAAACTTATTTTTAACCTTTTCAATTATTTCTTTTAACTTATCTGTAACGTTGATTTCTTTTTTGTTTTTAGTGTCCCTCACAACTATATCTTCGCCCAGAACTATGAATAATAATAAAATAATAATAATTAATATTACTCCCATTGTTTCAACCTCCTACTTTTTCAATGGCGTCTTAGGAAGGACTCGAACCTTCAACCTATTGGTTAACAGCCAACCGCTCTACCGACTGAGCTACTAAGACAAAATGGTGACTTCAGAAACCAAATTATTCTATGATTATAGAGTTATTTTCCAAGTATTTTATCATTGATTTTAATACTTCTTGATAAAACTCTTTTCCCATACATTCTGTAGTGACTTGAAAACTTCTCGTTTCACCTTCACAACCATTTTCATATGGGTCTTTCAAATTAGAATAAATATCTAATTCTCCAAAACCAGGTGTACCGTGCCATAAACATTTAATATGCCCTTCTCTAATAACAACACCATCAACCTCGATTTTTCTATCTTTCATACTTATTCTCCTTTTAAAATGGCGTCCACTAGAGGGCTCGAACCTCTGCGTCAACTTAATCGACCTAAGAGTTTAGCAAACTCTCCTCTTCACCAACTTGAGTAAGTGGACATTAAATTGGTGCTCCTGAATGGATTTGAACCATCACGGGATTACTCCCAACGGATTTTAAATCCGTTGCGTCTACCTATTCCGCCACAAGAGCATTAAAATGGTGCCGACACCTCGATTTGAACGGGGAACCTATCGCTTACAGGGCGATTGCACTACCGTTGTGCTATGTCGGCATAAAATAGGATAAACTACATAGATGAAGGTACGTACAGCATCACTATCGGCTTTTAATTTTTACTCGTATCAATATTACAAGATTAGTCGGCACTTGGGGCAAAAACTGATTGCCACCCTTGATACAAAACCTATATAAATTACTAAATGGTGGTCAGACCTGGAATTAAACCAGAGACACTAGCATTTTTTTTACAAAATTAATGGTCGGGAAGGCAGGATTTGAACCTACGACTTCTAGTTCCCAAAACTAGCGTTCTAGCCAAACTGAACTACTCCCCGAAATGGTGGAGAATGTGGGGCTCGAACCCACAACCTACTGCGTGCAAAGCAGTCGCTCTAGCCAATTAGAGCTAATTCCCCAATACTGGCGGTTCGTACGAGATTTGAACTCGTGATTTCCTGCGTGACAGGCAGGCGTCATAGGCCACTAGACCAACGAACCAGCTGGCAGGGGTATTAGGATTTGAACCCAAACTTACGATTTTGGAGAACGACGTGCTACCGTTAACACTATACCCCTAAAAGCAATAGGATATAATATCGTATCAATATATCTAGTTTTAATTAATACAATTCAAGATTATTTCTGTGTCGCATTTGTATAACCCTCATCCTATTGAACATACGCATCTACTGACTAGAACAGGCGACCGCGTAGAATAGACGACTTACAAGTTCTTTGCTTTTCGCACTTCTCTATGCGTCTTTTTATTATAACAAAGGTATTATATCATAAAAAGCTAAAAATGTCAAGTTGTTTTTTAATTTTTTTCTTATTTTCTGCACTAATTGTACCATTTTCATATTCGTTATGAAGTTGAATGGCAGAAAGTGTGTTTATTATACTATCAACACTAGTAACATTATTGAACTTCATAACATTAAGTAATTCTAAAAAATGAAACATAAAATCATTATTAAATATGTCAGCAAACGTTTCCAAATATTCTCTAATATTTTTAGTTTCTCTCCCTAATTTATTTAAACAATCTATACACGCAAACTTACCACAGTCAAGTTGTATATTGGTACTGGTACCGCATTGAACACAATTCCCTTTATTAGTTACAATCTTCATCTTCTGCCTCCTTATTCATTTCTTCTAACTTTTTAATACATCTATCGTACATATCAATCATTTCATAAATAGTATGTTGACTATTCATTGTGCAACCACGACCACAATATTTGTACCAAGAAATTTCTACATCTCCACATTTAAAATTATATGGCTGTATTGTTTCACCATCCCAATTATATGCGTGCACTTCAAATACATCACAAATAAAACTATTACCAGTATTATCAAAAGGATTGTCGTATTCTTCTTGGGTGATATTCCGCATTGTAATATCTAATTTTCTAGCAATATCGCGAAGCAACGCTACAACATAACCAGGGCAATCATATGATTGTATTTTATTTGGGGAAAATAACATTTGCCCTATCTCAACATTAGTTGGTAATTCACGCTTATTACACATTATCTACCTGACCTCTTTTCTTTTTTAATTTTTCAAATTTGTCATAAACGGTTTTTCTTATTTTAGCATTAACCCAAAGTTCACCATCTCTAAATATTATTGTATAAGTCTTATTACCTGTAATAAATATATCTAATACATCATTAATATCAAAATATATTCTTTCAGTCCCAACTTTAGCACACTCAAACTTAATAGATGCCATACTTCTCCTCCAATTCTTTGAACGTTAATGGTATATCATTAATAATTATCACTAAACTTTCTCCACCACCATCAAACCATTGTTGGTAATATAGATTATTTTGAAGTACATTTATATACTCATTCCCGTCTTTATCCATCCAAGGGACACTAATGTAATCATCAGAACCATCTTCATATATTATGTCTAAATGTGTTATATCTTTATTTGCAATTCTATCTTCTAATAAAGTTTCATCATCCCAGTTTCCAATAGTCGTCAACCCCTTACGGTTGATAGATAGCAACACTTCTTTGCAAGATAAACTCTCATATATTTCACCATCTTCATATTGAAATACATTAACCCCAATATTTCTTTTTACATCATTAACCACGCACATATCTATCATTTTTGGTGTTAAACTATACACTTCACAATTTTCAAAAACTATATCTATTGTTTTTATCTTTTTATCCTTCATCATTTTCCTTCCCTTCTTTTAGCTGACAAGCATTCGCATTTCTACCCCATATATCTGCGTCGTGCAATAACTCTAACATATGATATAGGTTATCATCATTAAACATTTCTTTAATTTGCGTCATATCTTCTCTACGATACCATTCCATATGATTTAATATTAAGGCTCCAATTTGATATGAACTATCATATAAACGTACTCTGTCCAAATCATCTCTCATATTTTGTTTTCTCACATGACACATAAATAAATAAGTGGAGACTTTATCGTGCCCATAATATACAAAGTAGTTTTTCTTATCATTGAATGTTTTAGTGTATAATTTACCAAAATCGTGATAACGGGCTGCTTGTCTTAAAATTTCAGCATCAATACGCAATTTTAAATTTTTACCCAAATCCTCTGCTCTCTTTGTAACTGCTTTTATATGTTCTTCTAGTGTTTCACAATGATGTGGGTTATCTTGTTTATAGCCTACACAATCGTCTATCAAGACATTATAATCATATATATCATTATACATACCACCGTCTATTAAATATATATTGTCAAAACCTTCATAATACATTGGTGGTTCTATACTCTGTATCATTTGAATTAATTTATCCCAAGGTATTTGTCTTTCTTGTCTAGTGATATTTCTTTCTAATATTATATTTATAGGGGTGCAACATAAATAAGCATTAACTTCAGCATCACACATTTTAGCCCTCTTTATTATATCACTCCTACGTTTTTTATTAAGATTTGTAGCATCATATATAACATCAAAGTCATTTTGTAGTGCTGTTAAAGCTTCTCTTTTCATTCTCGCAAAAACTTCTGCGTTGTGGGTTTGGTCTTCAAAACCAAACATATCAACTCTTATATAGTCACTAGATAAATATACGGTGTTATCGGTTAATAATTCGGTTTTTGCATATTTTGTCTTTCCGCTCCCTGGTATTCCAATCATTATATTTAATTTTGCCATTATATAGCCTCCCTCTATCATATCTATTAAAATTATAGCAAAAAAAACGCATTAAGTCAACACGTTTTTATAAATTACTTACAGAAAATAAATTATCCACTTCGGTTATCTTCTTTTTGCTTGTCATTTATTTTCACTTCCTTTTATTATTTTGAACATATCATCAATATTATCTAATAAATCATATTGTTTTTCACTTATTGAAGTTCTAGCAAATTTTTTCTTAACTAAATCAATATAAAAAGTATGTGTTCCATCATCACCCATATAACATTCTTTCCATCTTTCTTCCCCAATAATGTTCTTGACATTTAATTGTTTAGTGCATAAATTATCAAAAGAAACTACTTTGAATTTATTCAAATAAGAGCCTAAATTATTTGAAAGCCACTCAATCTTTTCATCTATTTCTTCTTTATGACCATTTTCATAATAATCCTTACCTCTATTTTTCATTGTTTTATATCCAAGAATTAATATTTTTAAATCGTTATTCGCCAATTTATCCAATTCATTTTTGGTAATAATCCCAGCAATAGTATGAATAACAGCCGTTGGAAAGTTTTTGACCTCATTTATGAACTCTTTGTTAGGACAAACTAAAGATACTCCTAAACCCTTAATTAATTTATTATCTAATAAATATTTAATGAAGTCTATATTTTTCATAAAATGTTTTTGATTTACCGTCATACTTACGATAACTTCTTTTTTCTTCATCCTTTTTAGAAAAGGAATTAAATCGGGATGGCTTAAATCATTGCCATTTATCGCTAATTCGGTATATGGGTGTATTGTATCTAAAAAGTCAAGAGATAAAATGTCTGCATGGTTGGATTTTGGCGTACATCCTTGATAGCACCATGGACAACCACCATCACATTTATCCGTTATATTTACATCACAACTTTCGCTAAATTCAAATTCAAAATTAATATCATCTTCATTTATTGTTTCATGTATTTTAGTACCATTTTCAATATTTATAGAAGTAATACAATTACCATTTAAATATCTTCTCCAAGGAGAATGTGGCAAAGGTTTAAAAAGAACATCTTCTATATCCCAACCCTTTTTAAATCTAAATTTAATTGTGTTGGGTTTTATATGAACTAAATTAGACCATTCTTTTATAGTTTTATTATAATTTTTATATTTTATTTTTATAGTATTTCTCTTGTTTGATGCCTGTTCTTCCATTTTTATCCACCTACAATTCTCTATACAATAATCTCCATTAACATCAATTCTATCTATTGTTAAACTTTCTTTATAGCCGTTTTTCATTGCCCAATCGTAAAACTTTAAAAAATCATTTTTCCATTCTTCACATACGTTTATTCCTCTTGCCCCATAAGCATAATACTTTGTAGAATTTTTATTATAGCACCTGCTAATCATTGCTTTATAAACTCTATATATTTTTGATGTAGATAATCCATTTATTTTTTTTGTAGACTTACTCGTTTGCTCTTTTTTATAGCATCCACACGAACGAGTATGTCCAGATGCTATTTTATTGCCTCGGATAATCTTTTCATTTCCACAATCGCATTTACATCTATACCATATTTCATTCCATCCTCTTTTATCTTTTTTATTAATTTTTTCTATAGGAATTAATCGATTATATCTTTTCCCTAAAACAATTTTATTTTTCTCCATTTATTATACCTTCTATAAAAGCAATGTTGTCTTTATAATTCTTCGTCATAATGTTAACAAAACTATCAATAAAATCTTTAGTAAGTTCTTCATGTTTTAGACTTTCAAAAACAAGCACTTCAATAGCCATTTTATTTTTTAATTTTCTTAATTCTTCAATCATTCTAATCAAGCCTTTCTAATAGTCTTGCCCGTAATAACCAAAGGCAACTACAGTATCTCCATTTGGTGTATTGTATTTATCGACATATGTTTCGTATTCTATATAATCATAGTCGTTAAACTCCTCGTATGTATAATATGTCTTATCATCGTCGTTTAGATATTCTTCAAATTTATCCTTAAAATCTGGGTCTTCTTTACTAACTCCTGTATTTTCTTTTAGAAATTCTTCTTCCACTGTTTCTTTAGGAACCAATTCATCATTCCATCTATTCCAATACATCTCACCATTTTGCCATTTTAAGAAATCGCTCTCCATACACATTGTTATTGAATGTGTGCTACTACTATTTGTTTCAAACGTTCCTATTCTTATTGTTTTCATTATTAATCGCTCCCAAATTCTATGACAGTATCTTCTCTTAATACTTCGTCTAATAAATTACGGTCGTGATTTACCAAATCTTCTAATAATTCATCTAAATTAGAACATATTATTTGGTGATTAATGTTTACTATATCTTCTAAACCACCATATGTATCGCCATCTTCGTCAGTCCATCTGTTAACTTTATATTCTTTTGGCAACACTACTTTCTTTCCATATCTTGACATTACGAAGTCGGCAATTCGTCTAAAATCTGACGACTTTTCCACTTGTTCTTTTAAGTCGTTGTAGTCGTATACATCCCATTTGTACCAATTTACAATTTGTGATACCAAATATGATACTTTTTCCTTTAAAGTAGATAAAACTCTACAATCATCAGTGTCTATAAACTCTACAACTAATGTATCACTAGGTGATAAATAATCACTATGGTCTCCTTTAGTAACACTAAGTGCGTGCGTACTACTACTATTTGTTTCAAAAACATTATTTCTTACTTTTTTCATTTTTCTGTTCCTCCTCCTTATACTTATTATAAGTATCAATCATATTCTTTGAAATTTCTGTATGATTAAGTATCGCATATAAAATATCCTCAGGATGTAGATGTAATAACATTCGGTCGTCAGCATCATCATAATCTTTTAAGTCGGGAGATTTAATATAAATATCTAAGCCATACTTATCTCCATAATTCCCTTTATTTATATACAACTCATCTTTAGAAACCTTATATATATAATTACCAACTTCTATTTCTAACACGCCAACTAATTGGTCTACAAGCATTTCTTGAGATGCTTTATAAGATAAATAATATTGTTTATTATTTTTCCATTTTGCCATAATTAATTTCCTTTCAAATAGACATCGTTATTCTTTTTATATTCTTTTAATTTCTTCCAGAAGTCACTATTGTTATATGGGTATTCTTTACAATATCTACTCCAATACTCATCTTTTATATGACCGTCTTTATCAAACCAATCTGCTGGTGGCTTTTCCCAATCTTCATTCACACAACATCCCTCACTGTCGTAGTCATATTCAAAGCCAATAGTTTTTATGTTATAACCCCTAAACTCATCACCACCAACTGTTATATAACTATCTCTATTAAAAATAAATCTTTTAACAAATTCGTCATCAGTTTTTAATCTTTCAATAAAGTCTGTGCCATCTAAACCATTTGCGTGGTCTACATAATTTCCATATCTTTCCTTTAGTGTTAAACAAGTATCATTGCCAGTTAAATTTCCATCGTTACCCTTTCTATCGATATAATTAAATATATCTTGTGGTGTAGGGCTGTATCTTTTATTAGTTTCTAATTGTTCCCATATTGCAATCACTCGCTTTTTAAAGTCATCAATTTCATCTTTATTTGTAGCATCTTGTGGTTTCCAATTATTGTCATAATGTAACCATTCATAATTATTTATCAACATCATATAAGCATACGCTAATTTTTCGTCCCAACTATCACACAAACGGCATTCTTCTCTGCCAAACGCATAATCGTGGTCTAAACTATCATATAAGACATAATTCTCACTATTAACTTGTTTAGGCACCACAATTGCGTGTGTACTTGAACTATTAGTTTCAAAAGTTCCATATCTAATTGTTTTCATTATTTATCACTCTCCTATTTTAAAACTAACTTTTTCTACTATTTCACTAAGATAAACAAACCAAGTACCCTCTTTATAATATTCTCTGTTATAACCATATTCATCGTCATATTTACCTTTATATTGCTTATCAATTAAATACACCTTATTTAAAGATATTGGTTCATTTTTTATATCAACTATTGTTGCAATAGTTCCATTAATCAATCTAACTCTATCTTTAATCTTTAATATCATTTATACCTCTTTCTAGTTCTAACATTTTATCTAAAATTGCAACGAACCATTCGGTATCTATAAACACATCTTCTGGTATTTCAGTTTTAATATATTTTTTTAACTCAGCCCAATTATCTTTTAGTTGTTTATTTTCTTGTTGTAATTGTTCAAATTTTTCTTCATCATTTAACCAATGACTAATTTTGGTTTTACCATCAGTGTAAATACCTTTAATATTACCATTATCACTCTTATAAGTATATAGTAATCTAAAACTATTTTTAACCAAATGCCAGTCATTACCCTGTAATCTTTGAAATTTTTCCATTATCTACACCATTTCTTTCCATTAATCTTGTTGTTATCGTAACATTTCAATTTTTTGATTTAATTCTTTTATTTGGTCTTTTAGTCTAGTAATTTCTAATTCCATTGCTCCACCATCCAACCAATGATGTAAATACCCCTCATCAAACTCTCTTTTGTCTATTATTGATTGCCCAAATAAATCACAGGCACTAGATAATAATCGTTGTAATCTACAAGCTTGTTCTTGATTAAGTTTGCTATATTCTTTATCTTTATATATTTTACTACACAAATCTTCGCCATAATAGCAAACCATATCATAACTGATTTCTCTAATCATTTTTAATACTTCTTGTAGTGTTAAGGTGCTAATAACATATTCTAATACCTTATTCATTCTATCTAAATTTAATTCTTTTGCGTAAAAATCTTTACGAGGTTTTATGTCTGTTGTAATTTCATTATTCATTATCATTTCCACCCTCTATATAAGAACTATCGCTTAGTAGAAAAGTTAATAATGTATCATCATCTTTATATATATCCTCTATTTCTTCTTGGTACCAATCTTCATGGTCTACAAAACCACTCTTATATTCTTCATAAGTAGGCAACTCAAAGTCAATTCCTAGATTATGCAATCTTTCTTGGATTGGTTTTATTTTGTCTTGCAAATTCTTTTCATTAAAGTCGTAGCATACTAGACATCTAATCATATATGCCAACTTTTCTTCTATGGTGTCCCAAGTTTCAAATTGCCAACCAAATTCCCCGTACCAATCTGGATTGACTGTTATAGGAAGAATATCATACTCCCCGTTCTTATTTTCGCCAACTGTTATAGAATGTGTAGAACTGCTATTAGTTTCAAATACATTATTTCTTATTTTTTTCATTCTTTTCTGCTCCTTTAATTATTTCTTTAACATCTGCCTTTATTTGTTTTTCGGCACTCTTTTTAAGTCGCTCAATCTCTTTATCTCTTTTTGATAATGTTGATTGTACTTCTTCCAAAGTTTCATTTAAGGCTCTAATTTCTACTTTCAATTCTGCTATTTCTTTCTTTTGTTCCTTTGTTAAATTATAAGTTTCGCCATACAAATCGTGATAATAAATATACTGGTCAAAACCTTTTCCTTTTTCTTCTAATAGACTAATGTATTTTTTAACTACATCATCATATTCCTCTTTTAACTTTTTATAATCTTCCTTATCGTGTTTTCTTTTCTTTCTTAATTGTTTGTTTTCTTCAAGTATAGTATCCTCGTCCCCTTCTCCAAAAAAATCTTTAAATATACTCATAATATTTCCTCTCTTTTATTTTAATAATTTCTTTATCTCTTTTTCTGCAAGCACTTTTCGTTCTTGCGTATCGTCTGCGTCTAAGCCAAATCTACGATACCTATATTGTTGATTAAGTTTCTTTGCTGTTTTTCGTATTTCTGTTAAAAAGAATGGTCTTTGTACTTCTATTGCTAATTTGTTTCTATGTGTACTATATGTTTTCTTAATTTCATAATCATTACACAAACCTCTTCTTATTAACCTTTTTTGTTTAATCAACTTAATCATTGTAACACATTCTTTAGCCGACAAATTATTGTTTTCAATATAATGTAGTAAGTCGCTTAACTCCTCGTCTACTTGTGATTGTAAATTAGGAAGGTCGTTAAAATAATCATCTATGTCTTTTAACATTTCCTCCACACCTAATATTTGTGAAACAATAGGAGAGAAAGAGGTGTCAGTTTCCTCCATTCCATCTCCATTTTGTTCTAATTCTTGTTCTTCCATTTGATATGACAATTCTTCAAAACTTGTTTCTGTCATTCTTATACCTCCTAGTTTTCTTCTATATTTCTAAATGCGTCTTCGTTTAACATAGCCATTTTTATTGCGTCCTCTTTAGAGTGAGAATAATTATTTGTGGTAGCCATATTTGAATGCCCTGCCATATCTCTCACTACTTGTATAGGTACTCCTTTATTAAGTTTTCCAGTAATAAAGCCGTGTCTTAATTTGTGTGGGGACATTTCGTCGCTCCAATACAAACCAATTCTATTAGCACAAGTTTTTAAACTTTTTGAAAAACTTTGTCTTGTTAACACATTTCCCTTGTCGCCAATAAACAACAAGTCTGTCTTTACTCCAGTTCTTTCCACAATATGTTTTCTTTTATTATTAATAAAATCTCTACATATTTTAGCACAAGATGGCGTAAACCATATAGTTCTTTCCTTTCCACCTTTGCCCTCAACAACTGCAAAACCTCTTTCAATATCAGCACAATTAATTTGTATCATTTCTTTAAAACGAACCCCAGTGCATTGCATTACCGATATACCTGCCCTTACTCTTTCATTTGAAGACATTTTAATCATTTGCTCTGCTATATCTCCATCTGCATATTTTCTTTCTTTATGTGGTGTTTTTGCAATGGGTATATTCCCAATTTTTCTATCAACTAATATATCTTTTTCAGTTTCAAGATATGAATAAATTTGTTTTATTGCACTTAATTTATTATTTCTAGTAGATGGCTCATTTCCTTTATCTGCTTGTTTAGAAAGCCAATCTTTGATAATTTGTGCGTTTACATTTATGAAAGTTTTATAATCTTTAATATTCATTTCTTCACAAAATTCTTTAATATGACTGATATATAAGTCTACACTATTACTATTTCTACCCTCGATGTCAACCTTATAAGTTTTAAATTCTTTTAGTAAAATTTCCATATTCATATTTATTTCACCTCCCTCTATCTTCATTAATAGAATACTATATTTTTATTACTTTGTCAAGTTATATTTGCCAATTTCCTCTAAATCTAATTGATATAGGGGATAAACGCAAAAACCACTAGATTTGTATTCTCCTGTCGGTATTCCAAAATCATTGTCTATTAAAAAGTCTTCAGCCCAAGGACAATTATTGGTGTCAATATAAGCCATATTTCTTTCCAATAAGTCCCCAAGGTTAACTGTTATAACAGCCAATGGTATACCATCTTCGCATACTAATTCTAGTGCCGTGTTATTATTTGAATAATTCCTTATATTTATTTCTTTAACATTATGATTTTTTACTCTTAACATTATTTTTCCTCCTTAATCAATACAATTTTATAGAAAGTTCCGTCAAAACTAACCTTAACTTCTTTATTTATTATTTGTTTTACTGCGTCAACTTGCTCTTGAAAGAACACATAAGTAGCTCCTTTGTCTTTCAATTCTTCAACTGCGTCCTTTACCACATTTTTAAAATATGTATTTTCCTCAACATTTTCTATCATTTGTTATCTTTCTCCTTTTTTTAATTCTTCTAAATAATATTTTATTAATTCTTTTGTAATTTTTCTCTCCATAAAAATCTCCTTACTTTATCTTATAATTATCTTTATTTCTAAATTCGCCTTTAATGATACCCTCAATCGTTGTGTGGCTAACTCCATACATTTCTGCCAACTTACGATAACTAATTTTAGTTGTAGGGTCATTCTTTTGCAACCTATTTTCTTTTGATTTTAGGTATATTTCTTTAATTTCTTCTACCTCTTTATCAGTTAATTTAGCCGAACTACTATTCTCGCCTTGCTTAATCATTTTGATTTTAAAAGGTCTTAAATTGTTAACACTGCAATCTTTTTCTTCTCCGTTAATATGTTGAATAATTATAGTCCTATCATTGAAATTAAAGTTTTTAAAATTGAAAGCATAATATACAAAACGGGCATAATTCACTACTCTTTTCTTCTTTTGCTTTCCCCATTTTATAGAAATTTGCTTGTTATTACTTAACTCTTTTCCACTTAAACCTATAATTTTACCATTTTCAAAAATTGTATAACCCCATAATTCTACTTTTTTCATACTACTCCCCCTCTATATAATTGCTTAATTTATCTATTCCTAGTGTGAATATTGTAGCAAAATCTACATATACACTATATTTATCTTTCCTATAAAATTTAACTCTCTTCTTATTATTACTTACCTTATAACCCCCAATTTTTTTCATTGCCTTTGCGATAGCCAAATCTTGTGAAATACATTTACACATTTCATAAAATTCAAACTTCCCATATTTTTTTATAAAATCGGTGTTATTCATAAGTCAATCTCCTCCATCATCTTCGTCGTCGTCCTTTACTATGCCACCTAATAGCCCACTTAAACCCCACATAAGTAATAAATTTAACATTATTTTTCCTCCACTATATTTTCTAATTCTTTATTGATATATATTAATTCGTCATTTAATTTTGTTAAATCGTAATTACATAATCTTATTCCATTTTCTACTTCTATTTTACGGCGACCCAATTCTATTTTTCTAGCATTTAACATTGTTTGTTCGCTTTCTATTTTTGGAAAACCCTCTTTTAAATATTTATCTAGGGTAGGTCTTGATATGCCCATTTTTCTTGCCAATTCAACTTTTGTTAATTTTTCCCCGTTCTTTGCCATACTTACACCTTCTTTATTTTAATAGTTTCTATAAAATTAATAATGTCGCCAATTTGATATAAGTCTACTTCATTTCTCTTTTTAGACACTTCTTTTTTTTCGTCTTCAAAGTATTCTTCGTCGTCTAACATCTCAATTAAATCATAAACTTTTTGTAGATTTTCTTTTAAATATTTTAAACACTCATTTGCTTTGTCTTCACTTTCAATTAAACTATCGTCTTGATATATAGAATAACTTAATTGTGCTAGATTTTTGATAGGTAATTTATTGTAAACGATTTCGTCAGTTTCAATTTTCCCACATTCTTTGTCTGCCGTGTTATCTAACATACCATAATAATTTTGTTGCACTAATCTTTGTAATTGTTGTGAATTAGGCAATTCGTTATGTTTTTCATAATATTCGTTAACTGCTTTTTGAAAATCTCTTTCTAATTCATATTCAAATTTTCCGTCCCAATCAATTCCCATATAATTCATATCTAATTCTACTAACATAGTTTCCATAATTGTATCACTATCACTAATTTCAATATCAACTATCATAATATTATCGTCGTTTTCTTTTCTAGCCAAGCCCCAAATACATACATTTAATTCCATATTATTTTACCTCCTAACAAGTGATTTCTATACCACAAATTTCTCCGTCTTTCATATAAAGTTCTGCTACATATTCTCCGTCGCCATAACTTGTATTTACCCACACACCATTGTCGTCAGTTATATTAGCACCTCTTCTTAAAGTTTTAGTAAAATCACAAATATTTTTGTCATACCAATCTTCGTCTATCTTATTTTCAAAATGATATTTTTCATAATAATCTTTATCAAATATTCCAATAGTACCACTATCAACTCCTAAAGACGCACTATCTACCACCTCGTCATAATCATTAAAGATAGTCATACCATAATCTTCGTGTGCTACACTTAATATCACTTGTTGTTCCATTCCGTCTTCAAACTCGTTATATTCATAATCAACAACCCAGTTTCCACTTTTAACTTTCTTTAATAATTGTTGACACCAAGTTGTTATATCATAACAAGGGTCAGTAAGATAAACTTCTTTTCCTAACTTAATTACTTTATTTGTTTCCATATTATTCTTCCTCCATATTCTCTAATTCTTCTAACTCTGCTAGTAACTCTTCCTTTTCGCCTTTGCAACCAAAAGTGCAACAAACCTTATCTCTTTCTTCAATATATTCTAATTGCTTTTTGATTTTATTTATTCTTTCTTCAATTTTGCTTTCTTTCATAATCATTCCTCCTCAAAATTAATTTCTTGCTCTTTCATTTCTGCAACAATACTATTGTCGTCTGCTCCTAAATAATATGCTACATTTTCTTTAAAAATATCTAAAGTATTATCAATTTCACACATTAAATCTTCGTATGTTTTCCCTTTTAGAGTAATTTCTTTTCCGTCTAATAGCCACATTGTAAATGTCTTCATATTTTTCTTCCTTAATTATGACAAATTCTTGACTGCAATGGTCTATCTAATTCGATTAACCTCAAAATCATTTCGTCAATTCCGTCTATATAATGTTCTTTATTTTCTTCGTATGTTTCAATATACTTTCCGTCCCTATATATTTTATTCCCAACTACATAATGATATTCTTGTTCGTCGTATGGGTGTGAAGAAGTGATTTGTATTCTACCATCTTCTCTAATGCTTGTGTTATATTTACTATAACTATACATATCTACTACTACAAAATCTAAATTTCCACTATCGTCCCAAACTTCTACCTCGGGTAGCACCAACAAACCATTCTCTTCTTGTTTTATTGTAGCACAAATATTCTTAAAATTTAAGTCTATTACACCTCTTGTGTCCCTTAAATCGTTTGTTATATCATATTTAGGGTTATCATAGATTAATTCCACTAATGAATTTATATCTTTTACACCCTTAATTGTTGTTCTCAATTCGTTAAAATCTTCTAAACCTTTTTGAATACTTATCATTTTATATCTTCCCCTTTCCAAGTTATCTTTCCGTTTTTTAAATAGAACTTGTCTTTTACATATTCTTCTAAACATTCGTATAAGCCTTTTGAACTATCGTTATAATTACTTTCTTCAAAGTCAATTGCAACTTTCTTACAAAATTCGTATGCTAGGTCGTCTTCATAAGGTAATATACCTTTTAATAAATCTCTGCCTAATACAAACACACTATAATAATATGTATCTGCATAATTTTCAAATCTCATAATTCCCTCCTAAATACTATCGTCAACACTTATTATTTCTAATATTTGCCACTCGTTTTCCATTATATCTTTGTTTTTAATACATTCTTCTATATCGTCTTTTGAAAGTCCATAGAAGAAAATACATTCGTCTTCTTTTTCACTATCACTACAATCAAATGCTTTAATTGTTCCTACGAACTCGGTATCGTCGTCAACCCATTTTAATCTACAAGTAGTATACATAAGTTATTCCTCCTCGTTCAAGATTTCTAGTAGGTCTTCTCCTACTAAATCATATTGAATATTTCTGCTTAATATATATTCTCTAATCTTATCTTCTTTAGATTTCTTGTTATTAATTTCATTTAATGCTCTTAAAAAGTCGCTCATAAAATCTACAAAATCACTAAATTCACTTTTACTTATATCTTGCATAGTATAATCATAATCGTTTCCACTAATATAGTCATACCACTTATCAAGGTTATCATAATGACAATCATATACTTTATTAAAGTCTTCGCTTGTATTATCTCCCAAATTCCAACCATATTCTTTCATTTTATTAAATATTTTATCTTTCATTTATTTTTCCTCCTAACTCTATAACATAATTATTATAATATTTAAAACTATCAAATGTTCCACCATATTTTGCACTATAATCAAACACACTTACATATTTATTTCCGTCTTTGCATTTTGTATAATGTACTATTCTATCTTCGTTACTATATACTAAATCTTTTAAAAACATTCTTCCCATTTTACCTCTTATTTTCGTTAAGTTCTTTTAATACACTTATCAAACTATCATATTCTGCGTATAAATCACTTAATTGATAGTTGTTTGCCCTAGCATAATTTATCAAGTTCATTATTCTATCTTTTATGTCGTTAATATCATTAATATAAATAGTATCGTTGCCACCACCATAACTATAAATATCAACTTCGCCACTTACACACCATTCATTTTCTTTACTACTAGTATCAAAGTTTCTATCATTTATAACAATAGTAGCATTGTAACCAAAAGCATTTATGGGTATATAACCATTTTCTTTCCAATCTTCAATAGTAGCACCACAACTCACATCAAATTCGTCATTGTCAATTACTGCTTGTATACCACCTTTGTCAAGTAATTCTTTTACTTTTTTATAGCCGTCGTATGCTAATTTATAATCAAAATATTTTCTTGTGTCTTCCATTTTAATATTCCTTTCTCTTTACACTTATAATAAATTTCCATTTTCGTCATATCTTTTTAACTTAAAGTCCTTAAAATATTTTTGAACTTTTCTTTCTAATTCTTTACTTGCGTCTTGAAAAGCAACATAATCAGTTTCGTAATTGCATAAATCATTTTCCATTTGATTATATAAGCAATTGCCATTATAATATACTAAATCATATAATATTTCTTCTCTAACTGCTATCTCGAACTCTTCCCAAGTAATCTCTTTATCTTTAGTATTGCTAGGCTTTCTTACACATTCAACATTCCAATACCATTCAGTTTCAGTTATACTCCAAGTTCTTGTATATTCTATAATATCTTCTACTAATTGTTTTAGTTTTTCCATAATTTCTCCTTATACTTTCTTGTATCTTCCATAATTACTTTTCTCTTAACTCTCTAATCTCATAATCAATTAAACATAGTCCATAAGCCCAAACTTGTTTTCCGTTTCTATGTTCTTTAACAACTACTTTAGTAGCCATATTTTTTAAACTTTCAATTTCTTCTGCTACACATTTATCTATATAATTCATAGCATTTTCTCTTGTAGTAAATTCTCTTTTAATTATATCGTTATAATAAGTGCCATCAGTATCAGTGCGTAATGTAGTTATCATAAATTTATTCATAATCTACCTCACTTCTTTTATCAATAAAATTCTCGACAATATTTCCGTTTCCTTTTCCAATATAATATGGGTTTTCTTTATTTTTTTCTTTACATAGACTATATATAATATTGTTTGCCCCGTATAATTCTTGTCTATCAAATATTTCATTATATTCTTCAATATAACCTCCACCCAATATAGTCTGCACCATATATAGAGTATCGTCTATGCTTAACTTATAATATTCATTATCATAATCTATCTTTGATATAATAGCATAAGTTCCATTAACACCATTTTCAACATAGCGTTTCGCATAATCTAATGCTTTATTATAATCTAATTCAAATACTACATTTTCGTCATAATAACCATATTGTTTGTCATAAACATTATTATAACAATCATAATCTTCGTGTTCTTCGTCTTTAGTCCATAAAACGCCAACCTCAATTTTATATATATTGAATTTTAAATTGTTACATTCTTTATTAAAAGTTATTTTTTCCATAATTTCTCCTTATTCATTGTCGTCGTCTTCCTCATATTCGTCTAAAAAATCACTATCTTCATACCAATAATATTCTAGGTCGCAACAAGTCATACAACTTAAATCTTTACCAACTTCATAATCTCCGTCCACACAACGACAAATATATACCTTATCTCCATTAACTTTATGTTCTAATGATTTAACTCTTAAATCTTCTTTATCTAATGTTTTATAGAAGTCATAATATATATCTTCAATATTACTTAAAGCATTATCTAATTTATCAATGTTATCTTTCATTTGCCCAGTACAATGGTCTATACAACCATTTTCTCTTATATCTCTTAAATATTCATAACTTCTTTTTAATTCTGCTAATATCTCTTTATTAGTCATTATTAATCTCCTCCTTAATCTTTTCTAAAATTATCATATAATAATCGTTATATATCTCAATTCCCTCGTTATAAACTCTACAAGCACCAAGTATATTTTTATTTTCTAATAAATCTAAATCAACTTCTTGTATGAACCAGTCGTACTCGCCGTCGCTTTGTGTTATAGTTCTTTCCAAATAGTTGTTATATCCCATAATCGCTTGTTCTTTGTTGTTATATAGTGCTATTAATTTAGTGTTTACTAATAAATCTTTCAAGTTTCTACATTCGTCGGTATAACTTTCATATAATAAATACATAATTTCCTCCTATAATTCAACCCATAATTTAGTTTCTAACCAATTTACTTCAACTGCATTTTTGATTTCTTCACTCGTAGGTATCTTATTGTTTTCTTCGTAGTATTTATTAATAAATCTTCTTATGTCTTTGTATAATTCTACTGCAAACTCGTCGTCTTGTTTCAACCCCATTTTATTTAAGTCTAATTCAAACTCGTAGTTATCAATAACATTATCGTCATTACTAATCTCTAAATCAATTATTACTTTATTATCTGCTAAATCTTTAATGTCCCAAATACAACAATTAAACATATCTATTCCTCCTCAATCATACTATCGTCAAGTTCTATATTATTTCCGTTTTCGTCTATAACATTATGTCCTACAAACTCTAAAGAATACCATTCTTCTCCCTTGTGTTTACAAGTCAAGCATTCCCAAGGGAAATAACACATTTCTCCCTCAAATCTAACTGCTCCATATTCTAAATTGTCTTCTCCACAAAAAGGACAACACCCTCTATCATTACTTTTTACTTTCATATTATTACCTCCTAATAGTTTTCTATTAATTCTAATAAATCTTTTTCAGTTATTTTATTGTTTTGTGTATAATCTAAATACCAATTACAAATGTCCCAAACTCTATTTAAGTCTTCTTCCATTTCAGTATACATATTATTTTGGAAATATTCAAACTCATCTCTACACCAATCTAAAAGTTCTTCTGCTCCTTGTTCGCCCTTATTTACGGCTTGTGTAATATTTTCTTTTAAATTTTTGTTGTCAAGATTGTAGTATTCAGTATAACTTTTCCAAAAATTATATAATCTATCAATTAATTTTTCTTTCATACTATTCTCTCTCCAACCACTTTGTTAAATTTTCTAGGTCTTTATGGTCTACATATTCAAAACCAATGAACGGACAAGGCTCACAATAATATATATGAGTGCCGTTATATTCTTCATATATTAATCTATTTCCACATAAAGGACAAAATACATTATAGATTTCATTAATTCTATCAACAATTTCTTGTATCAACTCATTACATTTTGCTACACTTTCGTCTTGATTTTTTAATTCGTCTTCAATATCTGCAATTAAATCTTCTGCGTCTATATTTCTTGCTTTAGTTTCCTTTTTTAATATTTCTAAACTTTCTTCTAATGTGTAGTTATTAAAGTCTTCATAAGTATATTTCATATCTATTCCTCCTTTTTTTATTTATATAATATTGTAAAAATTATATGATTTTCGTGATAACCACAATTATTGTGATACTTTGCTTGTATTGTATTTACTTCAATATTAATTACTTCTTTATCTTCAATAAAATTATTTATAATATCTCCATATTTATCAAAATCTTCTTGATTTACTTTTTGATTACTTATGTTGTTTTCGTATAAGTTTTTACTTTCAATAAATCTAAATATTTTTACTTTCATTTTACTTTTCCTCCTTTTTGTTTTTCTTGTTCTTTACACTTGACTTATCTAATTCATTCAATGCTTTGCTAAACATAAACTCCATTAATTCTAAACAACTTAATACACTGCCATAAGTATCAAACTTGCCACAAAACAATTCTTTTTTGTTAAGCACTATCATTAAACAATAGTTGTTAGAACCTTTATTTGCATAAGCAATTTTCCATTTTTTATATTTTAATACATTATCATTAAGTAATTTTATTTTATCTTCTATCATTTGTAGTTTTTCTTTTGGCGTCATTTTCAACTACCTCCTTAAATATATTTGCCACCATATTTCTTATAAAGATATATTCTATTAATTCTTCAATTATTTATATTTCCTCCTCTTTACACTTTAATTATATCACATAAATCATAAAGTAGGGAAGTAATTATGCAATTTTTAAATCTTTTTTCAAACTTTCTAGTTCATTATGAAAATCTGCTAACCAGTCCTCTTCCCATTTTGTGCCGTCTTTGTGTCTTATGGCTATATTATAAAGTCCATAACCATAATTTAACTCGTCTTCATTGTCTTGCCATTCGTGTTCGTCCCTAAAATAATCTATGGCTCTACCCACAATTCTATTTACCAATTCACTAAATGTTTTGTAGTCTTCGTCCTCTACAAGTTTATTTAGTTGTAGGTCTAATATATTAAAACCAGTACCAGTGTCTACGGGTTGCCACTCATAAAAATCGCAAAACTCTTTTAACAACTCTAAATCTTCGCCACCACTTAATTTTTGTAGGTCAATATTTTTTAATTTTTCTTCCATAATTATTCCTCCCAAACATTTATTTCTTCTTTTTTATTATAGTATCTCATATAATTTTCTAACCAATCTTCTAACTCCCTCGTGAGCATATTATCTCTTTTTAAATAAAGTTTTAAATATTCATAATCAATACTATTATATATGTAATAGTCTATATACTCGTCAATGTCGTTTAACTTGTTATAATGATTTTCTAATTTTTCAACAAGTTCATTCGCAAGAACGAGAAGTTTATTGCATATTTCTTTATATTCGCCCTCATTCTTGCAATTTTCAAAATCATAATCTAAATCATTTAACTTGTCTTCAATTATTCTTAAACTATTCATATTAAAAGTTTACCTCCATTTTTCTACATTTTGCAAAATCTTTTAATGCTTGTCGTTCTTTTTCAGTAGGCTTTCTGTTATGTAGCCCTTTAACTTGTACTATTGTATTATGTCTTACCTCAAAAGTAATCAAACTTTCTTCTTTATTTGTTCTTAAGAAGTATATTAAACACTCCCCATCAATAACCCTCTTAATATAACTTGCTACACAATGATTAAGTCTATCTCCCTCTTTCTTAAGGTCGTCGCTATTCTTTGGTGCTACTACATAGTATGTTTTACCCTTATATTCTTTAAAATCTTTATATCTGTTTGCAAATGTTTCTTCGTTTTCCTTTTCTACTATTACTTTGTGATTTCTGCTTGTTATATCGTGTGTTTGTTTTAAATAACTTGAATATAATGTCGGCTTAATATCGTCCATAGTACACATATTAAGATAATCTCTTAATTCAACCATAAAGTCGCTAATACTATTATACCCTTGATTGATTGTTTCATTGATTACATAATTTGCAAACTTGCCAAATGAATAATTATCTCTAAACACTTGCTCGTGTGTATAACTAGTCAACATAGTGGCTAAAAGACTATCGTTTCTATTATAATAATAACCACTTCTATAAAAGTCTATATTATAAAATTTTAAATCTTCTTCATAATGTTTCATTTCGTCAATAAGTTCAAACCACTCGTTTTCAGTTTTATGTAGATTATACTTTTCGTTATTTTCTCCACTAATAAAGTTTCTATTGTCAAATAACATTTTAATATCTCCTCGCTCAATGGCTTTGTCGTATGTTTCTTGTGATACACCTATAATTTTATTAATAGGTAGTGGCTTATCTACTTCTAATTTCAATAAATCGTCTACTATTTCTTTTGGAGAAGTTTTTAAAATTATTTCAAAAGACTTATTTACTGCATATCTTCTTCTCAATTCTTCTAGGTCAAGACTTCCCTCGTAGTTTACACCAAATAATGTATTGATAAACTCTTTACTATCTACTCTTTGAAGAGAGCGTGTTATATTCCAATCAATACTATCTTTAGTAGTAGTTTCTTCTTTTTCTACTTCAAACACGGCTTGTTTATTCTCAAAAAAACTAATTATATTTTCCTCTAACAACTTCAAATTAATTCTAGTATTATCTCTATTAATACTATATTTATATTTTTTTATAACAATACTTGCCAATTGAAAACTATAACCAACCACGACACAAATTGTATCACTCTTGTTATAGATTGTATATACTACTTCGTCGCCTTGTAATTCGTCAATTGCTAAACCAGTTGCTAAGTCAAAATATGTTTCATTTGTTCTGCCGTCGTACTTAATAACTACTTTACTTGAAAGTGGTACAAAATTATTTGTATAAATATTTTCCACTTCTTTATGTAATTCGTCGGTCTTTAATTCCAAATCTTTTTGTAGTTTATTTATTTGTCTTTTGATTTCTTTTATTTTATCGTCGTTATTTGTAGAACTGCTACCAATTAAACTTGTTAGGTCGTGTTCCTCGGTCTTAAAATATTCCTTTATATAATTTACCATAATACTCCTCCTTATAACAATTCTTTATTTTCCTTAATATCTATTATTTTAAAATTACGACAACCACAATTTCTATGAACTCTAATGTTATGTTTATAAGATAAGAACACTTCTCTTGTCATTCTATATCTATACCATTCACGCCCACATTTTTCACAAACTATTTTATACTTATAAGAACTTTCTCGGTGGTCGCTTGTAGGGCTAACCTTATTTGCTCTTGCATAAATGTTATCAATGCTCGTTGTTCTTGTGATGTTATAATTAGTTCTGTTATTTACATACCTTGCATAATATTGCCACTTTGCCTTATGTCCTATGGTATCTTTAAAAGTATGCAATATTTCGTGAATGATTGTATTTTTAATGTCGTGGTCTAAACCTATTTCTAATAACCAACTAGATATGTTAATATCTCTTTTATCAACACATTGCCCTAGTCTATTCTTTGCTTTATAGTTAATTGTAAAATGAAGATTTTTTGGTATCATTTTACCTAGTCCAATATCTTCTAACTCCCTTATACTTTCTTTACTTAATCTTATCAATTTTTCGTTCATAATTATATTTTTCTCCTCTTTACACTTATATTATAACATACAATTTTAAAAGTAGGGAAGTAAAATTAACTAATTAAAATAAAATCTTCATTTTCTTTAACACTGCCACCAATGTTTTCATTAATTAAATCTACTATCATATTATTTTCTTCTTCGCCGTCGTTTTTAACAAGTTCACAAAACCAAGCATTATGCACTCCATTTAATTCGTCGTCGTTTCCTAAAAATACTCTTATTTTAGATAAATCTAACCCTTGTTCTTTTAATTTTAATGCCACTTCTAATATGCTTTGCATAGTTAATTGTGTATTCATTATTTTTCCTCCTTAATATATTATTTGATAAAAAGCACCATTTATCATAAATATTCCAAAATTATTTTCAATTTGATTAATTTTTGCCATAAATAATCTAATATCATTTAATTTCATATCTTGTAAATCAAAATTAAATTCTACCACTTCGTCTAAATTTATCTTGCCACTTTTTAATTCTTCTTTATAATATTCTTCAATTTCTTCTCTACTTATAGGAAAATAAACTTCAAAATCTACTCTATTTTTATCTCCAACAAAATCATATTCTTTGTTATCAAAATCTATTGTTATAGTTAATCTGCCTTCTTCCCAAGTTCTTGTTTCTTCTATACCTTTTTCAGTAAAAGATATTAAACCTAAATTTCTATTAGTAGCAAGAGAACAATATTTTTTATCTTCTTCATTTAGTGTGTTATATTCTTGTTCTAAAAGCCCTGCACCCGTCGTTTGCAATAATTGAATTGCTTTAATCTCGTCGTTTACTTTATTATTTTTAATAATATCATAAATATTCTCAATTATTTCGTTTGCCAATTTTAAACTAGAATAAGTATAAGCAGACCAATGATAATAAGAATTTGCCAATATTTTATTGTCCTTTTTTCTTCTAATTTCAATATTTAATCTTTGTCCCATTTTTATTTTTCCTCCTTTACATTTAATACAAACACTTGTTCGCTATTGTTTAAATCAATATATAATTCGTTTTTATCGGTCAAATAAATACTTGCTCCGTTTTCGTATGCTAATTCCTCAATATGTTCTGCTATAATCTCATATAGATTATTCATTAATTGTTCTTTTGCCATTATATTACACCTCCATACATAATTATTCTCCTTTAATTTAATGGTATATAATTTTTAACTTTAAAATTATACACTTGAATTTACTCTCCCTCGTTATCACTAAACATATCTAAAAAGTCTAGTGCTTGATAATTTCCAAAATCAGTTAATTTTCTCAATTTATCATAATAATCAAAATTGTCCTCTTTTTGTGATAATTCGTCTAACGCACTCATTAAACCATTTTCAAGTTGTTTCACATAATCTAAACCAATTTCGTGTGCTATCTCTATTTCACTTTCGTTGCCAACTTGACTAATTATATCTAATGGTGCAATTATTTTATCAAAACACTTTTGCATTGTTTTTTCTTTAATTTTAAACAAATTTCCACTTCTATCAATAACTATTACATAAGGCTTTTCATTAAACATATTATCTACCTCCATTTGCTAATTTTTCTAACTTTTCAGTATCAAACATTATGTTCTTAAATAAAACATTTTCTTTTGTTTTTTTAGTATCTACAATATCAAGATAATCGCTCTTTGATATATCAGTATTACTTTCAAGGTCAAGTATATGTTTATCTCCATTATCTTTTTCAATAATCATAACACCCTCTTTATTTCCATAACCTTGTTCGTGATGTTTATTTACTATTACCACATTTGTTTTTATTTTAACCTCTTTAATCATTTTGTTTTTGCTCCTCCTTTTGATATTTTTCTATCTTATAGGCTTTAAGAATAGTATTGTAAAAGATTAGGAAAGACTACAACAATACTACTCATAAAACCTACAAAATAGGTCTTTTTGCCCTCATAGGCTTTATGTGTCGTGTTATAACCAACGGCTTTCACTTTCCTTTAGCCCCACAACATAACCATAATCGTTGTCTTTAACTATAAATGAATTTTCTTTTATTCTAACCAAGAACTCCGTATTTTCTTTGTTAATTTTATTATGTCTTTTAACTAACTTTGTTAGTCTTTTGCAAGTTCTCTTATATTCTCTTCTGCTTTTTATTTCCTTGCTATCTAATAATTTCAGTGTGTTTACACTTCTTATTTCCATTATCATAATATTTCCTCCATTACATATTAATTATACCATACAATTTCGTAAGTAGGGAAGTAATTAGAAAGTTCTAGTAAGCAAATTACAATGTTCTATTTTTTCTATTCCTACTAAACCAATTTCACTGCAACAATTATCAGTTCTATTCCATACATAAGCATATAATTGTTTTTCTTTTATATCTGCTCTATCACTTTTCCACTCTTCCTCGTGGCTACTAACATATAACATAGTGTATAATTGCCCTATGTTTGTATTGCTATATACAATATGATAAACATAAGCATTATATTCTTTTTCAAATTTGTTTATTGCTTTGATTAATTCAATTTCTTTTTTTTGTACTTCTCTTATCATATATCTATCACTCATATATAATTTTTCACTAAATCGTGGCTCTAAACCTAACAATTCAATTCTTTGTTTGCTTTCTTCCACTTGTTTTTGTGTCGGCTTATATTCTCTTTTAGGAACGGCTACAATTTCAATATCTCTACCAATAGTTTTTGCTAAACAATATGCTTTTTTGTAGTCCATATTTTCAACTAAACTACTACTTATATTATAGTAAAAACTGCCGTTTGTACCTTTTGGCTTAACATAACCATAAGTTTCACTATATAAATAGTATTTTCCCTCGTGTTTTTCTTCTAAATAACCAATAAACACATTATAATATTCTTCCAATACCTCCATAACTCTTGCTTTTTCGTTGTTATATTCTTCTGCTCTATAATAAACTTTACTTTTGTTATCTCTACTTTCCCACTCTAAAACATAGTTATAATTGCCACTCTCTAATTCTGCTCGTGTTATAGGAGTATATGCACTGCTTATTTGCTCTCCTAAACAATAAGAAGTATATTTCATAGTGGCTAAATCGTATAAATAATAGTCCTTGCCGTATTTTTCTTGCATATAATCTCTTGTTTTTAATACTGCATAATTCCACTCATAACAACTATTATTAAGTTGTAGGTTTCCACCACTAATATCTTTTAATAAATAAAACATTTTTTCTTTATAACTCATATCTGCTTTTCCATATTCCCACTTTCCAAATGTTAGTGGTCGTACATTATTACAAGCACTTGTTATAAATATTTTACCCTCTTTTGGCTTTCTTGTTATACATTTTACTTTTTCATAACTCATAATTACATCTCTTTTCTATTTCTTTTTTCTATGGCTCTTTTATGTGCTAATATCTCTTTTTTACTTCTGCCATACATTTTGTTTTCTTGTCTTTTTTTGGCTATTCTATTCCAATTTGCCTTGTTTGATTTCTTTCTTTTTTGTAAAAGTTCTTCATTTATACTATATAATTTTAAATATAATTCCATAGCATACATATCTTTTACATTTTTTGTTTCTGCTATAAAGTTGTTATCAAGTTGTGTTATAGTGTCTTTATTAATATTGTATAAATATAGTTCTATTTCTTGTAAAATTTCCAAATCTTTATTTGATATATACACAACTATTCCTCCTCAATTAAACTATTGTATGTTATACCCTCATAATCAGTAAAAACATTTTTCTCAACTCTGCATTTTGTATCAAAATAATTCTTTTGGTCGTTATAGATTTCCATAACCCTATCATAACCCAATATGTCTATATATTCGTCTGCATAAGGCTTGTTATAGTATTCACTACAAGAATTATAACAAATACTAGTAAATATATCACTTCCGTATATCAAACAACTCATAATCATATCTCGTAGGCTCATTTCCTCATACAACTTTCTTGCACTTGAATTGATATTTTTCCACTCTTTATTTTTTAACATAAGGTTTTTAATTTCCTTTATTTCTTTACTATTCATACATAGTCCTCCTTTGTCTTTACACTTATATTATATCATAAGATTTTCCAAGTAGGGAAGTATTACACTAGTTTTCTTTGCAAATCGTACAAAAAGATGTCGTTATTATTATTTTCTTTTGTTCTTTCATTTCTTGTTGCTTTTGATTGCAAAAGTCTACTATTCAAGTTGTGAAGTCTTAAATATATATTAATGTCCTCTGCATTATTCCATAAATAATTTTCTACTTCTAGCAATAACTCTAATTCCTCATTTGATATATTCATAATTACCTCTCCCAATATTCTCTAATTCTAATGACAACACCCTTTAATTCAGTATGATAATACACCTTTTCGGCTCTTAAATTCTTGATAGTATCATACGACTTAATGCTATTGTTAAATCTCACAAATTCCTTGTTAAATGGTACAATATAATAATCACAAGTAATAATTTTTTCGGTCGTACCCTTTGCTCTTGCTACTCGTTTATTATACTTAAATTCAAGGTATAAATTGCTCGTATCAAATAAATACATAATATTTTTTAATTGTTGCATAAAAAGTCCTCTGCCACAAATGTTATATCTCCGTATTCCTCAAAAATTTCATTATCACTAACTAAATTATCAATATCGGCTAATTCTCCATAACTAACATTTTCGTTTCTTTCAGTATAATATCTCTGCTTTAATTCAATTAATTGTTCTCTTGTTAAATCTTTTACACTCATAATTACACCTCTTAATTTATTTTATCTTTAGTAGTCCAATATTCTATTGAATAACCCATACCATTATCATAATTGATAGCAACTATTGTGTTATCTTCAAATTCTTTTAATTCTTCAAGTATATCTTCAATTTCCCAAGTTCCCTCTGCATTATCAATTAATTGTTGTCTTATTTTTCCAACTTCTCCTAAACATAATCTGCCGTTATCATAAATATTTTGCATAATTACACCACCTTAAATCTTAACATATTGTCGTTATATATTTCCATAGTATAACCACTTCTTAATAAAATCATAAGCATTTTACTATCTATTAGTCCGTGTTCCGTTTCCAAAATATACTCGTTGTTATGGTCTTTATTGATTTTAATAATTTCCCATAATTTTTCTTCACTCATACAACCATTTTGTAAACCAAATAATTTGATAATTTTTTCAGTTTTTAAATCTTCTATTTTCATAATTTTTTTACACCACCTTAATATACAAATTTTATTATATAGTCTTCATTTAAAAAGTCGAAGTATTCTTTTTCTAGTGTTATATCTCCAATTTCAAAATCGCAATCTAAACAAGCAACTTCCCTATAATCTAATTCAGTTTTCCCTTTTTTCCATATAACTATGTTATCATAATAATTGCTAGTGCCACTTGCTATGTCTATTGTTAATACATAGTCTTTATTAATATCTATTGAAAATAAATTAATATTATCGTCTTGTCGTGCATTTAATTCTTTAATTAATTTTTGCATTTTTAAACTATCGTCGTCAAAATTAATGTCTTGTAATAATCTATTAATATAATCAATATATTCTTTATCTGCTTTTACTTCTATCGTTTTCATATTTACACCTCATTAGTCAAAGTTTCTAGTGCTTATTCTTTCTTTGATTTCCATTAATTCTTGTGTGTATTCTTTTTCTTGCCACTCTGCCTTTATCATATCTTTTTGTAGGCTTGTTAATCTTGTTATGTCGTTCTTTTCCTTGTATTGTGTTATATAAGATTTTAAATTATCTTCAAGTATTGTATCAATTAAACCACTCATACAACTTTCATAAGTATATCTTTCCCAAGTTCTGTTATAATACCTAACTTTATGGCTCTCAACTTCGCCCCAAGGTGCAATTAATGTGCTTTTATGTCCCCAAGCGTTGCTAGTTTCCCAAGTTTCATTTACTATATTATATTCATTTCCACTTTTACATTTAATTTTTCTTATTTCCATAATTTTTTCCTCCTCTTTACATATTAATTATATCATAAGTTTTCTAAATTAGGGAAGTAAATTAATTTTTACCCTCCTAACACTCAAAATACATCACTAAATCAACTGCATTTTGAAAATTTTGGCTTTCTAACTCTTTTACAACTTCTTCATAGTCTTTCGGGAACATTTCCTCCATTGTTTCCATACTTGCCAATAATCTGCCGTAAAAACCTTGACTACTTGCCAACTCTCTAATTACATTTAAAATATCTTCCATTTTCATTTTAAATTTCTCCTTTTCTCATTTCATTAAACCCTAGTTCTTGAAATAATTTATCTCTCACTAGTTCATAAATATCGTAGTTAAATCTCGTGTTTACACGGCTTTCCGTTTCATAGATATTATTACAATTATTCAACTCCATTGTTGCATAAAATAGGCTTGTTATATACTCTTCTATTGTAAAGTGCATAAGTCCTTTTTTGTTATTTTCCTCAATTTGTTTTTTCATTTCAGTTATAATTGTTTTTTCTAAATATTCAAGTCCACATAAATCTCCACTTTCAAAATCTTTTTTAAAAGTCTTTAAATCAAAACTCTTATACTTGTTATACATAATTTTCAACTCCTTTACTAGTTTACTTGTCCTAAATAAATCTCCGTTAATGTTTCCTCTAATGTTGCATAATCTCCACAATAATATTTTTCCTCGTTATCTCCATTTTTGAAAAAATCTAAATCTCCATAAATGTCTTTATAAACTCCATAATTATCAATTAAAGTACCACTTATTCTAAACTTTTCAATTAAATAATACTCGTTATCTTTTTCAACTAAAATGTTTCCATTTTCTAACATATCAATTTTCATAAATTAAAATTCCTCTTCCTCTTCTTCTTCCTCTTCTAATTCTCCGTTTTTGTTAAGTCCTAAATCACTATAAATTGTATCTCTTTCAAACCATATAAAATCATTTAATTCAGTATCAGTAGGCGTTTCTCCTAAAAAGTAAATATTCTCCAAGTTTTCCATAAACTCCTCTTCTAAATTAGCATTTACAATATCTTGTAAAGTGTCTATTGCTCCACTCCAACTATTTTCCATTAAATCGTTAAAACTATCAATTTCCTTAATTACTTTCATAAAATCTTTTCTCCTTTTCTTAATATAGTAGTAAAATTTTAAATCTTTTGTTTTAATAGTGTTATATGATTTTCGTGTATGTTGCCTTGTTCTAGGTCTTCTAAAAGTGCATTATGTAAATTTTCTACATATTTTTTAAATGTTGTTATAATCTTGTCCTCGTTGCCTTGTGTCTTTCTAAAAGCAACTTTTTTGCCCTCATATACCAAATATTTATTAGTAGGCTTTACAAGGTATCTATTTTGCCTATTTTCCATTATATAGTTATTTTCTGCCGTTTTTGTTATCTTAAATATAATTTCGAACATATCATTTTCAAAATAACCATTAATTTCTTCTTGCTCATTTTGTGCTAGGTATAGTTGAACCCATAAAACATTATCTCCACTAAAACTATTTTTTGTTATTTTAATTTTGCTATTCTTAAAAATTTCCTCGTAAACTTCCGTTAATTTATTTTCCATAATTTCCACCTCTTCTGTTATGCTAGACTTAAAGTGTCTGCTAGTCTTATTTCTTTATGTTCTTTTCCGTTATAATGTAGTCGTGTTGTTATAACACTGCGTGTTAAATCTCTTTCAATTTCAAATACTAGATTTCCCTTGATAAAATATTCGGTTATATAGTTTAGGTGCATTGTGCCTATGTATCTATTAGTACGGCTCTTGCTTTCCTTATAACCCTTATTTCTTAAACCTTTTCTAACTTGTTTTAATAACTCGTTTACCTCGTGTGTTATAGTTAAATCAAACATAGTTTTCCACCTCTTTTTTTTGTTATATTATTTCCCAACCATTTCTTTTTCACGGCTCGTGTTATGGCGTTTGTTTCCATAAACACGGCTCGTGATTTCTTTCCGTCGTTTTTAAAAACCTAATAATGTGTCATTTCTTTCCATAATATGCTTTTTACAAAGCATATATTCCTCAATTTCTTTCCGTTAAGACTTGTTATTCTTCAGTCAAACCAAATCTAACTTCGTCCAAATCAACCCTAGTAAAGTTAATTTTGTCCCCGTAGTAAAAGTCTTTTAAGATGCCGTATAATTCCAAGTCGCTTAAGTCTTTTAAGTCGTGGGTATTTTTAACAATTCGTGTTATGCCCTCGTAGTTTTCATAGTAGTTATTCAACCATAGCATAACTAACCAAGTGTCCCTATTACACCACCCGTTATAGTCCTCAAATTCTAAATTATATTTTTTTGCATATTCAGTTTTATATTCTTTATTGTTCATAGTTTACACTCTCCAATTCTTTAATATTTCTTTATTTTCAACTTTAAACTTGTAAAATTCAATTCCAATGTTATCAAGCATTTTTTCAAGGTCTTTAGTGTTACAACCTAATTTCTCCAAATTATGTATAGCAATTTTAATATTTACTAACTCATTATCAATATTTTTATTACTATTATAAATGACTTGTAATTCTTTTTTAATCTCGTTTTTATACATTTTTTCCTCTTCTTTCTTTCTCTTTACACCTATATTATAACATAACTTTTTCAAACTAGGGAAGTAAATTTAACTTTTTTCAACTCTCTAGTTGTATTCTTCCCTTTTGTTAATTATATTATACCACCAGTTTTGTGAAGTAGGGAAGTAAATTTCATTACTAGGGAAGTAAATTTCATTACTAGGAAAATAAACTAACCTCGCCCCGTTCTTTTTTAGTAGCCGTGTTATAGGTCGCCCGTTCTTCCTCGGCTCCGGTGTTTTAGGGTAAATCCCCACCGCCCCCATAATAAA